AGGAGAAAAGGTGAGGTCTTGTGCGGTCGCTCACGCTCCGGCCGCCCGTATCCTCTACGGCAGGCTCCATCGCCCCAAGACTTCCCATTTCCTTTGGATTTATATCCCATAGCACGGCAGGAAGGCATCCAAAGGGAAAAGGTGTGGTCATGTCCCGTGAGGCAGGATAGAGCTGTCCACCGCCGCTCGGAGGCATGTATGGCCGGTGCTCAACTGGCCTCGTTGCCGTGGCTTACGGTGGACTCATTCGGCCTTCCTCCGCCATTTCCACCACCTTTTCCCTTTGGATGTTCGTAAATACATGCTAATCAGCATATATTATGTTGATTATGGTATAATTTCTTGACAATGATATTTTTTTTAAGTAGTTTTGTCGAAAACTAATTTTATATGCCGGAACAGAGGAAAGCTTTCGTATTCGCGTTGCCTTACGACACTAGGCTGGATATGATCCAGCAGTTCTTAAGGATATACAACGGCTATCTGGATTCCAAGGGTAGGAGCTTGATTACTGAAAGGACGATAAACTTACTTTCTTTCTACATCAATTACGGATACTCGGATGATACCAGAGCCAAGTACATGGATTGTTATGGACAAAAGGAATCTTATATCGCTGTCCTTAACAATGAGCTAAAGCGTGGCGGTTTTTTAGTAGATAAAAAGAACGGAAATTTCCGTACCCGTGAGCTGTCTATTGAGATGAGAAGCCTACGTAATTATTTTGTTCTTGACGGGGAGGGTGATGACACCCGTGTAATGGGATTCGTATTCAAGAGAAACAAATTGAATATCGATGGATAGGAGTCTTATTTCGTTCGACAGGGATATTGTCGATGAGGTGGTGAGAAGATCTGGAGGGAAGTTTACCAAGCAACAGGTCGAGTGGTGCATGAAAGCATCCGTATCTTATATCCATCATCTCGCCAGATATACTGATAATATATCTATCAGGATCCCGTTTATCGGATACGTTATCTGCAATCTCCGTGAGATGCGTGTAAGACGTGATAAGATACGTCGCATATATGTCAAGGAGGGTAATCGTTATCCAGACGAAAGGATGCCTATTGAGCTTGATTGCCTGGATAAGAAGATAAAGGTGATAGAAGATATGGAGGGATTGAAGAACGGAGATCCCCTTATACGTGACAACCATGAGGCTATGTACCAATGTCGGTATGGTATGACATGGGAACAGTTACAGGATTTTCAACAACAACAATTTAAAAAATAATATGCAAACAATTGGTAAAGCCCAAGTGATAGCCCAAGCTTGGGAAGACAGTTTATTGGGCAGGATTCCTAAGGATGAGAAGGATTATCCGGAGTGGTACAAGAATCGTCTTGATTTATGCAAGAAATGTCCTAAGAACTCTTCTAATATAGCTTTCTTTAAGTTACCAGCTAAGGTATTGCTGCAAAGATTGATGGGAAGACAGGCATGCTCGCTGTGTGGTTGCTTTATCAAGGAAAAGGCTTGGATGAAGACAGAGGTATGCCCGTTGAAGTTCGTGGAAGGAGAGAAAGCCAAATGGAATGCTATGGAGGTGATAACAGCCGATCATAACGATTTTAATATTGAGTGTCCTAACGATTCCTTTGATATAGGACTGACGGATGACGAGAGCGAGTTTTATCTAAATATTTTTGATCAGAAAATAGGTGATAAGATAGAAATCGTGTTATTTATCATCCATAATGATGGTTTCCATGTCAAGGAGCATCATCTCGGATGTGGATGTATGGGAGATGTATCATATAACAAACATCCTGACAATGAAAATAGAATTATATTTAGGATGACGTTAGATACCTCAAAATATACGGAAGGTCATTTTGAGAAACATCTATCTCTTATGGGTTATACTAAGGACGATCCTGAACGTAATTTCAAACATTTCCCGCTACGTATTATAGGGGAAGCTTATAAATAATGCCGTGAGAAATCTCGTAAGAAGCAAGATAGATGACCGTATCCATGCCCTTATTGTCATGGAAGTCGGATGCCGTGAGTTACCTGAATATTCATTGGGTGATATACTTTACTCCGCTTTAAGGAGGATAGCTAGGGCTAATGGTGGTAATGTCCGCTTCTTGCGGGATGTTAGTACCATGGATTTATTGAGGTCTATAGACCAAAGCATCAGTGATGAGATTGAGTTAAACAACAATGATTATAATGCGTAATATGGAAGATAAAGATATAAAAACAGAGATTAGAGATTATCTTAAAGAAGAGGCGGATACTCATATAAGGCATTGGATAGCTATAAAACGTGAGAGCAAGCGTTTGTATAGCGATATTGAGGATAGGACTAAGAAGATAGCCCTTAAATCATCTTCATTGATAAAAGAGGAGGATTTTGTCGTTCTTCATGAGATGACCCATAAGATACAGATGTTGAATATAGAGGCTGTAAAAGTCAATTCTAGGTTGATGTTCATAATCCAGTTGGCTACCAGCTTCGGTATGGATCTGGATTTAGATACGACATATGCGTCCACCGCCAAGAGTATTATAGAAGACAGAACGTCTGGATTCGTGTTTTATGATGACAAGGAACGTCTTAGATATGCTGACAAGGAGCTTGAGGATATGTTCCATGACATGAGCGTGACGGAAGTAAGTAAGATCGGGGTTGTTCAATCTTATAAGCTTCTTATGAAACAGTATAACGAGTTTAAGGATATGAAAGCCAATGCCACAGGGAAGACGAAAGCCGACGAGTAAGGATGTTGATCGGGTTAATGATAATCTTGAGGTCATATCCAAGGCCGTGGATGACGCCAAGACGTATATCGCCAAGCATCCATGGGATAAGGAGAAGCCTGAGGATATGGCTAGGGCGTTCGATTTCATATCCAAGCTGATCGATAAGATCAACGTATGGAATGACTCGTATATGGAGAAGAGTGGGATCATGGATGTATACAGGAGTGTCAGCAATGTCCAGAAGAAGGAACGTAAGGGACAGGTTTCCGGTGGTATAGAATCCGTATTAAAAAATATGCGATCATGAGTTTAAGCACGAGTCCAGAATTTTATGTAAACATGAAGAATCCTCCAGTGTGGAACGATTTGTTTGGCTGGGAGGATCAAGATGATGATGTTAAGCAGTTCTTCACGGAGGAGGCTTATAAGGTCAAGAACGGGGTGACTATCAACGGTACGTTCATCCCGCCATGGCTTTATTGGCATGTTAATTTCTTTCCCGTATTTCAAGATCTTCCAAATGGGGAGCGTGTTCCTGCTATCAGCCGGTTACGTGATAATGAATGGTTTTTCGCTGAGATGTACCAACGTGCCCGTCAGGAGAAGAAAGGGCTGGGGATGTTCGGTACCCGTCGTTTTGGAAAGGCCCTTCTGGACTCGGAACTTATATACACTCCTTATGGTTCCAAGAAAATAGGATTCGCCGACATAGGAGATATCATATACGGTGATGACGGGAATCTTACTACCATAGTGGGCGTATATCCTCAGGGATTCGTTGATACGTACAAAGTGACCTTTGAGGACGGTCGCAGCGTGGTGTGTTGCGGGCAGCACCAGTGGAAGGTCAAGTATCATGGTGATTATAAAGTCATGAGTACTATGGGTATTATCCACTCTGACTCCCAGAAGATGACCATAGACATAGGGGAGGCCGTGGATTTCCCCGAGCGGCGGTGGCTGATGTCGCCCCAGCTCCTTGGGTCTCTGACCGCCTCTTTCCTTTGTGGATCTACCGACAGGATCTTCGAGTTAAGCAATAAGGAGATGGATGATATTATTTATTCATCCAAAAAACAAAAGGAGTTGTTCATAAGCTCATTTATGAAGATAGCTTGCGGTATAAGTACCGGTGACGATCGTTTTAAGGTCGTTTACAAAAGTGAGTATATTATATCCTTCGTAAGAAGAATATTCTGGTCTATGGGATATTATTGCGTCATGGATGGTGATGATATGTATATATCCAAGACCCATAATAGGCTTAGGATATCCGATATAGATTATTACGGGAAGTATAAAGCTACTTGTATTGAGGTCGATAATAAGTCCCATCAGTTCCTTACCACTAATTTTGTCGTATCCCATAATACGACTATCATGTCATCGCTTCTTCAGATGAACGCTACCATGACGATCGGGCTTAGTCATTCCGTGGTAGGTTTCAGCGATAGCGATTTATCTAATATAGGTGAGTATTGTGAGTATGGGCTTGATCATGTGCATCCTTTTTTCAGAATTAACAGGACCAAGACCGATTGGAGTTCTGGTGTCACCTTAGGCAAGCGTATGTCCAACGGGGTTCGTGATGTTCATGCCATAATATCCATAGCCAATATCAACATGGGTAGGAAGACATCCACGCAGAAGACTGCCGGTCTGACCCCAGCCACGGCTATTTTCGACGAGGTAGGTAAGGGCCCTATCAAGAAACCGTACACGGCCGCCATGCCGTCCTACGACACTCCTTATGGCTGGCGTCTCAGTCCGATCTTGGCTGGTACCGGTGGTGAGGTGGAATTATCCAAGGACGCTCAGGAGATGTTCTCTGATCCTGATACATACAATCTTCTGGTCATGGACTGGGATATTTTAAATCGGAGAGCCATGAAAGGAAAAACATGGAAAGAACGGAAATGGGCGATGTTTGTCCCCGGTCAGATGGCTAACTCCGGTGTCAAGAGAACTATAGGTCTGGGTGATTATTTAGGGAAATCTGATGATAAGAAACTTAATAAGATTAAGATCGACGCTACTGATTTTGAAGCTAGTACCAATAAGCTTAACGAGGAACGGAAGAAACTATCTACAAAAGATAGGGTTGCGTACACTTCTCATACTATGTTCTATCCATTTACGATCGATGACTGTTTTTTAAGCTCATCCCAGAACCTATTTCCGGTCGAGTACGCTATCAAGCATAAGAATGATCTTCTTGAGTCGGGGCAATATAGCGGTATGCTGTGTGATGTCTTTCTTGAGTCAGGTAATAAACTGGGGACTACTAAATCGAATAAGCAACTGGCTGGATTCCCGTTTAGCGGCGGTGTTATTGACGCTCCTGTCCAGATATTCGAGATGCCTCAATCCAATAGGTTTGATGATTTTATTTATGTCGCAGGATGTATGCCTCCCGGAGAAAGGGTGTTGACCCCTGATGGATATAAGAATGTAGAGGATGTTGACTATGATGATTTCTTGGTTAATAATGAAGGGGATAATGTTAGGATACGCAAGAGACTTGTCAGAAATATGGTCGAAGAGGATCTTTATTCGATAAAGATGTATAATGGCGTAAGAATAAATAGATTTACTTCTGATCATCCTATTTTTGTTTCTGATCATAAGACCGTAGGGAGAAGGGTTAGGGAAGATTTATTCAAGTTTGATTACATACCTGTCAAGGATATAAAAGAGGGACAGTGGACAAGGATCCCAAATATGTATGCCGAAGAAAGGATGGATATTCCGGGATTTAGGGATTATATGCTTTCTGATGATTTTTGGTGGTTTGTCGGGATGTGGCTAGGGAATGGATGGATTGATAAGCAGTGTCGTGTACAGATGGCTATTTGTTTTGACTATCCAGAAGAGAGGGATAGGTATTACAAGGTTATAGATAATCTTTTTGGTATTAAGCCTTCGGAGAGATGCAGGAAGGGTAATTGGGAATTAAATTTTAAGCATGTTTATCTAAGCGAGTGGCTTGTTAATAATTTTGGTAAATATTGTTATGGTAAATATATTCCTGAATTTGCTAAATACCTCCCGTTTAGCATGAAGGTTAGTTTAATTCATGGATATCTGGATACGGATGGATCTATCTATAATGATTTTCGCAATTATTCGGGCATGGATTTCGTAAGTGTCAGTATGGATCTTCTTGAGGGTATACAGGATATATTGTTATCTCTTGGAGTAGTTGGAGGTATATCCATAATGAAAAAAAATAGGGCTGAATATATAGATGGCAATAAGGTTAAATCTCAAAGATCATGTTATCATTTAAGGATAGGCCATAACTATACTGTGTATTTCAGGAAGTTGGTTGAGACATTAACTCCTGATTATATATCTAAATTGTCTAAAGTATGTATGGATACCAGCACAAGAAAAAGTCCTTCCACAGGTATATTTATTAGTAATGATAATAAGTATATATATGTCAGGATATCATCTATAACTAAAGAAAAGTATACCGGTCCTGTGTATAATTTTGAATGTGATACGAATAATTATTTATTAAGGAATATATCTGTTCACAATTGCGACCCTTATAAACAGGCCAAGTCTGATACCCCTTCATTAGGTGCTTTTTATGTATTCAAGAGGCGTGTTGGTATCCGAGATCCTTATGCCTATAGAATAGTGGCTTCATACGTATCCCGCCCATCATCCATAGATCAGTTTTGTCGTACGTGCGAGGTACTTCAGAAAGGATATGGTGCTATATGTCTTATGGAGAACGCTGACCAGATGTATGAACAGTACCTTAACCGGAAGAGTGGTATGCCTGCTTCTTTTTTCTTATTCGCTGGTGAGGCAATAGCCAATAAGTACGTGAAGGCCGGCTCCCGGCAGAACAGCAAGCTGGGGCTATACCCTACCCCCGGCAACCAGAACCTGCTCTTCTCGTGCGTGGTGGATTATTGCTGGCAGGATTTCGTTATCGGTTATGATGATCAGACTGGTCTTGATATAACGGTTAAAGGTATTGAGTTGATTGATGATATAGCCCTACTGGATGAGATAATACAGTACAAGCCCGGATTGAACGTCGATAGGATAATAGCGTTCGGGCATGCGTTGGTTCTCGCCAGATATTTTGACGATAACAATTACATGCCTAAATCGAAGATCGAGGAGATGAATAATGCCCGCAAGGAAGACGCTTATAAACACCATGAGGTATATGCATCTGCATTTGGATCGGTATCTATAGGAGCTTTTAGGTAAATGAATGTCAATTAAACGCCTATCTTTGTTGTAAATAAAATTGAATAATCATGGAAGTGTTTAATAGAGATCATTCGTTTCCAGCAAAAGGAGCGTTATTAGGATTACCTCCTCAGGCTATTTCCACGAAGAAAAAGAACAGGAAATGGAAGGAGGATTGTATGGATGCTCTTGAGACGATAGGGTTGAAACAGTATGATCGTAACCAGATGTACCGTGACTATTATCTGATGGCGGATGGTAAGTTATCTTTTATGGAGATGGCGGATGTTATCCCTCAGTTAAGGGACGTGCAGAAGTTAAGGAGCGATATAAGGATACCTTCTTTCTTGAAGCATTATGATATAATAGGTGGTATCGTAAATGCCTTTGAGGGATGGCTGACAAACCTACAGGATAAGTATACGGTTAACGAGGTAGGGGATATGGCTATAAGTGAGTATGAGGATACGATGTCAAACTTACTTCATCGTCATATACAAGAACAGTGGGATATTATCGTTAATCAGCGTCTTGTGGAGGCCGGTCTTGATCCTACATACAATGAGTTTAATTCCGAGGAGGAACGTCAGGCTTATGTTCAGCAAATCCAACAGGCCAAGGCGTCTATGACCCCTGATGATATCCAGAGGTTCATGAGTACAAGATGGAAGACGCAGGCGGCGGTATGGGGGGATCATACGATCGAGGCTGACCGTAGCCGGTTTTATATGGATGAGCTTGACAGGGAGAATTTCCGGGATCGTCTTCTTAGCGGAAAGATGTTCCGGAATCATTTCGTTGGCTTCGACTACTATCGTCCGGAGGTATGGAGTCCGAGGGAGGTTTTCCATCCTGATGTGAAATACCCGCAATATGGGTCTTATGTGGGTCGTCTTCATTATTACGAGGGTGTTGAGTTGATATCAAAATACGGTCATAAGATGACGGCAAAGGACAAGCGTCGTATTATGGGCGGTGACGATGATTATGAGGGATGGGTATCTAATGACGGTACTAGGTATGACTGGAAGAAAAAGAAGCCGTCTATTACCGGTATGTATGAGAATGAGGTTATTCCATGGAAAGGATACCATGACTATGAGTCTATAGTTGCCGCTGAGGACTATTATGGTGTTCCGATGGGCGAGTACCACACCTTCGGGCCGGACGGGGAGGAACACACCCAGCCCCGCTTCTTGCCCCGCTTCCATCCCTTTGGATATTTCAACTCCGGAATGGCCGATGGCAAGAGATATGAGATAGACTCTCGCCTTTTTAGGGTAATGGAAGGATATTGGGTATCCATGAAACCGGTATTCTTAATAACTTACATGACGGAGACCGGGATGGTGGATCAGGAGCTTGTTACCGATGAGCTTCTCCCGGAGTTCTTGGAGAAGAACGGGATAAAGAAGGTGAAGAGGGTGATGGCAGAAGCCGTTGGTGATCCTGAGGTGAACACCTACATCTTGGAGTATGTTCCTGAGGTTAGGTTTGGAGTTAAGATCACCGGAGGTAATTTAATGGATAAGCCTATATATATTGGTGGGGATCCAATACCTCATCAGATACATGGTGACAGCAGTCTGTATGATTATGTCATTCCGGTTTCGGGATTTATAGGGGCCAGTCTCGCTGATCGCATACAACCGTTCCAGATGATGTATAACCTTGCTATGAATCAGCTATACAATAACGCCGAGAAGGAGATCGGTAAGTTTTTCTTAGGTGACTTGGGATTCCTGCCTACTGAATATAAGGATATGATGGACAAGAAGGGCGCTTTGGCTACCTTCATGCAGATCGTGAAGTCCGTCTCGTTTATGGGCGTAGGTGGTAACGATACGAACAATCCTTACCAGAACCCACAGATGAGTAGCATATATAACCAGTTCGGTGTATATGATCTTACTAATACGGATCAGATAAGATCCCGTATGGAAATGGCTTCTTACGCCTATATGATGGCTTATAGGATGATAGGTATATCTGAGCAGGCTATGGGTCAGTCAACTAGATACGAGAGTTCTACGGGCGTAAAACAGGGAGTTAACGCTACTATGCTACAGACTCAGACTTACTTTAATGATTTCGATGACTTCAAGAAACGGACATTGGATATTCATCTAGCCGTGGCTCAAGTATGTCAGAAGGAAGGATACGATTGGACCGTGATGTACAGAAACAGCGATCTTTCCTTGGCTTACATCAGTCTTACGGATAATAGCTTGTCGTTACGTCATCTTAATGTTATGGCTGTCTCTAATTCCAAGAAACGTCTGGAATTGGAGAATTTGAAACAATATATATTACAGACAAATACGTTAGGTAATGACTTACTTGATATCACTAGGATGATGAGCGCCAACTCAACGGCTGAGATGAATCAGATCGGAAGGGATGCTAGATCTTACGCCGATCGTGTAAGGCAAGAAGAATACCAGAATCAACAGCGACTTGTCCAGCAGCAAGCCGAGGCCGAGCAACAGGCACGTAATGATGAGCATGAGAAGGATAAGGAGCTGGCTTATATCAAGGGCAACTTCGACTTAAGGGGTAAGAGCATAATGGCCGCCGGTCAAGCGGCTAGGACCGAGAACAACTCTGAAGGCATGGATTATGTCGAGGCTATGGCTGATAGGGCTTTAAGGGAAAGAGATCTTGATATCAAGGAAGAGGAGATGAGAACCAGACAGGCTAACGCCGAGGCTGAGCGAAGATCTCGTGAGGAGATAGAGAAAAGAAAGTTGGAATTAAAAGAAAAGGAGATAGACGCTAGAAACAAACGTTCTGATACAGATAGGTTTACGTCAATAATAAACAAGAATTGATTACAAGTTTTGTAAATATTTTTACAAAATCTGTAATCATTTTGGCGTAAAATTCTGTCATATACTATAATGGGTTTGATTTAATTGGTAATTGGATTAATAATACTTTTGTAAAAAGCAAAAAAGGAAATTGTATGAATGACATGGGTGATTTCGCTAAGGGTTTTAAGACCATGAGTGTCGAGGAACTTTTTTACCGTGGTGACGGTGATGGCGATAAGAATAATATCGAGGGTAAATATGATAAGGATGGTAATCCTATAGGTGATACCAAGGAAGAGCCTGCCGACGGCGGAGCGGCTGACGGTGGCGGGGATAAGGGCGGCGACGCTACCAACCCAGACCCGGATTCCTTTGGCGAAGGCGGTACTGATAATAATAACGTGGTATCAGGTTTTAACGGGAAATCTTTCTTGGAGAAGATGGCCGCCAGAGGTATCATCGACAGTATCGATAACCTTGATATTATGGTAGATGATAAGCCAGTCGATCTTTCTACTATCACAAAAGAAGATGATCTACTTGATATAGTGGAGGGATTGATCAAGGATAAGGCCGATGAGTTGTTGAAGGATAAGGTTGATACCGGTTCTATGTCTGACTTCATGAAGAAGATGATAGAGGTGGATAAGGCTGGAGGTAACGTAGGTCAGCTTCTAAACCAATATCAGAACATTCAGGCGCCGTTGGACAACCTTGATATGAGCAACAAGAATGATCAGCTTGCGGTCATCCAGCATTATTATAAGATGTTGGGTATGCCGGAAGACGAGATAAAGGATAATATGGAGATGATGATTGGTAAGGGCGATGAGTTCATTGAGTCCAAGGCCAATAAGTTCCATGATATTCTGAAAAAGGAGATGGATAACCTTATCGAGGAGGAGAAGAAAAAATCCGAGAAAAGGAAACAGGAGTTGATTGAGCAGATGAAGATCTATAAGAAAGGTCTTAAGACGTCTATAAGCTCAGGGTTCCAGTTGACTGACACGATGATAGGTAAGGCTGTCGATTTCGTTACCAAGCCGATAGACAATCAAGGTCATACGGCTATAGATAAAGCTTATTCGGAGGCTATCAAGAATCCGGACATGGCCGCTGATCTGGCTTTGTTCTTGATGAATAAGGACGAGTTCCTTAAACAGAAGACTAACAAGGCTAAGATGGAGGTCAATAAGAAGACCATCACTCTTCTTTCTGGCAATAAGGGAGGAAAGCAAAATAAGAATAATATCGATAATGATACTATAGAGGCTAACTTCCTTGATCTGAGTGGATCAAAGAGTGTATAACATTAAAAGATAGATAATTATGAATCCTTTTTTAACAAAAAGTTTTCCGGCTACCGTGAATGGCGATAACGTTATTGCCTTCACCGATGCCAAGAATTATAAGACTTCGCTCGTAGAGTATAACTTAGGCTCATTGGCGAGCTGGTATTACGAGGATCCGGACAAGAATCATTTGGGTCTGTTGAACTTGTTCTCTAATATCGCCAACTACCCTGTTCCGATGTATATGGGTATGATTAATAACGGTGCTACGATTTCCGTTAACGGTATCGGTGCTTCTTTCCGTTATGATCTTCCCGTTACAAAGACATTCGCTGTAGTTACGGCGGAGGATACTTCGACTCATCATCTGAAACCGGGTATTGATGGAAGTTTGTTTGATATCGTTTTGAATACATCTGAGTTTACGGCTTATGATGTTATTACCTACGATGCCGCTAACGGCTGTAATATCCTTATATCTGGTGAGATCCCTTCAAAAACAGAAGGTGATTTGACGCGTTATTGGGGTCGTGTTATCGGCGGAAAGGCCAAATACTTCCCTAAAGAGAAATTACGTCCGGGTATCCGTTACTGGAAGATCGGTCATGCTCTTGGTGAGTACAGTACCCAGTTCTCTAAGGTATCTGGAGCTGACAAGGCCGGTTCCATGACTTGTGAGTTCCGTTTAGGAAACCACCGTGGTGTTGAGGGTGAGACCACTATGTATGCTGGTATGAAGTCCATGCAGGCCGCCCAGAATAGCACTTCAGAGTTCGTGGAGACCGCCCTTCGTCGTATGAATGCCATGAGAAGCGAGTATGAGGGTAATATTCCTGATTTGGCTATTATCGGCAAGACTGTTAATGGTAGACTTGATTTACGTACGGCTAAGGTAGCGTCCACGCTGGAGGTATTCTGTATGGCTGAGTTGGTTAAGCTGGAAGCTAGACAGTTAACGTGGCAAGAAGGTGGTATTATCATGGATCAAAATGGTCCTATCCATTTGAATGAAGGTATCTATCGTCAGCTTCGCCGTGGTTATACTATCTACTATAGTCGTCCGATGGGTATTACTAAGGATACTCTTATGGCTGCTGCCGCTTATATTTTCCGTGGTCGTCAAGATCCTCCTATTACGGAGCGTAAGATTAAGTTCAAGGTAGGAGCTATGGCTATGGTCAACTTAGAGAAGTTGATTAGAGAGGCTTTCTTTACTACGTTGGGTAATTTGAGCTGGGGTATGGGTAGTGACCGTATGTTGCCTTCTAATCCTATCTCTGGTACTAATGATGCTATGATCTTAGGTCCGGTACAGGTTAAGGGCGCTTTTCTTCCCGGCATCGGAAATGTAGAGTTCGAGCACGATCCTTCTTTGGATTACGCTGACATGACAGATCGTAGCGAGTTAGTGAATGGCATGTATCCTAGATCCTCTTATTCTTGTATTATTGAGAATATCACTGACGCTGGATCGACTAACGCATATTCCGCTATTCCTAATACGGCTAACGCTAAGTTAGGTAATATGAATAACAACGTATTTTATATCAAGCCAGAAGGCGTAAGCATGTGGTGGGGTTATGAGTACGGTCGTTGGGCGCACAAAGCCAACGGAAATGAGATCGTATCATCCTTGCCGGGCATGAAAGAGCAATTCTGGTGTCACTCAGCTTCCGCGGCTTGGGTTATGGATAACAGCAAGTTCTTGATCATCGAGCTTCAACCGAACTACTTCGGCTAAGTTTTTTTTCATATGTAATTTGGTTTTTAGAGGGGAGGATATTCCTCTCCTCTTTTTTTAGGAAAGTAACGCAAAAATAAGGAAATGAAAGAGATTTTAAAATCAAAGAAGGTATTGGTCGAGGTAAACGGCTTCAATATCATGTCAGATACCTTGTATGAGGTAGTAGGTAAGCACGACGGAAGCGCTCCGCAGGCCTTCCAAGACGCCAATATAGCCAAGGCTCCGTTCCCGGAGAATGCTACTCACGTATGTTGCCCGTGGGATGATTTCTCAAAAGCCTATAATACGGGTTTTTATCCAAGATCAAGATGTTATAATGGTATGGATAAAGATGAGGTTGATAGGTTGGTTAATCAACGTGTCAATAATATAATGAAGCCTTTTGAGGATATATCTCAGAAGGATCTTTCCCAGACTAATCTAGAGTTTTGGGATGACGCTAAGGATAAGATATTCATGGGTAAGGTTTATAACACGGCTAATACCGTTGAGTTATTTTATTTATATCTGGCTGTATTTTCTGGCATGTTGACTCCTCAGGAAATGGATGGTGATCCTATTTTCATGAACTCCATGTTCTGTTTCATCGAGAAAGATAACGCTAAGGATTTCGTTCAGCAGCGTGAGATCAATAAGATGAATATCAGCTATAAGTTCATCAACGCCCTTAAGAAAGGTGATAAGGAACGCCAGGCTGTCATTGACCTTCTTCTGTACATCGGCATCGTGACCCGTCCTGATTTCACGGAGGATGATTATTACACCGGATCACTATCAAACTGGATGAACGAGAAGAAGACCAACATCGATTATCTGCTTGATATCTGGGATCGGTCATTGGAGGGCGATTTCAAGGAAGTTCTTGAGTTCTATCGTATCATAAACGTCCTTCAACGTAACGGTCGTATTAACATGACTCCATCCGGCTTGCAATATAATGGTCAGATCATAGGCCCTGACACCCGTACGTCCGCCGAGTTTTTGGCTACCAAGAAAGATCTTATCAGTGTAAAGGCTAATGTCTTGGATGAGTACGAGGAACTTATGTCTATTTCTAATATAGACGATAAGACCAAGAAGGTTAAGGGTGGCAAGAAGAAGGAAGACGTAGATGAAGGTGATAAGGTTAATACGGAGGAATAACGATGACGATCCAAGAAGCGTATCTAAGGTCTTTGCAGAAGAACGAGCAGAATCTCGCCAATGGCGGGATTAAGCTTGATCCCGGGAGGTTCGTGCTTTTGTTCAACGAGGCTCAGGACAGGTTGATAAGATACTATCTTAATAGGAAGGATGATGAGACCATCCGATCTATACAAACTCTTCTGGTATACTGGAAATCGCTTAAGGAGGTTAGTCATATTGATGATCCCGAATCGACATCATTCGGTCTTCCTGATGATTATTTATGGTTCTCAAATATAAAAGGAGCGTTTTCTTATAAAGGATGTGAGGTTGGAGATTTTGTCATGTGGGAGGCTAAGAACGAGAATGTTCATGAGCTTCTTGGGGATGATAACAATAGGCCTTCTTTTGACTATCGGGAAACGTTCTACACCATAGGTGACGGGAAGGTCGTGGTGTATGAGGACGGCTTTCGTACAGACGAGGTCAGGATGACCTACTACCGGAATCCGGTACGGGTGGATCTGGCCGGGTATATCAACGCCGCCGGTGAGCGGTCCACGGACATCGACCCTGAGCTGCCCGATCCTTTGGTGGAGGAGATTTTGGATATGGTCGCCAAGCAATTCAACCTTAACGAGAATGAGTTGCAGAGGTATCGGTTTGATAAGGATAATGTGGCTTCCTTTAAATAAACACCATTAGTTTGATCATTAAGCCTACTCGGGAACGGGTAGGCTTTTTGTTTTACATAAAATGTAAACATCATATTATGTCGTATACTCACGACCTCATTTTATTGCGGTGATGTTGTTTATGATTATGTTTGCGTTAGGTAAATGATTTTTGAACTAAAAAGTTGATAATATGTTGCACAGACCGCAAGACCGGGTACTTTTCGTACCCCCGCACGCTAAGATGGTGGATGTTGATTCCATCTTATTAAAGGAAGGACAGATCGGTATTTACGATACTAAAGATACTTCCGAGAACGGTTGTAAGGCCGTGATTGATTTTACCGGTAAGCCTCGTAATGACAAGCGTTATGAGATCCGTATCGGTCGTAATGAACAAGCGGCTTCCCGTTCTATATATGACAAGGATTTTTCCACGCCTCTGTTCTCGTTGAATGAGATCACCGAGATTTACGCTTCTTGGCCGAAGAAGGATCACGCTTATGTCGATGACGTTATCTTAGGATACAATGGTGTCTCTGACGACACGGCTTTCTCCGTTTCCAAGGGCGACCGTATCGTTATCCGCTTGATTCTCGCCGGCAGGGCTTTCGAGCTTCTTGGCTATGAGGAAGGTCGTGTAGAGATCAATGACGCTATCCTTTTGGATGATTGTGATAATACGCCAAATCAATGCGAGGAGTGTGATCCTTGCGAGGAGGTTGATTTGTTGCCCGCCGTATTGAAGTGTATTGAGCGGATGAAGAACCAGCCTATCGCTGGTGGTGGTAAGGTGTCCGATTATATTGATATCACTCCGGTCACAAGATGTACTAACGAGGCTACTGAGCCTGATACGGAGGATGTCAATTTCTATTGCATGGAGGTATGCGATACTGGTGATGATCTGGCATTGGCTGAGGTTCGTGCCCAATATCCAGGATTGAAGATCGTACGTGAGACTATCGAGGGTAGCATGTCACGTTATAAGGTGATGAAGAAAGGCACTAAACCGGCTGATTATACTCAACGTCTTATCTCTATCATGAAAGGATGTACGGATTGTCCTCCTAACTATACCGAGGTTAAGGGTGGTTATCTGTATTCTATCTCCTTGGAGGATGACGGTGTCGATATGTCTACTACGGTGGAGTCATTGCCTAACGTTGTAGCCGATACGGTTAATAAGATGAGTCAGATCAAGGGATCAGGTTTGTATATTGCCGCTACTTCCAAGAAATTGACGGATGAGGAGATCTCTACTTTCGTGGAGGCCAATCCTACGGCTATTATCTACTATGTGGCTAAGACATCCGATATGTGTGAGAATCCTACGGTTCGTACCGCTTCTTGGTCAGCTTGTGGTTCTTGTAAGGTATCCACCGAGAAGTATTATATCACGATCCCGGATGATGAGTGCGGAAACAGTGCGTTGGAGGAAATCAAACAGGCTTTCCCGGAACTGGAGATCACTGACTACGGTACTCCTGCGGCTTGCCAGCATAGCTTCCAGACAACGGTATATACTAACATGTTGTGTGATGAGTGCGACAAGGTGTTCGAGGGATTCTTCACCAGCGAGGCTCCGGCGTCCTACCGCAACCGTATGTGGAAGAAATTGGAGTCGGCTCAGGAACTTGGTACTAACTGCAAGTGCGGTATCCGTTTCCGTGGTAAGGAAATGTTATTATCTCCGTCAGAGTGCTTGATGGATAAAATGACTTATGTAGAGGATAGCGTTGAGATCGTTGGCGCTAGCGGCGGTTATCCTGATTCTCTTGACGAGGGGTCTCCTATCTGGTGGGATCAACTTCACTTCGAGAGACTGTCTAGCAAAGCACCACGTACTCATGTCGGCGGTAATATGATGGATGACGAGTTGAAGGGTTACGCTCATTTCAACGGTTTCCCGAAACATCAGGATCTCATGGGACGGACATTCATGAACGAATACAGCCGTGTTGAACAAACAGCCCAATACGTGGACTTCCAGATCACGATTAATCCTCATAGATACGCTCAGGGATTCGGAAAAGTTATCGCCGATGATCCGGTTAATCTGATCTTACGTGTACGCTATGGCGCTCATGAGGGTGTTCAGGAGATGATTAACATGATCGGTGCTGCCGCTGGTCTTGGTCCGGCCATCGTAACTGAGCCGAAATAAAGAACCTTTTTTGCGTTCATATATTTCCTAAAGGGAAGAGATTCAATCCTCTTCCCTTTTTTGTTATCTTTGAGGCAGTAGAATTAAAATATGATATTATGTCTGCGATAAATGAGTATTTAAAGAGACTGGCTTCTATATTCGGAAGCATGGGTTTCTCCGTTCCGCCAGATGACTTCTCAGGTGTTGTCATAGACGGAAAGACGTATCCGGTCATGATGAGGAATGACGGGTGTTACGTGTACTTCGATGATAAAGGAGTAAAGAGACTTGTAAGTGAGGTTCCTAAAAAGGACTATCAGTTCATTAACATCAAGGACGCCCGTGTGTCGATCGTCAACCAATGTTATCGTACTCCGGGAGGTCAGGTAGAGGCTCGTATCCATACCTATATGAATAATAAGGGTGAGATATTGGCCGAGAAGATATTTATCATCAACTCTTCAGATGTTGATACGCCTATTGGTACGGAATTGGATAAGATTCCTGCCGAGTGGGTAGCTATAGATTGTAGCATAGCGGAGATGACCGATCGGGAGTTGATATTCGTAAGTAAATGTTACGCCACGGAAGGGGGCAAGGTCCAGATCGAGGGCGTTGAGTCAGTAGACCCCCGCCTGAACCCGGAGGTATCCCATTATGAGGTGGTGAATACGACTGACGATAGCAATCCTATCGGTACGGAGTATGATAAGATACCCGATACATGGAGTCGTATAGTATGTGATTTCCCGGACATGACCCAAAGGGAGATAATACCGGTGCTTAAATGCTTTGATACCGGAACCGGAAGGGTGCAGATAGAGGGATATAAGATATTTGATTACGAGATGGGTACCAGAAAGGAATGGTATCGCGTCAAGCAAAGTACCGATCCTGAGAATCCGGTAGGTAAGTTTATCCCCAGCATAAGCGATGACTGGGTTGAGGTCGTTTGTGACTTCACGGATATGGAGGACCGGGATATTGAGGTAACTGTAGAATGTTATAAGACACCGGCCGGTAAGGTGAAGCTGGAGGTTCTCACGTCATGGGACGGGAATATAGGAGTTAGGGATAAGAACTATAAAGTCATGGAGACTACCGACCCGTCACAACCTGAGGGCGCCAGCTTCAGTTCCTTGCCAGATACGTGGGTAAGGACTGTCTGTGATTTCGACGATATGGAGGAGCGTGACATCAGGTCTTATGTCGAGTGTTATGACGGAGGCAATGGCAATGTCAAGCTTCGTAGGTTGGTTTCTTATGACTCCAAGATAAAGGCAAGATACGTCCGCTTCGAGGTGCTTGAATCGGATGACGCCGGCTTCGTTCCTGGGGCCGAACTGGCTACCCTCCCGGACGGATTCTCTTTGGTGTCTTGTGATTTCACGGATATGGAAGATAGGATGCCTATTGATATCGAGGAGTGTTACAAGACATCAGCCGGAAGCGTGCGTATGAGACATGTGGTGTCTTATGACGGTGATCTTGGGAAAAGAAACCAGTTCTGGGAGATTGTGGACTCGTCTGATAATAAGTATGGGCTAGGAAATAGGATAAATAATATCCCTGCGGATTTTATCCGTGAAAGGTGTGCTCTAGAAAGGTTGGATGATCGTATTACCAGAAATGCGGTAGAATGTTACTCGACACCTGGAGGATCGGTAAGGATTAAATCCACTTACATTATCAACCCTTTAAATCATATTAGGTCGTATAATCATCATGTATTGAGTTCTACAGATAATGATATCCATGTTGGTACTCAATATGCCTCTTTGCCATCTAATTTCGCCCGTATCGAGTGCGAGGAGCCGGATTATATGGATCGACTTATCGATACCACTGAGACTTGTTATGATACCGGAAAGGGTACGGTGAAGATCAGGAGACAGGAGTCGTTGAACGGAAATCTGGATGTAAAGACTTTCGACTATAAGATCGTTGAGTCTACCGACCCCGATCATCCTATCAATACTACCCCTACGCAGACGGTTATTAACGGCTGGACGGTTATCAGTTGTGATCTTAATATCATGGACGTGGATGATTGTTATGAGATCGGTGGTCATAAGATACATTTGAAGGGATTCAGGACAGTCAATCCGGCATTGCAGGATATTAAGTCTATATTGTATGTCGTGTACTCTGATCATCCTGATTATAATGTAGGTGATGAGCTTACCTCCATACCTGATGGAGCTAAGGTAACGATCTGCGATTACGCGGATAAGAGCCAAAGACATATGGTTCCGGTGCGAGAGTGCTATGAGGTGGCCGATGGCCGGTTCTATGTGGAGGGGAGCCGGTTGATTGATAACAATATGGTCGTAGAGCGGACGTCGTTGATGGTGATGGAGTCATCCTCTACTACCTACCCGGTGGGGACTACGCTGACCGCCATTCCTGTTGGCGCTACTATCGTGGCTTGTTTATGTCAAACCTGTTAATCTGAACGGCTATGGTTAAAGTATGTAATGATTATTTTATGATTGACGCCTTAGCTGGAGGTCAGGTCGTAAGAAAAAGGAAATATCGTCGTGAGAATACGATGATAGGATATAAGTGGTATGATTATAATGGGGTCGAGGTAACTGACCCCATTGAGATATCACGTCTTGACGGATTGGCTACTAAGCATCAACGTGTTGATGAGGCTTATGATGATCATGCCATTTTCATGTCGTCAACCAATTACGTTAACAGCGTTTCCGGTATACCTATGGATAAGCATATGGTTGTCGTTGAATGGAGGCCGGATAGCGAGCAGGGCTTTGTAACCATGGCTCATGATGAGGGTCTTGATGGGGACAGCTATTATATAGTTGTTATCAATGCCGGAGATAAGCAGGCTACGATCTACACCCCCGTGGACCCTGAGGATCCAAAGGATGGGACTTCCCGTGCGGTTGATGGCGATAACGTTTCCGTTGGCGGATCATATGTCTCTATATCCCCCAAGCAAGTAGAGAGGATAAGGGCTACTTTCCGTGATGGTAAATGGTATTATGAGTTAGTCACAAAAACATATCCTAGTAATACTGGAGGCATTAAGATCGGGGATGTTGATTTTGTGACGTTCAGATATTTATGGGAATCAAGTTCCGGAAGGGACTTGGACACGATGACGGAAGCCCTTAATTCTAATGTTCCCACCATAGATAATCTTGCTGTAGGTTGGTCTGGTCCCGGAAATGGAGATAGCTCTGTTAGAGAAGTTCTTAAATGGGGTGGTGATAATACCGGTTCTGGTAAGGAATGTGTTTGGATGTCGGTGAAGGATTTAAGGGCTAAATATTATGATATCCTACCTGAAGAGACGTATTTCATGGCCTACGCTACATGGTTTGGATCTAAAGGTACGGGTAAATGTTCTTTTGAACTTGTTGGATACAAGGGAGGTACGATGAGCCAAGACGGATATAATTTCATCAATACCGGTGGATCTGTGGTGTATCAAAATACGTATGATTTTGTTTGTCATACCAGTAAGGGTTCATCTACGTATAAGACATCCTACGAGAAGGTGGCTCGTGTTACCTACAATAAGCTCACTAACGAGGTTTATATGTCCATCGGTGACGCTATAGATCAGGAGGATAATTATGATAAGTTAGAGCGAGAGATCAATAATATAAAGGAAAGACTTAGCGATGTCGAGAGCGAGTTGGCTGTCGTAAGACGTATAGCTGAGGGCAAGAACGCGGCGTATATCTTTGATACGGTCGATGCCATGAATGAGTGGCTGGCGGTTCCGGAGAACACGGCTAAGCTCCGTGTGGGGGACAGCTTCTGGATCAGGGAGCAGGAGGTACCTGATTATTGGTGGGATGGAACTCAGGCTTTAGAGCAGGAAGGCCCGAAGGTTGATTTATCTCCTTATTATACGAAAGACGAGATTAATAATATTGTCAATGATATCAATCAGAAGATAGAGGATAAGAGTACGTCTATTATCTTCGATACTTATATCCAGATGAAGTCTTTCGTGGATGATCCAACTAACGCCGATAAGCTTAAGGAAGGTACTATCTTGTTGATACGAGAAAAAAATGTACCTGATTATTATTACGATGGAGCTGGGATAGTTAAGATGGAAGCCGACGTAGAGCAATGCCTTTATGTTACTTTGACTAATAAGCCTACGGAAAGCACTATAAGTTATACCCAAGATCGGGAGGTGACTAATTTCGCTCCTGGAGCTATAGCTAGATGGGTTGACGCTGACGGCAATGACGTGTTTTATAAGCTTGTTGAGATAGTAGGTGGTAAGGCTAAGTGGATTACCCTTATCGATACTAAATACGGTAATGTGACGCTACAGCGCACTTACGACAAGAATTATGAGATCGTAAATATCGTATCTGGGTCTAGGTTGCAGGCTATAAATAGCGAGAAGAATGATATCAAGTTCGTTAATAGTGCTACGGGTAACGTGGCTGTCGTGTTGAATGGTACCGTATCAGGGGGAGCCAAGAAGCTGGTGAGTATGCTGGCTGTGAACGAGGTAGTCTTGACCCCAGGAGCGGCGGTGTCGTTTACCCGGAACGGCGATGAGTTCGTGCTCACGGAGTTGTTTGGCGTTACTATCTTCCCCGATCTGGCGGATGCCAATCGTGAGGGTGAGTGGGTCATGAGTGTAGGCATAACCGGTAACCCGATCCTTATGGAGGTAAAGGAGATGCGTAAATGGGACGAGAGCATAACCAAGGATCTTACGATAGACGAGCTTAACGAGAAGTTCCCTAACGTGGATATCGGATTCGCTGTCGTATGTAAGACCATCAACAAGGTATATGAGATGGTTAATGGATACAAGGAATGGGTGTCTTATGATATAACATCAATTAGCTGATATGGGATTTTTGGTAGGATATGATACGGTCTTGTCCTCGGTGACGTTTTACGTTAATGAGGACAGGTTCCCTTGTTATAATGGGAGGAATGCTGATTATGTGCCTGATCCGATAGTAGATTTAGGTAATTTTAATCGTAATCTCAGGTTCTCGGCAAACAATCCAGGATTCGTGGACGTCGATTGGGGTGATGGGACAAAGGATCAATACCCTTTGGTCAAGATATCTGACGGTAGTTATAGGATAGTATTCAGGTCTTTAGATATTGAGTACAAAAAGAATCCTGACGATACTACATGGTGGTTCAGGAAGGAGGATGGGTCTCAGTATATACCGGTTCCTCCACATAAGTATAGCGATATCAGGCGTAGGGAGGTTACGATGAGGTTCTCTAACGTAATCGACGGGGAGTTCAATATGGATGGTATTGTCCTTCATGAGTTCCCTATAACTAATCTTCCTGATATAACTTATTTGGCTATGGTCAGATCCGTTCTTAAAAATGGCGATATCCCATATGACAGGATAAGTAAGAGCGTTAATCTTCGTAATATACAGATGGGGTCTTTTTCTCATCCTGGTGTATGGAGTAATTGGCCAGAAGGTTTTTTGAACATGAAAGATCTGAGGTATTTCGGATGCAATAACATTTTTAACTTCGGGGATGATCCTGATTCTAATTGGAGAAGATTCTCTGAATGGAAGAATCTTACAGAGTTTAACTTCAACTGGTGTAACATCCCTTCTTATGATCCGGCTTTTAATTCTATTCCGGCTGTGGGTATAAATATTATAAGCGATAGGAATAATATACCTGTATTTGATGAGGTGGATAAGGTGGGGGATGATAAGGCAGGCGTTGATTTTATGGGTAATGATAGCTCATGGAAACAAGATCTGGTAGGAGGGAAGTTGAACAAGATTCAGCGGGCATATTGTTCTTCAAGTACGGTGCCGGTAGACGATCTTCCGGATTACTTGTATGAGATAAGGGAATTTAGGGTATGGAATTTGCGTGATGGTGGTAGATTTATAAATACGCAGGAGAGGGCTGATACGTTCGTTAACACGTTTTATGATAAGATGATGTCATGGGATTATATAACGATGTCACAGACGGCTTCTGACGGTAACAGGAATCAGTTTTATAAACTTACCTTAGATTTATATACTGCCGTAGCTCCTACTAATAAGAGACCGTCTGGCGTTTATCAGGCTCCTGATGGATTTGTCAAGGGCGTTAGTAATGGTAATCCTACGACACCTATGGAGAAGGTGTATGTGCTTACCAACAACTACGGGCAGACGTGGATCTTGGCGCCTGCCCCGGCTTCTAAGGCCGCCCTTACGAGGGCAAGGCGGGCGGGGAAGACTAGGATCGCCCCGTTCGTCCTTGGCGTAAAGGATGGGCATGTATCAGTATTTAGCGGAGACGTATTGGATGATAATATGAGTAAGTATAATTTCGCCGACAAATACGAGGCTATGGATATCTGTAACGATCTGGGATTGGACAGCTCACCGGTTGTCGAGTATTTCAGGAGAATAGAGGAGGGAGAGGTATGAAGTTGATATGTAAGGATACGAATAAAGGGTCTATAACCTTTTTTACTAAAGGCAAATATGCTTTTAGGGGCGTTAGCAGGAATGATACTACTGATGACGTGCCTGATCCTATATTGGATGCTAATAATTACAATGAAAGTATACAGTTTTATTCCAAGACCCCAGGAATGTGTGAGGTCGATTGGGGTGACGGGAATAAAGAGCAATTCCCTTTCGTGAAGGATAGGAGCGAATCCATATACGGGCGATATAGGTTGATGTTCAGGAGAAGGGATATAAGTTATCGTAAGAATCCGGATAGCCATCCATGGTGGTTTTATAAGGAAGATGGGAGTGAGTATATCCCTGCGCCTAATCATGCTTACGCTGATGGGCTAGATAAAGAGCGGGTCATTACCATGACTTTTACGAATGATATTACATACGTTCAAACAGCAAGGATAATGATGGTAGGATTTCCGATATTAGACGCCCCAAGTATTATCAACTTGATCTTATCCATTACCGGCGATTGGAATATAACCGATATTCCTAAAGATAGGATACGTAGATCGGTAAATATAGAGTATATAACACTTAATGAATTAGGTGTAGGGATATTGACATCCATACCAGACGATTGGGATAGGTTGACTAAGTTAAAAGGCATTAATTTAAGTCGAACGGCTGATTTTAATGATACGGAGTCTTCTAATATAAGGAAATTCCCCTCTATGTGGCCTAATCTTGTAACATTATCTTTGGCAGGTTGCAGGGTTAGGGTATATCCAAGGGAATGGCTGTCTTTTAGCAAGCTAAAAGAATTATATATATCCCCGGGAGTGGCCATGTCATCGTTTGACCCTAATACATGCCCGGCTATGGATGAGGTGGATAAGATAAATCCTAACTTAAGGACCTTCGACCATATAAATAGATGGTATGGGCCTGTCGTGAGCTGGCATCCGTATATGATCGGCAAGGGGCTGGAAAATATCACTAGCCTTACCGCCTCATATGGCTATAGTAATATAGATGTAAGTAATCTACCGGATTATATATATGAGATGAGATCTATGAGTAGTTTTTATATGCATATCTCCTTGTTGACCCAAAGTCGATGTGATACGTTTATATCAACATTATATGAGAAGGTGATGGGGTTTGATTATCTCACTATGTCCTCCTCCGCTTCCGATGGCAAAAGGAATCAGTTTTATGGATTGTATCTAAGTATGTATTTGGCTGCCAATCCTGTTGATAAAAGACCTAGTGGCGTATTACAGGCGCCTTCTGGTTTTATAAAGGGTCAGTCTAATGGCTCTCCGTCGACTCCTATGGAGATGGTTTATGTGCTTATGAATAATTATGGATGGAGGTTTAGTATGGCGCCAGAGGCTTCGGTGTTAAGGTCAATACGATCTTCTGATATTGACACGAGGTCGTATAAGCCATATAAGCTTATCGTATTTGACGATGGGCGTACCTTTGTAGGCAATGGAGATGTTTTAGCTCATGATACGGATAAGGTATTATCGTTTGGGGGTCAACCTGAAGGGGAGTATTTATGTGATTCTATGGGATTGGACAGGAATGTTATTGTAGAATATTTTAACAAGATAGGTAATGGCTAAGACATTATATAAATATGAGGCTTCATCAAATAAGTTCGTGTGGTTCACTACATGGGACAGGGCACTTAGAAATTATTATACCGATGATTATAATTATGTACCCGATCCTGTCGTTGGTAATCCTTTTAATACGTTTGTTGAGTTTAGATCCAGAAAGCCCGGTATGGCTAATGTGGATTGGGGGGATGGAATAAAGGAACAGTTTCATATGACCAAGGTTCAAGGGCAGGATGATTATCGTATTATATTCCGTTCTTTGGCAATACAACACAAGAAAAATCCCAATACTACGTGGTGGTTCAGGAAGGAGGATGGATCGCAATACGTACCTGTGGATAATCATGCTTACGCTGATGGGAGGAGGGACGTACAACGGGCTGTATCGATAGATTTTACTTGTGATATTTATTATGCCAATATTCAAACTTGTAAGATGACGGCTTTCCCGATCGTAGATATTCCGGGTCTTGAATTTTTGGTCGTATCGCATACGATGTATGTTAATGATGGCATACCGGTAGATAAATTGTCGAGATCTAATAAATTAATTTATATAGATCTTTCAAGTGTAGGGCAAAGAATGACCGTAATTCCTGAGGCTATAACCAGTAAGACAGAGGTATATTATTTAAATATGTTTAATATGCTTGATCTTAGGGATATAGAATCTAGCGGGATAAGGAATATAAAGAATATGAAAAATCTTCAAACCCTTGATTTGTCTTCATGTTATTTGGATAGGTATATAAAGGAGTTTAATGATCTTCCTAAATTAACTTCGTTGAATATAACTCAAGGCCCTTCTGATATGTGGAATTATTTTGATATAAACACCCTCCCTTTTTTTGAGGTAGATAAGATAAATCCTAACATTACTAATTTTATTTTTTTAGATGACTGGAAGAATGGAGAGAGGAGGACGAATTGGAATGATGATAATATGTCGGGTAGAGGATTGGATCATCTTACATATTTTGCCGCCTCTCATAGTAATGGTATTAGAGTGGATAAGCTACCGGATTATATTTATGAGATGAGGGCTATTACATGGTTTGGGATGAGTTGTTCCACTCATAGCCAAAAAAGATCAGATGATTTCGTAAACTCCTTCTACGACCTTGTTGTAGGATGGGATCAGATTACCATGGCATCCGTAGCCAAAGATGGGGAAAGAAATCAGTTTTATGGACTTGCGGTTTCTATGTATGGTAGTCAATATCCTGACGAGAACCAGCGTCCTTCCGGCATGGAGCAGGCTCCCGAGGGATTCGTGAAAGGCCAGTCCAACGGATCTCCCGCTACGCCTATGGAGAAAATATATGTATTAAAAAATAATTACGCTCAGAAATGGACGATAAAACCGGAATAATATGTTTAATATTAGTATTTTAAAATATAAATGGGGGGGGGGTAAAATCCTGTTTGCTTTATGATGAGAAGAAGGATGCTACCCAAGGTGAAGATAGTAGAGGTATTCGAGGAACTGTCCCCTCAGGATAATGGATATTGGGAGGTTCCTGATGGGGTCTATGAGGTTGAGTTCGCCTTGGTCGCCGGAGGTCTTAATGGAGGATATTCCGATATATATAATGCCGGGAGTGGCGGCAACGGAGGTGGTGTACTGACTGGGACTATACCCGTAAATCCAGGTGTTACATATAGGGTGGTTGTCGGAGATATAGGTGGTGATAGTATATTCGGTATATATCAGGCTATTGCCGGCAAAGGTGGAATAGGCGGATATGGAGTTGAAGGGGATGGCTATGATCCTTCCCCGGGAAATCCAGGGCAAGATGGATCATATGTTTTTAACAACAAATATCCTGACCGATACCCTTATCCTATGGGCGCTGGTGGTGGATCGGGAGCTTATACAAGAGGATGGGATTTTGGCTTTTTATCCGGAGGTAAAGGTGGCAATCACGGAGGAGGTGATGGAGCTGGAGCCGAGGATATTGAGGGTGTTATTATTAATGGCGAAAATGGAGGTAATGCCACTTATTATGGTGGTGGTGGAGGAGGAGCTTCTAAAGCTTCTAATGATGGGTCCGCAGGTGGTCGAGGAGGATCGGGTTATCGCGGTATTGTTATTTTACATTATTTAAAAAATGGATGATATGAATAGATATGATATTATAAGAGAACTAGGTTCTTATTTTGATATAGTTGAATTGGTGTGTCCTCATACTTACAATAAGTGGAAGGAAAGATCGTGGCAGTTCCTTGACACAGAGTTTCTCCATAATTTACTTATATTACGTAGGGATATAATCAAACAGCCTATGTATTGTAATAACTGGGATAAGCAAGGACAGTTTTCCCAGCGTGGTCTTAGATGCAACATGTGCCAGATTGTCAAGGATAAGAAGGATGTTTATCTATCCGCTCATGTATTGGGTAAGGCCGGTGATTTCGATGTCAAGTCGATGACGGCGGAACAAGCCAGAGGTTTGATTTTAGATCATCAGGATATGTTTCCATATCCTTTTAGGCTTGAGGGTAAGGTGAATTGGTTGCATTTTGATAGTCTTGACACGAGGAACGGTATACATGCCGTGGTGTTTTAGGTACTTAATGGTATAGTAGTTAACTTTGCGAGTAGGGTATAAAATGAAAGACAAAGACATGATAGAGCGAGTGGGGGCTTTGTGGAATATTGCGCTTGCGTATGGTGCCTCTTGTTGGGCTTATTTCCAGCCAGTACACCATTTATTGACCGTATTACTTATAGTATTAATAGCGAATTTCTTGGCTAGGTTAGCGCAAAGCGTAAGGGGCTGGAAGCTCCGACGGAGTCGTAGAAGAAGGTTTAGTTTTAAGAGATGGTTTAGGGAGGTCAGGTTTACTGATATTCTTAAGGAGTTCGCTTTGTCTTGTTTTATAGTAATGACATTATGTGTTATATATAAGACGTTATACCCGATCGAGGAGGAGGCTAGTATGATACTTACCGTAACCAAATATGGTGTGTATATAGCCCTTGTGGGATATGTCATGCTTTTCTTGAATACCATAGGGGATACTTTCGCTGATGCTTATTTGGTTAAGGTATTCAAGGCCGTGTTTAAGAGGATAAACGTATTCAAGATGTTTAGTTTTTCCAAGAACATACCTGACGAGACGTTTGACGATATAAAGAAGATTGCGGATGATGAGGTTAAGGATAAGTCTTAAGGCTGTTTTTTGTTTAGGTCTGTCGCTGTCCCTGTCCTCTTGCGGAAGCAGGAGGCAGGTTAGCGAAGCGTCTATTGATAGCCGGCTGATAAGCAGGATAGAGACGATGATAAACGAAGTTATAGACCGCAAGATGGTGGAGATAAAGACCTCTGATCTTAATGCCGATATCGTTATAACTGAGAGGAAATTTGATACCACGAAGGAGGTGGATCCAGCCACGGGCGAGCGACCCGTGTCCTTCCAGACGGATGCCCATATCGTCATCGGCCGGCGGGATAGCACGGTGACAGCCGATTCCCTTGGAGTTAATAAGACAAGGAATGATATAAAGGATCTGGATAATAAGACAAATATCAAATCCAAGGACGTAGATGATAAGAAGGAATCAAGATGGTCTATAGTGTGGATAGTAGCTGGTATCTTGATGATATTGTTGGTATTGGTGTATATATTAAAGAGGGTAAATGTTTTATGAGAAGAAGGATGTTGGATAATAGGAATGATGGTCTTGTTGATGAACATACAAGGTTCTTGATGAGATTTGATAATAATTTTGAGGTTGATGGATACCCCCCCCCCTAATATTGAGGATGGTTTAGAGGTCAAGGGAGGAGAGTTTGTCACCGATTCTATAAGAACTGGATATAAATACACAAATACGTCTAATTCTTATGGGATGATTAATACATCTAGTACATTGTCGCCTGATTTGTTTGGAGATGGAGATCTGTTTACTATTGATTTTTGGTATAAGCCATTAGCTGTCATTAATGCCTGTTCCGTTGGTCATGAATGGTATAATGGTTCTTTTTATTTTGGTATAGCTAATGATAACGGTTTATGTTTGTATTTTGCCTCTTATAGAGGATCGTATGGGGTCAATGCGGGTAGTGTGAATGTAGGTAAATGGTATCATGTTGCTATAGTAAGGAGCCTTAGCAATAGATTGCTTTGTTTTATTGACGGTATTTTTTTAGGCCATTTACCATATCCTACTTATTCGTTGAGGTTATATAATATAGATTTTAATAGACAAAGGGATAATGATAATAATAGAGGATCTTTTGTGATAGATGATTTCAGGATAAGTGATGTGGCTAGATGGATGTCAGATTTTGAACCTCCAAAAAGAAAGGGGCTATGATCCCTCACTGCCCCTTGTCTGATTAGTTTTTAAAGGATATGCAAATAGCATAGAGGTCAGTCCCGGATTCGAACCGAGGTGGATGGTTTTGCAGACCATCGACTAAACCACTCATCCAACCGACCATGGCGCAAATATATTCATTTTTTTGATAATATATCCATGTGGTACTATTTTTTGAATCTATTTTTCAAGATTCGTCTTTATAGTTATCTTTGTGAAAAAAAGAAATACGAATGAATCAGGTCAATATCATACCGAAGATAATTCATGATAAGTTCGCCGCTAGGATTATCATGGATGATTACGATATAGAGAAACCTATCGTTATTACTGTCGTGGCTAGACGTAACGATGGTGAGTATAATACCCAGATATTGACATATCCGACATCGGGCGTTGATTATGAGGGTAATGTAAGGATGGTGTTTTTCGATGTCGCTAGGTCTCATGTTTGTCAGATAACATCGGTGTTTATCAACGGCCATGAAGTCAAGACATATTATACCGATATTCCGGATCTTGATATGCAAGCCCGTTATGACGATAGCTTGTGCCGGTACGATAAGAAGGTTAATATGAATGATATTAGGCTGTCGTTTCAGGTGTTAGAGACACGTGATCCCAAGGTATTGCAGGTATTGGATGAGTCCGAGTGGGGGTTGCTGGAGGACAGGAAGGCGATCATCGAGATCACTACCCCGGGCATGTCCGACCCCGTTACCTTGTTTCTTGGCAAGAATCAGGTCAATACCTTTACCAGTCTAACACTAGGCCTCAATTGTTTTAATTACGATGATTGTAATGTCAAGTATCTTGATCTTCCAGACGGTATATATGATATCAAGATTATAGGTAGCCCTTCCACTTACAATTTCAGTCGCAAGTATCTTAAGACGGATCTTATACGCAGGCGTCTTGATCGGCTATGGATTAAGACTGATATCCTATGCGAGGATAAGGATAAGGATCTTATAAATAAGATACAGGAGATGGAGACGCTTATGACTGTAGCGGAAGCTAACGTCAGGTTGGATAATATAGAGGCGGCTCATGAGATCATTGATCGTGTCGGAGAGCTTCTTGAGATGACTACTAATTGCGTGGATTGTTGAACATAAAAATATTTAGTCGTGGGTTGTAATACTTGTAAGGAAAAGGCGTTAAAGGCCGAGAGAGAAAGGATTGAGAGAAGTATGATGAATCGTGCTTCCTCTACCGTTGTTAGCGATATGGAATACGCTTCTAGGAGCACCGCCGGTTGTATGGTCATGCTCGATCCGTTGAAGACCATGGAGCGTGACGTGGTGAGCATATACAAACAGACCCGTACCATAGGTGACGTGGGTATCGTCTATCTCAACATGCAGAAGAAGATCCGTGAGTGGATCAAGAACCTGCCATATGGATGCCCGCCTGACGAGGAGGTACAAGAAATGAGAAAGGAGATTCTGGATGGGCGCGCAATCTATATCAAACCTTGATAGAATAGATCTATGTAAGGCTGTAGATGAATGGTTATCTTGCCAATGGGGTAGATACATGAGGTATCATAGGTATAGGATCGGAGACAAGCCCGATGTATCTTATTGGGGGAAGATAATTCGTCTGCAAAGGTCATTATGCGATAATGATTGCGGGTTATGCCCGGATGAGGTAAGATCGTTAAAGGAACATATTAACAGGTTACTAGTATGAAAAAGTATAATTGTTCACATATAACTCCGTCCACTTGCGTACCTTACGAGGGTGATCTCCCGGAGTGGTCAAAGTATAAGGACTCTGATGAGTGCGTTATGATCTCCGACGTGATAGAGGAGATATATGACGAGCTTACCCGTATCAGGGAGGCTATAGACGTCCGGGATCTCGGCGAGTCTTGCGTGAAGGTAAATGGTGATAAGACCGTAGCGAAAGTTCTTTATGCTTTAGAGGATAAGATTTGCAATGGGTGATTAATGTCCTGATTTTAGGATATTAAAAATAGCCAATTGGATTGTGTTTGTCACACCAATTGGCTATTTTTGTATGTCCGCCGACTCTCACGAGGGAGCGGACATAAACTATTTAATTATTAATCTCAAAATTAGACTAAAAAATGAAGACGGTAAATGTTTTGACAAGAAAAATGGGTGATTTTAACGTTTTTCAAAGAACTAGTGATGGTTATTTTGATGCCAACAGTTTACTTAAGCAATGGAATGATAATCCCGATAACACGAGAAGACGGCTTGATGATTTTATGAATAGTGGTAGAACTAAGGAATTTATTAGTGCTTTATCTGAAGATGAAAGCCATAGGAGAAAAATCGACATTGGTGATAATCAATTAGTTATAAAAGTAAAAGGTAAGACAACTAAGCATGGTAAAACTCCTGATAAGGTGTGGATGCATCCTCTGTTGTTCATAAAATTTGCCATGTGGATAAATCCTAGATTCGAAGTTCAGGTGTTGAGATTTGTACATGATCAACTTATAGATTACAGGGATAAGGCTGGTGATGCTTACAAGAGGATGTCTTCCGCTTTGTCTAAAATAATTGAATCTTCAAGACTAAGAGATAAAATACAAGATTTGGCCAGATCCGTAAATATTATTGTCTATGGTCTTCATGAGACTATGATAAGAAACTCTGTTGGCGAGGAGGCCAAGGCTAAAGAATTGATGGAGCTGGAGATTGATATAGCCAAGATGATTGAGTTTGGATATATAACTACCGAAGAACAGTTAAGGGATTATCTGTATAAGGTTTTGAGAAGCAAAAAGGCTCTTCCTTTGTGATTTGAATTTTAATCGTATCTTTGTGACAAAGTGAATCGTAATGATATACAGTAATAAAGAAATAGTACGGACGTTCACCAAAAACAACCCGCCTGCCGGGTACGTGGGCGGATCTGTTGACTACCGGGTCCCTGCCAACGTCTATTTTGGCGATACGCAGGAGGAGGCTGACAGCAAGGCTGAGGATGATATTAAAGCCAACGGTCAGGACTACGCCAACACATATGCCGACATAATACCGTCCGTATGGTATAATGATCAGGTATGCGATGAGTTTATTAAGAACAATTGCGTAAGTGGTAAGGGATCCAAAGAACAGGTATGTATAGAGGAAGGCAGGTTCGTCTCTTACGTATCCAAGAAAGACGCCAATGATAAGGCTAGGGCGGAGCTGGGACGGATCGGGCAGGGGGAGGCCAACGCTGTTGGGGCTTGCTGCGAGGACTGGGCCTCACAGCCTTTTCGTGGCGTTTTCTACAAGAACGATTGTAAGGCTGGGACATCAGGTAAAGAAGGTATTGTGTATGAATTGCCAGCCGGAGCCGTCATATCCGATATATCCCAGATTGATGCTGATACGTTAGCTTATAGGAAGTTCATGAAAGAAGGTCAGGAGAAGGCTAACGCCGAGGGTAGTTGTTCACCTGTATTCTATAATACGAAGATCGGTGATTGGTTTGAAAAGGTATGTCCGTTCGGATATAAGTCCGGTAAAGTATATTACTCTATCAAAGCCAACAGGTTTAGGTCATGGATATCAGTAGAGGATGCCAACGCCAAAGCTCGTGAGGTTTTGATGGTAGAGGGGCAGGAGTACGCTGATCTTAATCTTGAGTGCGAGAAATGGATTGAGAATATTGATCAAGAGGATCAATGTTATTGGTGATGATGCGCGTTTAGTTTTCCATAATAGTTGATTTAGTGTTTGGAGGGGATTGTATATCTCCTCCATTTTTTGTATATATATCAATGGTGATAAGTTTATATACTGCAATACAGTTGTTTGTATGTTGAATATGTTTTATATTTGCATACCTATCTATTCATCTCGAACCGATAGGTATTATGTTTAATTTAAAATATTGTTCAAAGTTATGAAAAGTCGGGTTGAAATCAAATCTTCTGATAGGAGATTGATGGGCGTTGTTATACCTGCGCTCAGTGATAATGGTTTTGTTAACATCACTTTAGCTATGAAGGTCTTGTCTGATGATAGGCTTAAAAAGGGTTTATCCCCTAAGAAGCTTAATGATATTATTAAGTATGATGGCTTTCAGGAGAAATGTAGGGAAATAATTAGTAGACTGGAAAACAGGGATTTATGTAAGCGGATAAATATCAGCCTACAAAACAAGACCCTAAATCTTAGTGATTTAAACAAAATGGGATTGGCGTGCAGAAAGGGAAAGGGGGATGGACAGATGTGGTATATGAACCCATACCTTTTCCTTGTGGTGGCTATGGAAATGAGTCCTGAGGTTTGCGCCGATGTCGTAATGTGGTTTGTTGATAATATCGTAGGGGTAAGAAATGCAGCTGGTGACGCTTATATAGAGATGTGCAGCAGTGTATCTTCGCTTATAAGCGATAAGAGCAATTTAAAGGAATCGCTATCAAGAATTGCTAAGGGTATAAATTTTGTTGTTTTTGGCGTACATGAGGAAGGGATAAGAAATAGGGCTTCCTTCGAGGAGTTGGATATGATAGTATCAATAGAAAGAAATATATCTTATGCTATTAAGGCTGGATATATAAAAGACTATGATGGCGTTATAAACGATTTGGGAAGGCAGTGGAAAGACAGATGGGGTAATCCTGTTCTTAAATTGAAGTCCTGATCTTATCTTGTTGTTATGGTTTATGGGTATAGGGGATGCGAATGACGTATCCCTTATATTGTTTAATAACGTATGTTGTCTTGTTTCCAAACCAAATAAGTATCTTTGCTAAAAACATTAATATTATTAATATGTGTAATACAGGTGGTTGTTGTCATGATCATTCACGGGAACGTCCCGAAGAGTGTTGTCATGGCGTTAAGATAGATAGGTTTCTTAACAAATGCCCCGAGGATCCTTGTGATCCTTGCGATCGGGATTGTCAGGACGAGCCTTGTGTTGGCTACGGATGTCCTATAGTTTTGTATGATAAATGCATCTTATACTCAGGTGATGAGTTGGTGGTGGATGGGATAGAAAAAGGCACGGATCTTTCTGTCGTTATAGACTCATTGAGGCGTATTATAGCGTCTAGGGATAAGCAGATAGATTTATACCATCGTGAGGTTCTGGATTTGAAGAAAATTATAAACGAGCTTGTCAATGCCGGTAATGGCGGCGGTGATAATGGTGCAGAAGAGGAGGTATGGTAATGAATGGTTGTAACAAGAAACAATACAGGCCTACTGTAGATGAGACTAAGGTGCCATGTTCTATGTATATGAGCACCGATTGTATTTATCCCGGAGACAAGGTACGTGTGGAGTCATTGGGATTATCTCCCAGCTGCGATATGTCTGATGTCCTTAACGCTATGATAAAAGCCATAAGGGACAGGGATGCTGAGATACTTGAATTAAGGAGAATGATTAATAAATTGATTTGACATGAGAAATTGTAATCCATGTAAGCCGGAATATAGACCGGGGAATGAATGTAGTATCTACAGTTCCCAGATTATATATGACGGTCAGTCTTTTCCTGAGGCGGATATCAGGAACGGTGATGGAATGAATAACGTGATCGAGTCTCTGGTAAGGAAGTTGGTAGCCGTATCTGCTGCCACGTCCTCCATCCAAAGGGATTCGTTTAAAGGAGTGCAGGCCGTAAGGTTAAGATACGAGCCTCTGAATGTTCTTAGCGTGACCTACTGCGGTACTATCGTACCTAACGACGGGTATGTCGTTTCTGGTAGATCCGTTAAGTTCAAGAAAAGGTATTGCATGGGCGATGAGTTCGCTGATGTTAATATCGTATATACTACATTAAATAGTAATATTTTAAATTCATCTTGTTATGGCTAATAGAGTATATGATACGGTATTGGCTTCCGAGTGCGACGGTTGGGTATGTGGTGAGACACTTAAGAAAGGATCTGTCCCGGCCGATAGATTGGAGCTTGACTCTTTCTCGGAGGCCGTCAGGGAGCTTATAGAGCGCTTTTTCGAGGAGGGATGGCTGCCGGACATGATCTGCGATCTTGGTTGTGGAGGCGCCAGTGTATTTGAGATTAAGCCTACTAACTTCGAGTATCCTCCTGAGGGCGGTGAGCAGATTCTGGAGATTATCGTAGGTAAGAGTGATAAATGGACTATAACTCAAGCGGAATGATATGAATAATTTAAAAGATATTCTTGCTAAGATCGAGCAAGGTTCCTCATGGGTGTCCTACGACAAGATTTCCGGTACCGGACCAGATAAGGTCGCTATTAAGGTAGAGCCGGGATGGATGGGTAGGTTGCCTAGGGAGACTTACGTGGCGGTCGAGAAAGGCAAGGTAACGAAGCTCGCCACTATAACCCAGAAGGGTATTGAGCGGGTGAGCGTAGATCCGGCCAATATCATGTTTGACATGGAGGGCGGGACGGCGGTCATCAACGCCAAGCTTAACTCCGCCTCGGTCAAGGCCTCCTGCCTTACCCTTGGTGGTTCGGTAAGTAAATGCTATATGGTGTCTATGAATGTCAACGGGTTATCCGTTAAGATACCTGACGAGGATAGCAGATACGTGGTGTACGCCGATCCTGAGGATCCGGGAGCCACTGACCTGTATGACGCTAGCTTCGTTATAGCCATGCCTAAGAACATGGATAACGAGGAGCATCATGAGATGTTTGTCTTGAATGGTAAGGTTGTTAATATCAATCAACAGCCTAATGATATACCTTATATTATACTTGATCATGACTTTGATAACGTGACTAGTGAGAACGGTCAGGTCGTTATCGATATCAAGTCCAATACCGAGTATGATATTGAACTGGTATGTTGCACTTGCGGCGATGGCAGCGAGGAGCCGGAACCGGAACCACCCTTTAACGTGGATCCGCAAAGGTTGACGCTTAATAAGGATGGTGATACCCAGATCGTGAGGGTAGAGGCCGGAGATAATGTTTCATGGAGAATAGAGGAGGATTGACATGGCAAGGGAAGTAGATAAGAATTGCGTTGAGGGTAATTGCTTTGCCATTAACGACAAGAGCCATGGGGTAGGCGATAATAAGCTTAACATCGTATACAAGGCTAATTACACCGGTCAGATCTGTACGGCTAAGTTCCGTATAACGTCAAAGGACGGTAGTGTTGTTAAGGAGTATATGATAGCCCAAGATGCCAAGCCCGTTTATTATAATATCAAGATGGTTCAGCCGTTTACCAAGGATGACTGTCTAGCCAACCAGCACGGTTCGGTTGTCTTGTATGTGGTTGAGGAACGGACGTACAAGTCGTTTATCTCACAGGAGGACGCTGACGCTAAGGCTATGGAGGATATAGCTCTTAACGGACAGAAGTACGCTAATGAGCATGGTGAGTGTATAACTGACATCTGGTATAACGAGGAGCAAAGGAAAACCTTTATCCGTAACAATTGTGATAAGTTCAGTGATGGTCAGGAATATGTTTACATCGTTCCTGAGGGTAAGTACGTGTCTTCTATCTCTCAAGAGGACGCCGACAGGAAGGCTCTTGAGGATATTGAAAAGAATGGTCAACAACAAGCTAATCTGGAAGGTGAGTGTAAGCCTAAGGAGAACATCTACCATGGTAAGTTTAGCAAGACCTTTACCCGTAACAATTGTGACTCTACTCAATACGGAACGGAAGTGGTTGTTAATGAGACGATGGTTACAGGAGACTTTAGATCCATCGTATCTCAGGAGGAGGCTAATAAGTTAGCACAAGCCGCTGTAGAGGCTCAGGGTCAGGATATAGCTAATATCAAGGGTAATTGCGAGAAGATACCGGTATTTACCGGATCGTATTCTAAGGTATTCCAGAGAACCAATTGTCCTGAAGGTTCTACGCCTGTTGACTTTACCGTGGATGAGAAGATGTGTACCGGCTATCCGTTCACTTCTACAGTATCACAGGATGCCGCCAATAAGCTGGCTCAGGACGCTGTGGAGGCGCAAGGTCAGGCTATCACCAACGAGCGTGGCGATTGTCAGACTAACGTCTACTATAACGTTAGGATGGAGAAGACAGTCACTAGAAACAATTGCGATGAGTTCCATATCGGTCAACCTTATACTTATGTTGTAGCCGCTGGTAAGTACTTCTCTATTATCTCTCAGGAGGATGCTGACAATAAGGCTAAGGCCGATCTTGAGGCTAACGCCCAACAACAGGCTAACCTTGAAGGTGAGTGTAAGGAGAAGACCGTATATCATGGTAAATACAGCAAGGAATTTACCCGTAACAATTGTGACGAGACCCAGTATGGTACTAAGGTTGTTGTAGACGAGACTATGGTGACAGGAGACTTTAGGTCTACCGTATCTCAGGAGGACGCTAATAACAAGGCTAAGGCCGCTGTTGAGGCTCAAGGTCAGGACGTGGCTAACGTGAAAGGTAAGTGTGAGAAGGTACCTGTATATACCGGTACTTATACACGTACGTTTACCCGTAACAATTGTGGTACTGGTACTGGTGGAACTTATACAGTAAATGATAGGATGGTTGATGGTTATCCATTTACTTCCACCGTGTCTCAAGAGGACGCCAACAACAAGGCCAAGGCCGCCGTTGACGCCCAAGGACAGGCTCTTGCGAATATCCATGCCCTTTGTACGTACACTGGCCGTGCTTCCTTGGAGTTCACGAGAAACAACTGTGGCGAGTGTAAGATAGGATCTAAAGTGACGATCACTCAAGATATGGTAGAAGGACACCCATTCCAGTCTAACGACTCACAGACCGCCGCTGACGCTATGGCTATGACCGCCGTACAGGCTCAAGGACAGGCTTTGGCTAATACCAAGGGTACTTGCTCTAACGCTACTATGTATACCGGTAAGGCCAGCTTCGAGTTCACGAAGAGCAATTGTGGCGCTAATCAGGTAGGAGATCCGTTCACCGTGACACAGGACATGGTAGATGGTCATCCGTTCCAGTCTTGCGTATCTCAAGATGAGGCTAATTTAGTGGCTATGGCCGCTGTAATGAATCAAGGCCAGAAGATAGCCGATGAGCAAGGCACTTGTCATGAGGCTCCTAAATATACCGGTCATTATAGCGAGGCGTTCGAGAAGAATAACTGTCCGTCCGGTCTTATCCCGTCTTCAGTTACCGTTACTGAGGCCGATGTAACCGGAGGTCCATTCTACTCATACGAGAGCCAGTTCGCCGCTGACGAGCTTGCTAAGGCCGCTGTCAAGGCGCAAGGTCAGGCCATAGCCAACGATCGTGGTACTTGTGATGAGTTGAAGATATATGTCGGTAATTATAGTAAGGAGTTCACTCCTAAGTGTCCTACTTGCCAGTACGCTGATCCTATTACCGTAACCCCGGATCTTATGGGACAGTTCTTCACCTCTACCCGTTCACAAGAGGAGGCTGACGCTTTGGCTAAGGCCTACATCGATAGGATGGGTCAGGCGTTCGTTAACAAGAACTATGATGACACGTGTCATACTAAGGATGAGCAACCGGTTTGGGAGACTATAGAAACCGTATGTAAGGACTGTATCTCTAAATTACATCAACGTAATACCAATACCTGCTATACTGATCCTGAGAATCAAGAGCGGTATATAGCTGGTGGTAATAAGACATGCTTCTGGTTTGGTACGGCATCTAAGGCCTTCACCCGTCAATGTGCGGATGGTGGGGTTGGAAGCTCTGTTACCGTGACTCAGAATGATGTTACGGATCCGGCTCCTAGCTCTGACGGCAAGTTCAAATCATGTGTATCTCAGGCTGACGCTAACGCCAAGGCATTGGCGGCCGTAAACTCTCAAGGGCAGAGCGTAGCTAATTCGAAGGGTACTTGTACGTGGACAGGAAGCTATACCGGTCAGGTTCAGAAGAACAATTGCGCTGATGGCGGCGTAGGAGACATGGTATCCGTAAGCAGCAGCAAGCTTCCGGGACACCCGTACACCTCCACCGTTTCCTTGGCTGACGCCAATAAGAAAGCTGAGAATGCCGTTCGTGGATCTGAGGGTCAGGCTTACGCCAATAAGAACGGAGAATGTACATGGACTTACGTGGCAAGCCGTGACTTCTATAAGAACAACTGCGCCGAAGGCGGGGTAGGCCAGAGGATAACGGTGACCTCCACGCAAGCCAACGGCGGCACGGCTATCACCAGCAAGGTTTCTTTGGCGGATGCAAGGAGCAAGGCAGAGCAGATCCTAGACCAGAAGGGGCAGGATTACGCTAACCAACATGGAACTTGTGTATGGACCGGTACCGGAAGCGCTACTTTCTACAAGGATAATTGCGGCTCTTGTAAACAGGGTGTGGCTATATCAGTTCCTTATAGCTCGTTAGGATTAGATCCTATAACATCAACGGTCTCTCAGGCTGACGCCAATAACAAGGTTCAAGAGGCATTCAGAAGCAATTCAGCTACCAGAGCCGCCGCTCAAGCTTACGCTAATAAGAACGGAGATTGCGAGGACACTCCTCCTAATTGGAGTGGTTGGAGCTATGATGGCGGAAACTATTGCTCAGGTGGTGATGTTTGGGCTAGGTATAGAAGGACTGATAGCACTGGATGTCACTCTGACGAGACTGAGAACAGGTTGCATGAGTCTTGCGATTGTGGATGTTCAGGTGGTTCTTGTGATAGCTGTTGTGATCCTAATTCTTGGAGTAGAATAGGAGAGGCTGAGTGTAGATCTGGCGAAAGTGTAGCTTTATATAGAAATGATTGTGGAATAGAGGAATATCTAAGCTATGGATTTGCTTGCTGTAATACGATCGGTTTCCAAGGAGGATCTGCTACTAGTAGGAATTGTCCATCTGATAGACCTTGTGGAGTAACGATCTCCTATCCGGATGTACCTTCTGGATCTATATGCGCATCTAGCACGTCTTCCGCCAACGCTCAGGCTAGCGATAAGATAGAGAGCCTTAGATCTCAAGCTCAGGCATTAGCGGATGCAGGTTGTAGTGGAAGGGTATGTAATGATTATGTAGAGGCTACTGCTACCAAGCAAGGTTGTCCGTCAGGATGTACGGCTCCGAAGGCTTCCGCTTACTGGGTTTCCGGCGGAAACAATGGCGCTTGGTGTAAGTGTAACGGTGATAAGGCCGCACTTACCGCCGCGGCACAGGCTGACGCACAGAGACTAGCACAGGAAAAAGCCAACGCTATGGAATGCGATTGCCCCAAAACATGGAGCGCCAACGCTATGCTGAGCGGTGATCCTTGTAATGGTCTGTCTGGTTCTACATCTGCATTAAGGTGCTCCTATGAAGTGTCTTACAATAATCAATGTGGATCATCTAAATCAATAACTGTAACTGTTACTGGCAGGAATGATAATGGGCAAACTGTTACGGCTGGAAGTACTTCCGTAAGTATACCTACTGGGTCTGGTAAAAAAACTGGTGTCATAGGTTTTGATTCAGGAGTACAATGTGGGTCTATAAGAGTTTCTGGGGGAGGATCTGGGAACTGTTAAGATCCTGATATGTAATGGAAAAGGAGAGGCTAATAAGTCTCTCCTTTTTATTAAAAACCATAACAGCAGTGATTGTCAACAATTACCTGAATCATGACCAGAGATTGTTACATCTCCACATACCACTTCTCGGCTAAAATGCACACTTCCACTCTTGCTTCCAGATCCTGCGGGAATTGTAAAGCTAGCGCTATTGACCTGCTCTTCTCCGTTTTGTGTATATCCTATACCACTCACAGACCCAGATATAGATCTACCACATTGATTATTATACGTAATCGTAAATCCTCTTGATGTGACAAGTTGTTTATGGCTCATGCAATCATTATTCATAGATACCGACCATGACCACGTCTTTGTTGGCTCCATGCAATCGCACTCCATAGCGTTGGCTTTTTCCTGCGCTAGTCTCTGTGCGTCAGCCTGTGCCGCGGCGGTAAGTTGGTAGTTTCATCAACCTTGTTTATTCTATTTTCGATAGAAATGACTAATATTGTATCACCAACATTAAAAAAGTAAGATTATGGTATGTGCTAAGAAAAAGAAGATGGCAGAAGGAGGCAAAGTCTCCGAGAAAAAGAAACCTCAACTGAAATGTGGAGGCAAGGTTAAGAAAAAGAAGTAATAACCGGAGGGGTATATCCCCTCCTTAGTATTTCATGCATGAAAAATTCAGAATTTGTATCTAGGATCATGAATGACATGAACTCCATCAATAAGGACGCTCATGTCAGTAGAAGATGGATATTGTCCATAGGCAGGCAAAAAGCAAGGTCTTATATAGCCCAGAAGTATGCTGATGGAACCTTGTTCGGCGAGGAATCGCTGTATACTCATATTAATTGCATGGAAATGGAGAGGGTTCGTAAGGTAGATTGTTGCTTTGATGAGTTTAAGTTATGCAGGATACTTATGAGATCCAAGAAAAGATTGCCCGATATGATATATACCCGTATAGGTCCGGCTATCATCAAAGTATCAAATATCATGGATGATATTATATTTACCTCCATATCGTTAAGAAAATACGCTAACAACAAGGAGCGTAAATACGGGAATATAGATCAATACTATTATTATGTCAATGATGGATATATCTATATACCAGATATTAACATAGAGGCTATAAATGTTGATCTTATAACTCTCGACAGAAAAGCGGCGTTAGAGCTAGGGGGATGTGGAGCTGAAAAAGATAAGCCATGTACATCTCAATGGGATTATGATTTCATATGCCCAGACAAACTTCTTGAATATGTGGTTTCCGAAACATTAAGGGAAACTGTAACCAAATTGCAGATCCCTACGGATGAGAACCCGGATATGGATATTAATAAGAAAACACAAAAAATTCAATAACATGAATCTAATAAGATCAATAATCAATTTCTTTGGTTTCAATGACGCCATAGTTGACGGTATAGGCGAAAGAGGGATGAGAGACAGCTCTATTATAAGATATAATGAGGTGCACGATATGTATGACAAGATTATAAAAGATCTGGGAGATATGTCGGCTTACGTATCCAAGGGTTATATCTATGATAAGATAAAGGAAAGAACGGGATTAAGTACCAGACATATTAGTAGGATATTAAATCATACTAAGAGAAAAGATCTTAGGTTTATATAAAAAGGAGAGGATAATCAACCTCTCCTTTTTGTTTTTAACAGTATCCACCTTGACTTGGATTAGATACATACATGCTTGTAGCATTGCTAACACAATCACTTCCGCCTGATATCGTTCCCGATCCGGATGGTATGGTGACTGTTTTAGTGGTAGAGAAATATTCTACATCTCCAGATGGTTCAGATCTAGTATAATACACATCAAATGATGCTGTTTTAGATTTACCACATGGATTATCATAACTTACGGATATACTTAAACATTGTCCATTAAAACTTCCGCTAGCGTAAGCGCTCCATGTTTCGAGGCAATCGCATCTATCCGCCTGCGCCAAGCCATTAGCGTAAGAGATACCATCGGATTGGAGGTTATTGTCGGCTATCCTGTTTGCCTCGTCCTTGGTGCAGGCGGTGTATTTTTGTGTATAAATTTCTTGTATTAGGATGAAATCGTTATATTTGTGATATGAAAACAAAGTCATTTAAAATACTTGATCAATACTTTCTTCGATTCTATAGATCTATTATGTCTAAGAACGGGAAAAGGAGGAAGCATACGATCGTGGATAAGAATGATATCCTTGAGTGCCAGTCGTTGATCTGGAAAGTCATACGTGATAGGTATCTGGAGGATGAGGGTGGGGTTTATATAAACAACATCGGTTATCTGTGCCATAAGATAAATCCTAATCGTAAGATATATCTGAATAAGCTTACCGGTACTATTAACAGACGTGGAACTGGTGGATATTCTTATGTACATACGTGTATTGATTTTATGCCTCGGAACAAGTATTTCCATCTCTATATTTCTCCGGCGTTGAACAGGGAGTGTAGGTTGGCTATGGAATCAGGTAGGAGGTATAAGTTCTTGTACCGGGAGGTTGAGTCGGAGAGTAAGGTATTTGGAGTTAAATGGGTTTATAAGCTGTAGAAGTTTTTGTGATCCAGTTAGCCCGTGAGGGTAGACTAGATTTTTTTGTATCAATGATTCAAATACATATCTTTGTGCAAAAGACTTAAATATGACGATAAAGGGCTTATTGGCCGAGATCAAGGCCGATTTACATAAATACGATGATAGCGGGGCTATAGATACCTCGTCTGTTTATAGATGGGCTGAGATCGCCTTGAAAAGGTTCGGGGGTGTTATAGCGGTCATGTCCGAGGCGGTTGTCAAGACCAGCAACAAACAGGCGGTATTGCCTTCCGATTTTTTCGACATGCTTGACGCTTATAGATGTGAGCCTCTGGTTTGCGAGATACCGGGCGGCGACAAGGCTAAGGCTGACCTCCAACACGAGATCGGCTGGGTCGAGCGCACCGAGCGTGGGTTCCGTTGGAACTCCTGCACCGAGTGCTGTAAGGAGGAGTTTGAGAAGACGATCACGGAGAAGATATATATAGGGTCTCACGAGGTTCGTTTCCATTATCATCATCCCGTAAGGTTATCTATAGGTCGTGGGTTGAGGCGTGATTGCGCCGCCGACAAGTATCGGGATAAGTACGATTGGGATAATTATGATATAACTATATCCGGCAATACTATGTATACAGGGTTTGATGGATTTATTTATATCATATATCGTGCTACGCCTAAGGACGATGACGGTCTTCCGTATATACCAGAAACGGCGTTAGGATACCTTGAGGATTATGTCGAGACGTATATCAAGATGAAGATCTTCGAGAATGCCGCCGTGAATGGCTTGATACAAGGCGCTGGTGACGCTTATAAATTATATGCTCAGCAGGAGCCGGGTAAGTTCGCTAGGGCTATGAAGGAGCTTAAGATGTCGATGATCACGTTAAATGATTATCGGGAGTTGGCTGAGGATAATAGGAGAAGGATGTTGTCTTATGAGCGGATGTGGCCTAATGCTTTTGATAAGTATATCAAATTTATTTAGTTGCGGGGGAGGGAATCGAACCCTCGATCTTTAGGTTATGAGCCTAATGAGATACCTCTTCTCCACCCCGCGATTATGACGCAAATATACGTTTTTTAAAAAGAAAAAAAAGATAATATGGCAAAGAAAAATGATTGGATACATTTAGATAAGACAAGTGGTACTGGCCCTGCTGAGGTTAAGGTTACAGCTGATATTAATGAGACCGGCGAGATACGTCAGGTAACATACAAGGTTATAAAAGAGGGAACCAAGGAAGAGAAGACGTTCGTGTGCAGGCAGGAGTCCGTCCCGGTGGTGATCATCCCGGAGTTCGATTACCTTGTTCTTAGGTATATCTGGGCTGACGAGGACGGCATTGACTTTGACACGGCTACCGGTTTCGATAACACCGGCCTCCCGGACGTGGACGGCAAGCTGGTTGGTTGGAGTAAACAGTACCAGACCACGCAGGAACGGGTAGGTGATTATCTTATCCACGGTGGTGATAATATGGAATCAGGTAATGAGGCCGCTTTGATCCAGATGGGGCCGTTGTTGGATGGCGATAATTACGATAAATTACCTCTTGAGATCAGGTGCGGTATATACGGTAACTGGTATGGTGGTCGTGAGAAAGGTAATGTCACTATCAGGTTCACGGCATATAAGGGAGGTACGATGGAGAAACGTGGATATGATTTTGTCAATATCGGAGGCGAGGAGGTTTATACTGGTGATACCCCTACCAACGTATCCGCCCATGGTGAGGATAATTGGCAAAATATAAAGACCTTGTATTCTAAGGTAGGCACGATGATCTATAACAAGGAATCTCGTGACTGTATTGTAAGAATAGGTGAGTGATTGTTCTTTTTCATAATACAAATATTTATCAGCTCTCTCGTCCGTGAGGATGGGGGAGTTTTTTATTTTTTAGTCCTTTACTTATGACATATTTGATTTTTTATTGTGCAGGAATAATCTAGCTTTGCCGAAAACTAGTATTATGGTCACATTGAATGATGTAAATAACGAACTCCATGTCCGGTTATATATACTGGAGGTGCTTAAGGATTATATAAGAGATGATGATTTCGACGAGCTTTTAGATAAGGCGTTGGATTTTGTCATGGAAGGCGTTTCTATGCCTAAGGCTCCGGCCAAGGATACCACCATGAGTGACATATCAAAGAGCGTTTTGGCTTTGGTAGCGGGTGCCGGATTAGATGAGAGGCTAAGCAAAAGCTCTTTAGAGTTAGCTTACGATAGGTATAAGATGAGGTACGTATTCGATCCTCGAAATCGGGATATACACGGTGTAGTCGTAGGTTATTCCAATGACTTTAATAGTCTGGTAGCTGTGTGTGATGAGGGATCGAAGAAAGGAGTGGACAAAGGATCTACTGATTTTGTGGATGTCAATGAGAGATACGTGACTAACGGTTTCTTTTACATATCTGTAGAGGATGCCGATAAGCAATCGAACTACATGGGTGGAAATTCGTAATTATTATGTTTTTGTGCTTTACCACGAGACGTTTTAAGTGTTTAGTCTTCCTCCTGACTTGTGAAAGTTAGGAGGATTTTTTTATATTCGCGTGATTTGAATGTTTTAGCATAATACGTACAGTTTTTGTTAAGATCCGGCGTGTAAGTGATTATCCGCCGGATTTGTTATCTTTGCGAAAAACATAACATCGTGCAGAACAATTCTAACATAGCGGTTCCCGACTCCGGGATGAACAGGGATAAGCATCCACAGGATCTATCCCCGTCTGAATATAGTTTCGCCTTGAACGCTACCATAGAGGGTGACGATGGAAGCCAGCTAAAGATCCAGAACGAGCCTAGTACCCTTTTATGTAAGCGATTCGATGGCTATAAGGTTATTGGGTATAAGAATGATATAGCTGGTGATAACACTTATTTCTTTCTATCTAATCCGGATGATAATACGTCTAAGATCACGTTCATGCGGTCATTGGATTATATCAAGACCGTTGAGGATCAATTGGCTGGATCGGGAAAGGACATCCATCGTATCCTTGGCGAGAGGCTTGAGGAGTCGGATGGTCGTTTTGATGAGATATGTGATTTGATGGAGGTCCTGATAGAGGACTGGGTTGATGACCCTTGTCTTAATTTCTCCATTCATCATCCGATCTTCGATATAGAGATCAAGGACGAGAAATGCGGGAAGGTGATATACTGGACCGATGGATATAATCCCCAGCGATATGTTATGGTCGATAAGGCGCTTAATCCTGACGATGATGGTGACTTCTGGTACCATTATCATGGGTATAAGACTTGCGGTGACGACACGCCAATACAAAGGTGCAGGCTGGCGTGCGAGAAGCTGCTGGTATTCCCGCTGCTGACAGCCCCGTGCGTGGAGCCGGAGGTCGTGGAGTTCGGGGGGAGCCTGCGTGCCGGGACCTACCAGTTCTGCGTGGCGTTGTGCGATGAGTTCGGGATTGAGAAGACCGGATATTGCTCATTGACCAACCCAATCATGTTATTCGATCGTCAAGATATGGTTATCCGCGATGGTTTATGGGGTAAGTCAACCAACATGGGTATCCGCCTTACCGTGTCTAATATAGATAAGCAGGTATCTCATTATAAGATAGGTGTTATACAGAATACGGTTGGGTTTAATGGTGAGCAAAGCCCGGTTCTTGAGTATTTCATAGAAGGTATACATCCGATAACGGAAAGGACCATCTATTACCTTACGGATCAGTATAGCGAGCGTACGACCATGGAGAAGTTATCCAAGGAAATACCGGTATATAAGACAGCCAGAGGCATGACGTCTGTCGGGAATCGTCTTCTTCAATACGGCTTGACCGTGGAGAACGAATGGAATCTTCAACCGGTCGTTAACTTCTTGGGTCATTTCGTTAAATGGCAGACATCGATAGCCACGGAGAATCTATATAAAGACGGTGTGGCTTGCTCTAAATACGCCTCTTTCATGCGTGACGAGGTATATCCGTTGGGTATAAGATTCTTTACCAATACGGGATATAGGACAGCTAGATTCCCGCTTATCCCTCGTCCGGCCACAAGGGAGGAGATGGAGGTTATCGTTGATGAGGACGGCAACTCTGAAGACCTATCAGCGGCTTCGGTATTGGAGAACAACCCGCAGTGCGCCGGGAACAGCCGCCGTTATCTTTGGCAGTTTAAGAATACGGCAAAGATCATAAACGACCCGTCTTGGGGATTTGATGATTTTGGGGGAGAATGCAAGAATCAGCTAGATGTTAAGCAACTCAGATATGTAGAGCAGGAATATGCCACGGTAGGAGAGACCCAATTCGTTATCAATACGATGGGGGAAGATGTTACGGTAGATGATGCTATTGATTATATCGCTGATAATATAGAGAACCTATGTGATATTATAGAGCCTAATGTGGGTATTACCGATGAATTATGTAAGGCTATATCGTTGCCGGAGGATCAAGACGGTATAGAGACTCCAGATTTCCCTAGTGGATGTGATGATATCGAGAGGATAGAGACCATGACTATATTGGATAAAAACTCTTTGGTAGATTCTAGGATTGATTTTACGTATAAGCTGGCTAGTGATTACGTGGAGACCGAACCTACGACATTAATACAAAGTAACGCCGAGTCTCAAAGGAAGTTTTCTGTATTGTGTGATTTTGATAATTACTCTAGTGGAGGCAAGAATATCATAGATCTGGTTCAAGAGTGGCTGGATGGTCAGGATGAGGACAAATTCCCGTCTGATATAGATTCTTCCGCCTTGGTCTTGTGTCAGGATATGTCTAATGTCCGGCAGCTATATGATGAGGGTATATGTACTAATGGTTGTTCGGTAGGAGATCCGTACGTGAATCCTACTATTGACGATGTGCAACTACCTACGTTCCAAGGAGGTAGGTCATTGGGTAAATGTACGTTCTTATTCCAAGGCGATGGGTGGGAAGGCAAGAAGCATACCGAGACTATGCTTGATATATTGATGGATTCAATGAAAAAGTACTTCCCTCAATATGAGAGTCAGTTTGGTATTGAGAACGCCATGTGTCTTTTTGGCGATGGTGATAATTCTAAGTTTAATACCGGTATAACTACTGACTGGGAAGGTCGTGTGTCTGTGCAGAATGATATTGACGCCAAGACCAATTGGTTCGGCAGAAGCAACTTGACTTATTTCAAGTTCTATCCACATGTATCCTCATACGCCAGATGGGTGGAGTTGGATTATGAGAAATACATAAGTGGTTTATCCGATCCCGATAACGATATTATGTATATAGAGATGATGGGTAACTATAATTATCCGATCGGTGACTCATCATCATACAATAAGGTTCGTATAACGTTTTTCTCGGACAAAGAAGGTACCGTGGCTCCTAATCCTTTGGCTAATGATGCCAAGAAAGGTGTTATAGTGAATTACGTGGATCATAAGATATTTATGATGCCAAAGTACTTGTTCTGGAATGATGACAAGACTACTTTCCATAAGATATATGTTTGCATCGAGCCTGCGGTATGCGTGTTCTTCACCGGTTTCGCCATGAGGCAGGACATGAAGGAGCTTGCCGGATTCTATACGGCCGGCACCGCCATCTTCCCCGCCCCGTTCTGTTTTGGCATTCGGCCGCTGGAGGTGAAATACGTGTTCTTCTTCACGAAAGAATTGAAATTAAGGAGATTTGTTACCTATGAGGCGAAATGTGTCTCATGTGGGGATAAGCCCGCTGACTGCGCTCCCAGGCCATATCAGTATGGTGATTTCGGATATTGGGAGTCTACCAATAAGTACCCGGCTAATTTTGAGTTGTATGATTCAAGTAAGATCGGGATATCATCGGGAGGATCAAAGAGGAAGGACATAATAGATTCTTTGACGAAATACTATGGGTCTCCTAAATCAGTTGGGGGTAAGTCTTATTTCACCGGTAATGGGGGTAACGCTGAGTACCCCAATACGTCAACCACGTTTTGTCAGAGACCTATACGTCATTACAAGTTCCCGGATAACTCTGTCGCTCCTTTTATGGGTAATCCGTCTCAGCTGACCGGTCAATATGGAGTTGACTCCTATATTTATCCTATGGGGGTGATGCTTGATGACGATATCGTTAATGAGTTTTTGGATATAGCGGTAGAGAACGGTCTTATAGATAAGGCTAGAAGGGATTCTATAATAGGATATGAGTTGCATAGGGGCGATAGGACGTTGGATAAGAGCGTTATCGGAACCGGTCTGGCTTATGATATGTTTAAGTACGATGATCCCGACGGATCGGCTAACCTTTATCCTAATTACCCTTACAACGATTTGTCTGATGATATGTATATCTATAAGGATATTAATCGTGAGAAATTTATAACGCATCCGTTTAACAGGAAGGGTAATATCTGGTATTCATTCTTAAGTCCTGATATTGCCTTTAACAAGCCTGACGCTCCCACCGAGTGCCTTGTTGATGGTTATCAATTAGGTAAATCCTCCGGTATATTCAGGGAGGTGGAGGATCACCCTAAATGGACGATATTAGGGAGTAAGGCTTACAGTATGGCAACGTCATTGGCTACGGTGGAGGCTATGGCTAATTTAATATCCGCTATAGCTGAGTATACATATCAGTCGGCTTCACAGCAATATGTCGGTGGAGGCGTGTTCTTTTTAGCCAACCCTGTCGGCATAGCGCTGACGGCTATCCGTCTGGCTACGGGTATCGCCAAGGCCACAGCCCAGTCCGTGGTGGATATAGGCAAGTACAGGTATCAGTGGTTAACGGCATTGATAGATAGGGGACCTAGACGGAACTATGCTTATTATTATACTTCTGTCGCTCATTATAATTTATTTTACCCAAAAATAGGGGCGTCGGAGCTACGTGGATTGTCAACGGCCAAATATATCAAGAGCGGGTTGTATCCGGTTACAGACATCTCGTCACAAGGGGGAACCGTAGGCGGTAAGCCTATTATCATAAACAACCTCGATCGTGAGCATTCGTTGTTCATGTCATTTGGTATGGATAAGTATATGCTTGAATATCCGGAGTTGGTTTCAAGTTACGATACCAGCCGTATTCAGGATGAGTGTAATATTCGTAACGATGAGGTGGCTGGTATGACGCCTCATTCTATGACACGTGAATCTTTCGTATCCTGCCCTTATATGAGGATAAAGAAATATTCTCCGGCTCAATACGGGCAGATAGAGGATATCAGGTGGGTATCGTTAGGTGGTTGCGGGTTGATGGATGAGGATAAGCGTAAACCTGTTTTTGGAGGAGATGTGTTTATATCAAGGTTCTCGCTTAAGAGGAAGATGCCTATGTTTTACTTGACTCAGTTTGGTCAGGGAGACATGATACCATTCCCTTATTACGATTATCGGAACATCGGATATCCCCGTTATTTCGTTAATTACGATACCGGGGAGGATTATCTTAACAAGACCGATACGGATACCGGATCGCTATACTCTTTCCCTAGCCGGAAGAGCGCTTATGAGATGGTTTGCAAGACCGGAGATATGTATCTTAGCGGTCGTTTCTTCCTATACTTCTATGGTATACCTCAGTTCCTCGTGGAGTCTGAGATCAATTGCAATTTCCGTATAGCCGGGCCTGAGCCTTACGAGGGGTTTTATCCGGAGGTAGGGGATTATATATCATGGACTCAAGAGCGTAATGTCCCTATATCAAGGGATAATGTGTTTAAGATGAGTCCTGTGTATAAGAATCGTTTTACGCTAGGCGGAAGGTCATTACCAGAGACATATGATAGCAATTTTTGGGACTGCGCCTACCAAAGACCCAACGGCGTCATATGGAGCACCGCCGACGTGTCGGAGAACGGCATGACCGATCCTTGGCTGTCGTACAAGCCTATGGATTACCATGAGTTCAAGACCTCGTTCGGGAAACTTATAAGCATGAAAGGGATAGAGTCGGATCAGATACTGGCTCGCTTCGAGAATCAGGTAGGGCTGTATAACGCCATAGACGTGTTGGCGGAGAGAATATCCCCGGAGAATAGCGAGCTAGGGACAGGTGGTCTTTTCGCCTCTCGTGGTATCGAGTATAATAATACGACGTTAGGATATTCCGGGACCCAGAGTCGGGATATGATCAGTTGCGAGTTTGGGCATTTTTGGGTCGATTTAAGGCGTGGTCAGGTGTTTAAGGTAGATTCTAATGGTAGGAATCTTACGGAGGTCACACCGGGGCTTAGAAACTGGTTTAAGGAGCATCTTCAGATGAAGATCATCCGTAGCCGGATATATAACGCTGATACGGACGCTGAGTTGTCTTATTATGATATCGATAACAAGTTCTTTGGTATAGGGCTATCCATGGGCTGGGACAATCGGTTCAAGAGGGTTCTGATAACCAAGAAAGATTATATACCGGTAGGGAATCCGAGCGAGTACCAATTCCGTGGCGGCCGGTTCTACAGGAACGGGCAGGCGGTGGAGCTACAGGACGCCAGCCATTTCACGGACGTCTCGTTCACCGTTGGATATAACTGCCTGAAGGGTGAGTGGAAATCATATTTGTCCTACACCCCTGACTATTATATCGAGCACCAGCATTATTTCCAGTCTGGTAAGAATTACTCTAACGACGATCGTGAGATAGGATTATGGTCGCATGGTCTAACCAACCAATCTTATCAAGTATTCTACGGTAAGTTATATCCGTTCGTCATAGAGGTACCTGTCCGTGAGCAGTATGTGAATAAGATCCTCACGAACTACCAATATCGGATGGATGCCAGAAGGTATCAGGATGAGGTTAATTACCAAATTCTTAGGACTACTGGATTTAATAAGGCATGGTTTTATAATGATACCAACAACAGCGGTGAGCTTCGGATGGTTATCGCCGACAAGAACGATATGAGCCAGCGGTTAAGGTATCCTGTAACCAATGACGATAGCCGTGAGATACTGGTGACGGAGGTTGATCAGAAGATAAATATAAATGACTATTTTAACGAGGTCAAAGACGATACTAATAACCTCCCGGTATGGATCAAGGACGTGAATGATATTGACCGGAAGATCGACCCTAGGGCCGTCGATTATCACCGGAGGTGGCGTGATCGTCTTCGTGGCGATTGGTTCTTGGCTAGGTTCGTGAATGACATTGAGAGTCGGTTCAAGATGATAGTTCGTTGGTTTAGCAATGAGGAGAAAGTTTATTGATTTATTAACATATAGGGGGGGGGGTATTTTGCCGCCTCTCCCTTGTATATTAAAACGATATGGAGGATTTTATTGGTAAGTACGATGGTAATCAAATAGACAGTAGACTTGATAAGGTCAAGGATATGGTTGGCGCCACGGCGTCCGGGGCTGGCGCTGCGGGATTGGTGCCGGCTCCTGCTAAGGGGGATGAGGGTAGGTTCCTTTGTGGTGATGGTACGTGGAAGGACGCAGTAGCTAAAAGTGATGATGAGGATGCTTTTTTAGCTATCATCTTACAGCTTGTAGGAGATCAATCTACTACTTTGCCTCAATCTCAATATAATACTATAAAGTCGTTGTTTGATGGTAGTTCTACGTCCAATGTCAGGATGATAAGACCTAACAATTCTTTTGTAGAAGCGTTAGGTGGCGTGAATATTAATGATTTGATGGTTTTTAATGATCAAAGGAATGATTGTATCACTATTTATATCAGCGCTTCAAATAATTCCCTTAATATGGGATTTTCAGATATATCTATATCTGTTTACCCTAATTTGAATGTTGAATATATTAATTCTTCTTTAAATATAGCATCATCAGATAACACCGAGATAGTTATTGTAAGGTCTTTTGGGAATACAGAAGATAATATAAATTTTGATAATCAGTTTCATCTTAAGTTGAAAGGGACTGGGAATAAAGCATTGATGGATAATGGGTTATATCAGGATATAAGAGGTATAGACATATCAAGTTATCTATTAGAACCTGGGACTATTAATATAGTATCATCTATAACCAAATCAAAATATGATGATATAAAAAGTTATATTCTAAATAATTATCATATGTATTTTTCACGAGTGATATCTAGCTCCGGTTTTACGGCGGCTTTTAATTCATATATCATAGCAAGTTATATTTATGATGCCGCTTATTTGGCATTTTTTGATCCGAATTCTTCAAAAATGAGTAAGATAAAAATTAATTATGATACTTATGAGGTAAGTACTATTGTAATTTAAATATTTGATGTTATGGCAACAGGAAAAGCTAGCGGTAAGAAGAAGGGCAAATGCCCGAAATCAGGATGTATCAAGAAAGTAGGGAGTGATTGGCGAGTGGTCAGTAACAAGACCGGTAAATTATGGCCGGCTAAGTACAAGTCTAAGGAGAAAGCTAAAGGAGCCTTGGCTGCTTATCACATGCATTAGCGTATAAACGGGTACATGATTTATTATGTGCCCGTTTCGTGTTTTTAGGCTTGTGATATTATGGTTATCTTTGTGAAAAACGTAATATATGTCTAAGAAGAATAAACCGGAGGAAATCCCATCGTGGATAAGGGATTTATATAAGGAGGATCTTGATCGTGTCGTAAGAGGCGAGCGTCCTATGTATTTCAGGGGTATGGATGATAGTCCTTTGAGAAACGTGTCCCCGAAGTTTGATATCCTTAGCGGAGGAGCCGCAGTTAAAGGCATGAATGGGATAAGAGGTGCGTTGTCCCCGTTGAATAATGGCATGGGTAATTATAATTTCAGTATCAGGGGTATAAATAAGAAGATCGGTGAGTTGGTTGATGAGGCGGGGCTATATTTACCTGAGAAATTAAGACCTGTATATCGGACTGTGGTGGATGCTATGTCGAGTTCCAAGGATAAGGGGTTGGGTCATATCACGCAGCCGTTGGCCAACGCCCTGTACCCAGCGGACGAGCGACGGGACCGGCGTCTGGAAGGGGAGCATCCCGTTGGTTATGTGGATGCCATAGATGGCATATGGCCTAGGAAGAAATATGGGCTATGGGGAGAAAAAATTGAGAGGAAGCAAGATGGAGGAGAAACAAGAGAGTCTGTTCTTGATAGACCTAGATTCGGGAGCAGGGTATTGGATAATTACGTAGCTTCTGCTCACCCGGTTTTGTCAATAATATATGATATCGCTAATTCAAGGTATACTGATGGCCCTACTCGCATAAATAAAGCTGCGTATTCATCAATAGATCCTATGGGGAAGAATCCGGAATGGTATGAGTATCCTGTTCATTTTATGAAGATGTTCGGGAAATATATATCTGGTGATTTTAATAACAAGTTATATGGCGATAGTGATAATGATGATTTAGGCACAAGAACTAGTGATGAGGCTTGGGCTAAATACAATAAACTCCCTTACGATGAGTCTGTATTGATAGATAATGGTGATGGTACGTATAGTATACGAAAGGAATTATCTAATAGGATGATACCTGATTCGTCTATCGTAAGGAATAGGATTGATGTGAATAGGAGTCTGTTTGATAAGGAAACTAAGGAATACAATGAAGGACTTATAAAAGCTTTAAGTGATGCCGATCCAGAGGAGTATGAGAGGATTCAGAGGGAATATAAGGATCTGAAAAGGGTAAGAGAGGGTGCCATATCAGCGGACGAGATGAATATAAAAGGGTTGAGGTCTCTTTATGATAAGGGGTATGGTGTCGTGAATGAGTATAATTATAGGGATCGTAGACTTGATAAGAACGAGACGGGTCCTCATAGTGTACTTGGTGATTATACGATATATCGTGACAAGGATATGGGCGGATACAGATATAGGGATGTATATGATTTCAATCCCGCTGTCCAGTTTCTTTTGAATGGGGATGTATTTAAGATAGATGGTAGTATTGATAAAAAGGATAGAGGAGGTTCGGTAAATACAGGGAGGGCTTATGGTTCTGGCAAGTATGTAATTGATCCTCGTAGATCAGAGGATAGTAAGATGGCTGTATATGACGAGATATGGGATTATCTGACCGACAAGAAGGGAATACCACAAACGCAAGCTATCGGTATCCTGTCGAACATCGCCGCCGAGTCCGGAGGGGACACCGAAGCCCTAGGAGCCGCCGGTGATTTTGGCATCCAACAATGGCTTGGACCGAGGAAGAAGGAGCTACAGCGCAGGTATGGGAAGAAACCGACATTGACACAGCAGTTGGATTATCTCGTGGATGAGTATCAAGGCAAGGTCCCGGGGTTAGGTTGGAATTACATCAATCAAGGAAAGTTTTTTGACAAGGACGCTCAAGGTAATGTATATAATTACTATATGTATTCTAAATCCGATTTCGATAACGCCGTCAACTACAAGGACGCTACCGTGGCATGGAATCAAGGATACGGTAGGCCTCTTGGATCGACCTTAAGAAATGAGAAGAGATTTGAGTTCGCTGATATGTTCGCTAATAGGTATGGTGTCCCGGAGAACGAGCCAATGAGATACGAGTTCGGACAGCGGGATTCGGGCACGGGGGACGGAGGTCAGCGGCCCGTACCTGAGACGGTAGCCCCTGCCGATCCTTCCTTGGCTTCCCGCTCTTCCATGGATAGCTGGTGGGAGAAGGAAGGTCAAGACCTGTTATATAAGATGCTAGCTCAATCCGGCGCTAACAAGAAAGCTATAGAGGACATCGCTAATAATATTAAGAATGATCCTCAATCGGAGGCGCAGATAGCGGAGGCAGAGCGTATGCGTAAGGAACAGGCGAAAAGGCAGTTGGTGCTTAATATGATACCGAGGTTAAGTCTTAACATAAAAGGTATGAGTAGAACTCGAAATTAATACTACATTTGTGAAATTATTAAATGTTTTAGATATGAAAAGATTGTTGTTTTTATTTGCTATGTTATTGACGCCGTTCGCTTTGATGGCGCAAGAGGTAATCCTATCAGAAGGGGCTATTACTATTGATCTGACTACCTTTACCGGCATCATGGCTTTTGTTACGATGTCAGCTACCCAACTAGCCAAGGTTGTGCCGTATATTGACACCCATAAGTGGGCTAAAGTCCTATCCGCCGTAGTCATAGGTATGCTGGTTTGTATATTAGCGTGGTTTCTAAAGGTGTCTCCATTGCTTATAGGGAGTGAATGGTGGGAGGCATTGCTGTATGGGATAGCTGTTGGGTTCAGTAGTGCCGGCTTCTACGATCTGGTGAAAGCTATAGGATCACTGTTTGTAAAAAGGATCTAGCATCTTATAATTATTTGAGATATGTAAAATTTCAAGATTTTATTATCTATAATATAGGCTATTATATTTTGTAATAATATTAGTATTGCTTATATTTGTGCGCCTACCTACTCATCACGAGCGGATAGGCGCATTTATTAATTTAAAACTTTTAGTAAAGGTATGAAAAGTAATTTGATTTTATCATCAGAGAGTAGGGAATTATTAGGTAGGAACATTTCTGTTATGTCCAAGGACGGGTTTGTATGCATAACGGAAGTTATGGAAGCCTTGAATGAAAAACGTAAATCTATGGGGTTGGAGTCTAGAAGGCTTGATCATTTGTTTGCTACTAATGGATTTCAGGAAAAGATGAAAGCTCTTGTTAGGGAGCTGAGTATTAATGATATATGTACTGTAAGAAATCTTACGGTACAAAACCACGAATTGAAAATCAATAAGATAACCGATCTCAAAAAATACGGAATGGCTTACCGAAGAGGAAAGGGGGAGGGTCAGAAATGGTATGTAAATCCGTATTTTTTTGTTATGGTAGCATTGGAATTGGATCCAGAGATATACGCCAAGGTGATAATATGGTTGCATGATGGATTCATAGAGGACAGGAATGCCGCTGGCGAGGCTTATATCAAGATGAGTTCGGCCGTCGCCATGTTGGTTAGCGACAAGAGTCAGTTGTCTGATAAGATATCAAGGGTAGCTAAGGCTATTAATTTTATCGTCTTTAACAAGCATGAGAGTGGGATAAGGAATACGGCTACAAAGAATCAGTTAAACGACATAGTAGCTGTAGAGAATGTTATCACCGGGGTTATAGATGGTGGCTTTATAGATACTTATGATAAACTTATAGATTATCTTGGTCATGAGTGGAAAAAGAAGTGGAGTAATCCTATAACGTGTTTAAAAGATTGATATTAAAAAGACTCATCGTTGTGAAATGATGAGTCTCTATTTTTTTAAACTATCTTTGTGTCAGAACGAAATTAATTTGATATGAGCAAGTATGTAATCAAGAGGAAGATACCTAAATATCAAGAGGCCGGGGAAGTCGGGTCGTATATGCTTGGTAATATGGACGGTATACAAGGGTTAGGTATAGAACCTTTGGTGAATACCAACCAAGGATTACCCGCGCCGGTCAATCCGCTAGGGATATATTCTTTGGATACTCCAGATCAGTTGAGGACTAAATACGCTAATGCTTTTGATCAGGATAATGTGTTTCCGGCTAGCTTCAAGGGTAGTTTACAGCGTATAGCTGAGAATTATCAGGACAATGGTATTACGCTTAATAACATAACTGTTAACGATGTTGATAAGTCTAAGACCGGTTCAGGCGAGACGGATGTTTTTGATTTTACCACCATCCCCTACTATGGCGCTGATGATATAGGGTCTAGATTCACTCAGATGGGTCGTGGTATAGGGCGTATGAGAAGCGAGGGATATGGTGATTTATCCACTGGGGCTAAAACAGCTAATACGATAACCACCATAGCCTCAGGAATTAGTGGTATCATGGGGTTGGCTCGTAACGTGGTTTCTGGGATAGCGTCAGAGAAAGGTACTCGTACTAATATCAGGTTGGCTCAAGATCGTGAGGCTAGGCAAAGAAGGCAATCCCAGATGCAGTACAAGGATGGTGGGGGTGTTTATCTAGGGCCTAATAATAGGTTCGATAGCGGAAGCCTTACCGGTGAGTACCTGTATCCGTTACCTAAGTCGATGGAAGATCAAGCCAACGTAGAGGTCGAGAAGGGTGAGTACGTGTCGCAGCCCGGAGAGGCGCCGATGGAGGCTATGGGGCAGAAGCACGCCGATGGTGGAACCCCCGTTTCCTTGGAGCAGGGAACGAAGGTTATTACCGACGACACAACCATAGAGCCGGATTTCGCTAAATACATCAGAGATACGTATGGGATCAAAGCCACGCCTAAGGATACGTATGCTACGTTAATGGACAGGTATAAGGCTAAGATCGGTCTTAAATCGGCTTACGATGACCAGAAGAAGGCATTGGAGAAGCTGGAGAAAAATAATAAGATAGATGATGAGAATACAAGGCGTTTGAACGCCTCCGTATTATCCAAGGCTATAAATGATAGCAACGATATCGTTAATGGATTAGAGGGAAGATTTACGGACTTCGCTAACGTCATATACAAGGAGCAGGAAGACCGGAAGATGAAGAAGGATGAGGATACGTATTTCGCTAAGGGTGGTGAGATAGATAACATCATATCCAGATCCATGAAAGAATACGGTCTTACGGAGGAGGATATAGCTGAGGCCAAGAAAGAGCTGCTTAAGAAAGTGGCTGGTATTCGCCAGAAGATGGAGAAAGGTGGTAGTTCTTTATTCGATTATCTACTTACTTTCCGTCCCGTAGAGAACAAGTATAATAATAAGGATAACACGTTTGGGTATCAGCGTCAAGGTCAGGATGGCTCTTATGGCGGTATTAATACCGATGAGAGACTGGAGTATTATAAGACGTTCATGCCTTTGGCTTATGATGCTTATATGAGCGCTCCGAAGGCTACTGCCGCCAAGGCTCTTCAGGATGCTATATACAGCACTACTGGTGGGTGGATGGGCTTGGCCACGGCGGAGAACCCGATCATCGCCAACGCAGAGGCGCTTCGGGATTATACGACACTCGTTTCCTTTGGAGGCGAGGATAGCCAAGGTAATTACCCGGAAGATAAGAAAGCCTCATATCATGATAGGATGAGAGACAATAAGTTTGGTCAATATTCCTCATCTCGTCCTATGATCGGTCTGGATGTTGTTACAGAGGAACAGCATAAAGCTCTTAACGACGCTGGTATCACTCATTTTAGCCAACTATTCTCTGACAAGAACAAGGATGTCGTTAATAAGATACTTGGCGAGGATATGCTTAAGATGCAGGCATTGAGATCCATGAAAGGAATGGAAGGTCTTGATTTTATACTTGATCCTCATAAGGTGGCTCCCGGTCCTATGGATATAGGTGATGTGGAGGAACCTGATGTTAAACTGGATATGCCTGAGCTGATTGACCCCAATACACTCCCTAAGACCAATACAAATGCCGGTAAGTCGAACAGCGGCAATGGAGGCAGGAATATAGTAGGTGGTGGTCTTGACTTCCCCGAGGTATTTAGGATGACCCCGGGAGCCGTGACAACGGAAGGTCTGGAAAGGCATTACGCTCCTACCGTGGATCCGGTGTTGAGATCGGCTGATCAGTATATGGTTGAGACCAATCGTGCTTTCCAATCACAATTGGATCAGATGGGTAATGTCCCGGATTCCCAGAGAGGGGCTTTATCATCCAACTTACAGGCTATCATGAGTTCCAATATAGGTAGATACATTAATGAGGTAGAACAAGGGAACGTGGCTCAAAGGACTTGGGCTGATAATGTAAACGCCCGTACTTGGTCTGATACGTATGATAAGAATATAGCACAACGTCAAGCTTACCAGCAACGTATATTGCAGGGATTGGCTATAAATGACGAGAACTGGGCTAGGTATTTCGATAGCGTAAATGACGAGATCCAGCAGAAGTGGAATACGGCTACGACCATGAATACATTAAGGTCTATATTTGGGGGTGTAAAGATTGGTCCCAATGGACAATTAATCGCTGATCCTCAAGGAGATATATTGAGTTATAGGAGATTATATCCTGCTCAGGAAGTAACTAAAGGCAAGAAAGGATAAAGGATGGCTTCACAATATAGTATATTAAGGAATTACGGCAAGTATGTATCGCCCTACAACATGGATGTCATGATGCAGGGGATGGGGTACATGCAGCAGAAGATAGATACCAATCGGCAGGCTATAAACGAGTATGCTGATTATATTATCAATTCTGACATTATAAAACCTCAGGATAGGGAATATCTTCAGAATAGGTTAAATGGGCTGATACAGGACGTGAATAACGTGTATCGTAAATCTAATTTGGCTTCCGACGGTATAGCCAGAAGCATACAGGCTCGTCTTGGAGAAGCTCTGGATACCCGTGTGTTGAATGCTATTGCCGGTACTAGGGAGATCCGGGCTTTTAGCGAGAAGATGGAGGATATGAAGCTGAACAATCCCAAGATGTATAGTCCTATAAACGAGGCTGAGGCTTTTGCGGATGCCGTGGCTTGGATGAATGACGGTCAGGTAGGGACACGTCTTAATCCTATACATTATACCCCTTATACGGATTACCACGCTGAGATTGATGAGAAGATGAAGAATTTCATCTCCCTTAACAAGGGGAAGAAAGTCAATGTACCGGTGACTGATGCCAATGGCAACAGGACGGGCGAGATGCGTGAGATGTATATAGATGAGATGAGTTACGCTCAGGTCAGGGATATAGCCATGGCTTCTATATCTGAGAACGGTAAGGCTCAGATGCAATTAGAGGGAAGATATATGGCTAGAACGAATCCTGACTTATTTAATGTTCAAAGCACCTCAGATTTCCTTAAGGGGTATATTGATGATTTCAGTGTCAAGGAAGAATCCATACGAGCCAAGCTAAAGGGCGTTGGCAATGATAAGGTCAAAAAGGCTAGGTTGGAGTCAGAGCTGGCGGATATCACCAAGCAGAAAAATGATTTCGTGGAGGAGGCTGAGGGCGTTATCGGCAGCAACTACAGTCCGGAGCGGGCCGGCATGTTCATGGTGAGGCAGCAGTTCCTTCGTGGCGTGGGGTTACGATGGTCTTATAATAACTCATACGAGACGCTTGGTGTTGATGATTATTATTTCAAGGCTAATCAACAGATGATGGAGAGGGCTAAGTTCAATGAGACAAAAAGGCATAATCTAGCCATGGAGAAATCCGCTTTGATAAGAGCTAGTAAATCAGGTAAATCGGAGAATGGAAATGGTGGAGGCGATGACATGACCGGTCCCACCGTGGTTACGAAGAGTGCCAATCTTGAAGATGTGAATATAAGCGATGAGTTCATGAATGGATTTATAGCCAATGAAAAGGCGGTGACTACCGGCATGGGTAATTTCGTTAAGTCATTATCAGATGACGCTAGAAGGAAGATCGACGCATGGGCGTCTGATCCTGAGAATAGTAACGTGGTCAAGGATATGGATAACGATCAGGTTATCATGACTTATTTTAAGGCTAATGGTGGATCTACGAATACACTTCTTGATTATAATGGAAAGGATAGTTATATAAAGCTTCTTGGGTTAAATAACCAAAGGAATAAGTATAGTAAGATTAATGAGGGTTTCAATAAGGCTGAGAATACTGTTTTGGATGGTGTTGATGCTATAATTGAGAAAGAGGCTAGATCGTATGAAGGATCAGGTATAGACATTAGTTACGGATTTGGCACATTCAATCTTGGGGATATTAACAATAATGGTGATAAGGTTTTTGATATAGATGGCATAAACGATATAACATTAGACGATTGGGCTAAGCTATCTGCTTATAGTTCTTTGCTAAATGATAATATAAACGTTGTTAATAGTAATATTCAAGGGGAAGCGCCATACGTATCGGTAGATTCAGGTCAGTCAAGTATTATTATGGATCGTTTGAATGATCTTATGGGAACGTCTTTGTCGCTTGATGATATTGAATCTATAATGTCTCTTGCCGTATCTGGGGCTAGTAAGAATAAGCACATTGAGGAAATAAGAGATAGGTTTGCCGGGGATAACAGGGCGATCGCTGTCGCTACCGCTATATATGATGAGGCTCATAAAGAGAGGAATGATTTATTAAGACATAAATGGAGTCGTGGGGATTTAGGTAGGATCGCTGATGACGCTAAACGTGCTGGCGAGGATTACCTGAGACAATATCGTCATGAGTATGCCGAGCGTGAGTATATCTTCTCCGGTGATTATCCGTCTAAAAGTCAAGAAGAGAAAGATTATATAAAGGTTAGTGACCTATTTACCCGTGGTGGCGGTTTTATTCCTAAGGATAAGGATAATGCCAATACGAAGATAACGTTTACCATATCCCCTATAGGTGATGGTAATTATCAGATCATTGGTAATAATGGAGGTGATGGCAGATCTGTTGTTGAGGTAAGTGAGGCTGATTTAGTCGCCAATGACCTTACTTTTTATAAAGAAGATGTAAATATCCCATCCGAGACCTACGACTCTGGTGTTGTATCTATATCGTTTGCCAATTCAAGTGATAACGCTTATGGGAAGATGGCTAAGTCATTGTTGGTAGCTCCATTCGCTTACGCTAGCGGGGCCAAGGACACGGTAATGCCTTATATAGATATGTTTACGAATATAAATGACGGTAATATCAGGAAGAATCAGACGATGATCGCTACTGACGTGTTGTTCGATAACGCTTCTATGTACGAGTTAAGGGCTTCTGGATATAAGTATAATAATGGTTCCTCTGGGATAAATGTTGATATATATAGCAAAGGAGAGGCGAGAAAGGGTAATACCCCGTTATACTCAATTGATCTGGATGGTGTTAATTATGCTGATGAGGTGGCTAGAAAGATTGATTTCTGCCCGCAGTATTATTTGGTCATGGCATGGCAGCAGATACTTAGCAAGGAGAATGAGGTGTATTGGAGGAGCGAGGGAAGATCTACTACTGATGATTTCGAGAGCTTCATCTCGCCTATAGCTGATATGATTGATCAGGAGATAAGAAACAGGAATAACGGAAATAGTGGAAATAATGGAAACAATGGAAATCTATAATAATACCTCTAACGGAAAGGATCTTGCCGAGAAGTACAGATATCCTACCATGAACGTAGATAATATAAAGGCTATTGGCGCAGATTCATATAGTATACCGGATCGTGACCTGCCTCCGGTATTGGATCCGTATTCCGCTTCCGAGAGATCAAAGTCCCAGATACCATCATTGTCGGAGAGGATCAAGAATACTGTTAAGACAAATTATTATGATGATATGAAACATATGTCCCCATTAGGATATATGGCTTCTGATCAAAGCTATAAGGGTAGGTTCAATCTTACTGGTCCGGAGATATCGTTGGAGGATTCAAGGTATCGACTTAGTAGCGGTACTTGGATACCTAAATACGAGTCTTATATCCCCGGTGTAGATAATGACACACGTTTATCTAGGAGTCAAGGTAGGACTGAAAAATGGATGAGAGGTTTGGGAAAATTTGTAGGTAAGACTGCCCTATACGGATTAGGCGGCGTTATCCAGCCTTTTTATGGTATTTACGCCGGTGTATCCAGAGGTAATTTTAACGCTGTTTTTGATAACGATTTCACGAGATGGTTGGATGATCAGGACAAGAAGATGGATTACGGTCTTGCTCATTATTACAATCGAGAGGAGCGGGACATGAACTTCCTTCAAAGTATGACCACGGCTAATTTCTGGTCTAACGATTTCTTATCCGGTCTTGCTTTTACTGTTGGAGCCATGTTATCATCAGCCGTATATTCCGGCGCTGGATTGATGAACTTAGCTCGTACGGGAGCTAGGGCAGGCGTGGCATTGGCTAGGATAGGCAAGGCGGCTTCGGATACCAAGAAAGCGTTCGGCGCTTACCTCAGGGCCGCCCGTATAGGACAGAGGGTAGGCAAGGGACTGGACACCGCCGCCTTTCTTGGCACGTCCACCGCATGGGAGGCATCTGTCGAGGCCAGAAGTATGCTGATGGAGGCTGAGGAGAATTTCAGGCAGTCTTACCGTAACGCTTATGGAAGGGAAGTCCCATATGAGGAGCTTATGAAGTTCAGGGCTGATAATGCCAATGCCGCTAATGCTGTATTCGCCGCCAACGTCGGCATATTGTCATTATCCAATATAGCTATGTTCGGTGATATGTTCGGCATGGATCTTGGCGTGGATAAGTTTATAAAACGCAATATATTTGGCGTAGGGGCTGAGAGGATGGATAACGGTATGTTAAGAACCATAACGCCAAAGAAATGGCAGAAAATAGCCGGGAATACGTTCAATATTATCAAGCGCCCAGTGTCAGAAGGTCTTTATGAGGAAGGTCTTCAGGGAGTGGCTAGCAAGTCCGCCGAGGATTGGGTAGAATCAAGATACAATCCTATGGCTATCCGTCAGAACATAGGTTATATGGAGGCTATAAAGAACGGGTTCAAGGAAACATACGGGTCTAGTCAAGGCTGGAAGGAGATCGGCATCGGTATGATTATCGGATCGGTTATGGGTGGAAAGACCTTTGGAGGTATAAAGGAATGGAGCCAAGACATGTCCCGGAACAAGGGGATGGTGGAGGCCTACAACGCCAATGCCGGCGCCTTGACCGAGGCCGCTGTCCGTGCTATTCGTGGCAGTATGGCTCTTAACGCTCAATTATCTGGCGTAGACACATCGTACGAGAGTGATGGTAGGATCATAAACAAGGATTTTAGTGACGCCGTATTCAATCGTCTCCGTTATGATTCGGAGATGGGGATGCTGGATGATACCAAGGAGAATTTCAGGACGGTAGTCGAATCTATACCTAACAGCGATATAGCCTCCGATATGAATATGACAGATGAGCAGGTAAATGAGTATAAGTCCAACCTTATCAGTGAGTTTAATAAGAAGGTAGATAATTTTACCATGGCCAATAGGTTCGCCGACTCCCTTACCGATGGTATATCCAATAGGTCGTTTAACGCCTATATCTCCAATATGGCTTATAATGGCCTTGAGGCGAAGGATAATTTGAACGATATTGCCAATCAGTTAAGAAGGATATACAATACGGATATAGGCCCCGCTCTTGATATATATTCTCGTCTTAATCCTGATTCGAGCAGGGATCTTGAAGAACTCAGGAAGCTTACGGATGATATACAGAGGATGGAGAAGAATATCTTGAGGCTTCAACAAAGTGTCGCGTCGAAGGACGCTCTTGAATCTGATAAGGCTAAGTTGGTCAAGGAGAATGATAGGCTTCTTAAATTAACAGAGGATAGGATCGCATTGGAGAGGAAATTAACTACGTTAATTAACTCAGAGGCTGATATATCTAAGTTGTTCTTAAATAGAAATGATTCAAGGATCAGTGCCGCTGATCTTATGGCGGCTTATGATACTATAGCTGATTTTGAGAACGTCGTATCTATCCGTGGGGTTGATAATTATAAGGAGGCTATGGCATTGCTTAGTGAGTATCGTCATAATCTTGTGGCTTATAAGAATATAAACGAGTCTCTTCGTCGTATGCGTGACAGAAGATTCATCCGGGCGCAGGAGCGCGGGTTCATGAAGATATTATCGAACGTATGGGGTAAGACTTATGAGGAGGATGATAGCAAGTATGATTTCAGGAATACTGATAATCCTGATGCCAATGATCTTTACGCCAACGACCAAGCTATAGACAAGGCTTACCAAGATGGTCTTATAGGGGAGGATGAGGCATTTATGTTCAAGACATATAATCATATGATAGCCAGATCTATGGAGAACGAGATTAAGACCGATGAAGGTAATATAGTCGAGAGGGTTCCTGATGATGAGGATATCATAAATCCTTCTGACGATAGAATCAATAATATAGCTATAAAGATATGGAACGGTAATGAGGATGTCTTATCTCCTAGGGAGAGACAGATATATGATAATAACAAGCCTCGTGTCGATAGTCTAGTTAACGGGTTTGGGGATAATCCTATTTCAAGGATCAATAAGGCTAGATCGATAATAGATAGATTGAAGATCCATGATAATATTTATGATAATATCAAGGACGCTGTTGATGATATTGTAGATATGAATATCAATGGTCTTGATCAGGATCAGATCAAAGAAGCTATAAAGACTTATAATGATCTTATGAATGAGGCTGACAATGGCAATGAGATTGATCAGGATAAGCTTAATGAGGCTATTGATATTATCAATAATTATTCCGATGGGCCTCTTCTTCAATTCGTGGAATGGATGAGGTTGTATGATAACGGAAGTATAGCTGTCAAGGATTACGATAAATCCATACCTATGGGTGATGTCCTCACAGAGAGCGAACCCGGGACATCCACCGGCAGGACGGAAGTTAACGCCGCCCAGAACCCGGTGGTGTTGATGGCCCAGAAGAGAGAGATCGGTGGGGTCATGTATTATGAGGTTGGCGGAATGAGACTTGATAGGTTTATGGACAGTCTTGGGCTTAAAAGATCTGATGCCACTGATACTGATAATGGAAGGGTGATGGATTTCACCAACGGAACCGACATATTTACTGTTATAGAGTCGAATAACCACTCAAGATGGATGATTAGCGAGGATGACGCTCAGGCTTTCGAGAACGCTACCGGTGTCATATTGGGGCGGCAAACCGCCTTGTCGACCTCCATCTGGTTCATGGTGTATCGCAAGGGGCAGGATGGATCTATTGTCCCTTATTATACGGGTGATACGTTTGGATCTAACAACGAGTCGGTGAATCAGGAAGCCGTAGCTAATCTCCGTAAGGATAATATCGTAAGGTTTAAGATGGATATGTCAGATCCATATACCAAGGAATTGTATGATAAATACAATAGCCTTAACGCCGTTGACCCTAATTCTGATGAGACTAAGTCGGCTTACCGAGAGCTGGTTGATAATATGGTTATTAAGATCGTGGATAGCGACGGCAATTTCGTCTCGGTACTGAAAGCCAATGACCCGGATTCAAAAGGAAGTAACGCTGATTTAAGGAGTAGGGCCTTTGAGTTATATAGGGATAATATAGGATCTGTTACTGGCGAGATTGATATACCGTTCGTAGGTACAGTTACCAGTGTTTTGCCGGGAAGACCTAATTTTAGCGTAAGTGATGATAATGGTACGTTGATGGTATCCGAGAATGATTTTACCAACGAGACGGTTGGTAAAGTCGAGAGCGTAGGATATATAGAGAATGGGGAGGTTACGATGAGGGATGATATTAAGTATAATATATTCCCGTTCTGTACGGCTATCGTCAGGGACAAGTATGGTGACTATAAAGATTCACGTATCCCGGTCGTAGCTATAAAGACAGGAAATGGAAGAAATTACCTGTACCCCGTAAGATTGAAAAATCAGGATATATCGTCATTCTCATCCATGATCGGATCGATGGCTGATAGGATTACGGAGGGTCTAGGCGGAGGCGTAAGTATTGATGATATAATGGATCTTAATAACGCTATAGCCAGATCAGGGTTGGATAATAAGACATATATGATTCCGCTGGCGGGAGACGTGGATGTTATCAAGAACCGGCTTAAAGCTGTCAAGGAAGCGGCTAGCAGGATGCCTATGACCGCTGACGTAAGAGGATGGATAGGTGATTCCAGAACTAAGGAGGATATTTTGATGAATGACGTTACGATCAACATCGATCTTAACAACGATCCTTTCATAGCTCCTAAGTTTAGGATGAGTATCAAGGAGAACAAGGTATCCAAGGAGGAGACGGAAGTCTCGTTCCCTAACCTGCCGGATCTGCCATCGGAGTTCGCCTCGCCTACGAAGGCGGCCGAGGACAAGTCTTTGGTTTCCGACGGTAACGTAGTATCCGGAGAAAATGAGGCGGAAAATCCTTGCTAAATAAAATATCTTGACTTATCTTTGCGGCGTCAGTCCATCACCTGACGAGTAAGATATTTAAAAGTTGGTCCCTGTCGGGTGTGTGATGGCCCCGGTGGGGACTCTTTATATTATGCAATTAGATGCCTTTTTACATCGGAAGATCATGCAAGACCTACGCATCCAGCGAGCGAAGGTCTTGATGATGTTATACACCAGTCATTATTTTGTCAATAACAGACAAAAGCAGTTGCTTGACCATACATACGCTTTAAGCAGGGATCAGGCTTTTGATTATATGACTGAGTTCAACAAAAGGCTTAGTGATAAGGTGGGTATAAAATGTACGATGGATATCCTTCTACCTACCGATGACGATAACGCTAATATCATAATCGAGTACAATGGTATCATCAAGAAGCTGATGAAGGAGGCCGAGAAGCTGGAACTTGACACTGACGCCATTAAGGAAATGATGCGTGATCTTCTTAATGAGTTGAAGGATGATATTGATCTTAATATCCTGATATTTGACGTAACCCAGTTACTTATAAAATACAATCTATTTAGGTTGGATGCCATAACCGAGCAGGAGTTCAAGGACTCTTTCGTCAGGATGGATAGTAGGAGTATGGAGATAAAGAAATTAACTTTATCTGATATCAAGAAGGTGGTGATGATGATGGAGGATAGATATAGTTATATTTCGTCTATATGATGGACAAATATAATTGATTACGTTTTTTGTAAAAATGTCTCCTGTTTGTTTGTGGTTTCAAAATAAGGTCTTATATTTGCGGTGTCCATCCGTTATTGGGCCATAAGAAGATATTAACTCGCCTAAGCGTAGGCGATAGATGAGGGCCATTGGTGGAATAACGGACGCCAATGGCTTTCGTTGTTTTTATATCATGAGTGAATTATCTGAGATTTTTAGTTACAATGGTAATGATGTAACTTTTAAAACGGTTGATGATGTAACCTATGTTAATGCCACGGAGATGGCTAAATACTTTAATAGGAGAACAAACGACTATTTATCGTTAGTATCTACTAATGAGTTAGTTAAGGCAATTACCAGAAAAACTGGTAAATCTGAAAATCAGTTAGTTATAAAGAAGACTGGAATGCCGGTTTTTTGGAGGTGGGGTATGGTTGCATGAGGATATAGCTATAGATTTTGCCCAGTGGCTTAGTGTAGATTTTAAGCTGTGGTGTACAGATAAAATAAAGGAACTTTTATTGAAAGGGCATACATCAATAAATAGGAGTAATTCTGATATAAGCAGAAGAGATCTACCATCCGATTATATAGAGGCATTAGAAGCGTTAATTAAATCGGAGAAGGAGAAAAAGGCATTAGCTGAAGCCAAGAAAGTGGCAGAAGAAGCTAAGAGGATATCTGATAATATTATCAAAGAACAGGCTCCTATGGTTGAATTTGCTAAGACAGCCGAAATAGCCCAAGAGACAGATATGTTGATCAGAGAGGTTCGGGAAAAGCTAGAGGCTCATGGATATGATATAGCGGAGAAGAATCTTCGAATATTGCTTGAGGATAAGAAGTTCTTCGCTAAGACAGGTAAGAGGTGGTTGCTTTCCCAAAGGATGATAGACAGCGGTTATGCTCGTTACAGATATCGTAATGATGACGAGTTCTACGGCACTAATACTGTCTATGTGACTCCTAAGGGATTCCAGTGGATCGTGTCTAAGATATCTGGGGAATGGATGCCTAGGTTCTTGGAATTGAAAGGTAGGGTTCTGAGTAGATCAGATAAAGATATTTTCGCTAAACGATAAGTTTCATTTTTTTTGTTATTTAGGATTGAGTTTTTTGCCTGTCCGTGAGGATCGGCAAAATGATTTGTACTTTTTCAGAGTAAACATAAGGTTTGTTATTATTGTTATTTGGCTCCCGTCCGCTCGTGAGAGTAGGCGGGATTTTCATATCTTTGTAACAAAACGATTTAGCTATGGGTAGATCTTGTTATGTTATAAAAAATAAGGAGGGTGGGTTAGATAATGTCCTTGCCCCGAACGACCAACCATCCGGATTATACCAAAGGGCGATGGAGGTGCTTGGCGACCAGAAGCAGGCCTTATCGGTCTGGGGTACGGCCTACTCCCCCGACTTCGTGTCTTTCTTTGGCGATTGGATGTCCATGCCATCAGAATACGGCTTAGATAGCAATGGGGAGCCTAGGTATGATGATGTCATGTCCTTTATCAAACAAAAGAATTATGCTGTGGGTAATTTCATGGCTGACGAGGTTAAGGATATCAATAATACCATTACTTCCCTGGGCGTTGATAATATCAATGATCTTAACGATATGATCGTATCTAACTTCCTTTCCGGCGGTGATATATTCATCAACAGATATAATCTTGAACGATCCGGGATGTATGATGCTGATGAGATTGATAATATCATGACTAACCGATTGGAGTATGAGCGGGTAAGGGATATGATGAGGAGGATTGTCGATTTTATGTCTGAGGGGGATCTCAATGAGAAGGATACATATTTCTTGTCCTCCGAATCAGGCCTTGGTGATGATTATATGATATATGAGGATGTGTATGATTCATTGGGAAAGAGAAGAGTCTTGAATCCAATGGAGGTAAGGGATACGATCATGAGGGCGGTAGGCGGTATCAGCGACCGCCGGGAGTTCGATCAGGCTTTCGCCTCCATCCCATACCCTTCCTTGGCACTCCGGTATCAGGAGGATCAGGATTACGCAGATCGGATGTATGACACGTATCGTAATATGACCCGTATGGAGGTTCGGAGTCAGGACGGAAATACGATTACCGACTCGTACTTCAATAGTACCACACCGTATATCAGTATGCCTAAGGATATGAAGGGTCTAAGGGATAAGGTTGGGGAGATAATCGATATGGATGATTTTAAGGACATCAAGGACGTTGCCGGACGTCTGCATGACATAGCCATGGATCTTGCCGACATGGGCGTGGATATAAGCGAGGCGATCAGCGATGAGATGGTTATATCCAGACCTGAGGATATCCGTGATCTTATGGCGTCGCTGGACGTCATGTTGTCTTCCATACAGGCCGGCAATTCGGTATACGATAGCTTTATCTCCGATCTTGATAGGATAACAGGAAAAGGGAATCCGATATACGAGGTTCAGGATACTTATTCTACTGGGGATAGGATGGTGTATGTAAGATCCGGGAATACATCCCCTTCCGATATGTATGATAGGAGCATGTTGTATATTAGTAGGAATACGTACCATAACACGGCTCCGATAACCGACACCGATCAGGCCTATGAGATGTTGGCCAATATCGGGATAGAGCGGCCCTCGTACTTGCCGGCTGGCGTGGTCCCCGCCGGGGCTTCCCGTTCCGATATTGGCGTGGTCAAGGATAATATAAAAAAGCTGGTTATGTCCAACATCTCATCCTCGAATACCGAGAACATGATCCTTGCCAGATTGATATACCAGCATCCAGTTACCCCTGAGATGGATGATGCCGATATCGATCGGGAGTTCAGGAGATACGAGGCTAGACAGGGGAAGGATCGGGATTTTATCAAATCCTGTACATCGTTAAGGAAGATCCAGATCAAGGAAAGGTTAAAAAAATCGGATTTATATAATAATGTCTTACGTTTCCTTGATTTTAATGGATTTTATAATGTATCTTTGAATCACCATGACAGAGGTACGTTAAAAAGCATGGAGATGTCGTTGCCGGAAGGTCAGGTAAGGGATCTTCTGTTTGACGTGGCTATCGAGTCCGGTGACAGTAGCATGAGAAACCTTTTCTATCTGGATAGACAGGATAGGATGATGGATGCCGGGTTTTATAGGTATCTGTACCAAAGGAATCCGGGCCTGCTCCGGGAGGTCAACGGCGGTGTCGAGGCGAGACCGGACGGTTCGTTCTTGGCTCGTGGGAGGTATGATGATTTCGTGTCATTCCAATCCGGCTTATATGAGAAGATAGGTGAGACGGTTGATGGTGCGATATACAGGTTCGTTGATGATCTTATATACTCCGATCCATCATCATATCAAGAAAACATGGTACGAAGGATGGGTGACGTTACGGTAAGGAGTGACGATAACCGCCTGTCAAGGATAGAGGATAATCCCTCATCCAGTAAGATAGTTAATGAATACACTGCTAATACAAATAAGTTGATGCGAGATTTTTCGTGTAGTTAATCTCTCTTTGACGTCGTGAGACGTTTTCTTTCGAGCATTGAAACATTGAATTTATAGATTTGCATGAATCCGGGCCGTAGTGATACGTTCCGGATTTTTTGTCTTGTACCGGTTCTTATTAATACCAATTGCATGACATGACGTGCTTTGATGATGACATATATCACGATCCTAGGATTATTAATTTTTGAACTTTGTAACGCCCACTATCAGGTGGGGTTATTATTAATTCAAAAATAAATAGACATGGGTACAAGTGGAGACAAAATCGTGCTGTTAGACGGCATGGGTTCCGGGAGCGGTAGCGCCGCTAATGGTTTATTATCTATGATTCCGGGTATGTTTACCAGCCTTTTGGGTGGTAATAAGATGGATCCGAATTTAGTCGCTGCGTTGATGAACGGTCGTAACAACCAAGACCAGTTCGGAGGGGCTAACGGTTGGTGGTTGTGGATCATCGTCCTGTTCTGGTTATGGGGCGGCCGTGGCTTTGGCAATGGTTTTGGTAACGGTGGTGAGAATTGCGCTAATGGTCTTCCCGCTCAATTGAATAACGACTATGGTCGTGAGTTGCTGATGCAGGCCATCCAAGGTAACAGAAGCGCTATCGAGCAGATCGCTAACGCCTTGAACTGTACTACCACTCAATTGCAAAGCGCTATCTGTAACGTACAAGGCGCTATCGATAAGGTAGCTGGTCAGGTAGGTATGACCTCTCAGGCTGTTATTAACGCCGTACAGCAACAAGGTTGTGAGATCGGTAATCAAATTAGCTCTTGCTGCTGCAATTTGAGTTCTTTGATCAACCAAAGCACGTGCGCTACTCAAAATATGATAACGCAGCAAGGCTTTGACAATCAATTACGGACGTTAGAGCAAACCAATGTTCTTCAGAGTAACATCAACCAAGGATTGACAAACAATCGTGAGCAGGCTACTACGCAGTTCAATATCTTGAGCGCTAAGATTGATGCTCAAACAACCTTGATTAATGATAAATTCTGTCAATTGGAAATGCGTGAGATGCAGAATACGATCAATCAGTTGCGTGATGAAAGGTCGGCTTACCAAGCCTCCGCGTTGACTCAGCAACAGACTCAGAATTTGATCAACCAGTTGAGACCTACCCCTGTGCCGGCTTATCCTTCATGCTCTCCTTACCAGACTTATGGATGGGGTCAAGCATTTTATGGAGGTAATTACGGATGTGGGTGCAACAATGGATGCTGCAACAACGGAAACGCTGCTATTTAACTCTATAAAGGAAGGAGGCTATTATGGCTTGTGTTTCTAAAATAGGGTCTCTTTATGAGTTGGTCACGAAGAACGTGGTAGTGACTACTACCAACACCATCTTCGGCATCAACCCAAGGATATGGCTGTCCTTGCCATGCGAGGGCCTTCTACTGCTGAAAATCCGGCAGGTGGTTCCGACAACAGGCGAGACATTGCCAGTGCAGATAGCTATTCCAGCGAACAGCACCGTATCCACGGTAGGTGATGACACATGCTGCCCGGTAACCGGCGTGGCTGTGGTGAATCCGATCAACGTGGCTGTGACCGGAGCGGCTATGGTTAACAACACCGAACGCCTTGTTTATTTCAACAAGGTAAGGGGTGTATTGAGGCTCATGGATTGCTGTGTGCCTACAACTTCCGCCTCGGCGTCGGAGACGACTGTTGATGAGGGATAGGTTAGATTGGATGTCTAATGGGAGGGTATTCCCTCCCGCTTAAAAATCGAGATATGTTTAGAGACTTAAAGAAAGGATTTCAAGCATATACGCTGGATACGTCCGATGTTCCGGTGTTCAGGATGGGGAATGTGGTTAACGTGTCCGAGCCTAGGTTCCAGCAACCCCAGATGGGTCAGATGGGGCAATATCAGCAACTACAGGATAGGGTGATAGACCTTACCGTGGAGATAAACGGGTCTTCCATGACCTATGTCGTACCGGAGAGCAGGGATGTCGCTATGTCCAATAACATAACTTTGGCCTGCTCGGTCGATCCGATCATGAACCAGCTTAACGCCGCTAAGAGAACCAGCTCCGATATTCTCGATAGTATCGATAAGCATAGGAGGACACTAGAGGCTTGTGATTCGATCCTTGAGGAAATCAATCCGGCTTTTAAGCAGACTAAGGATCAAGACCGGAAGATCAAGAATCTTGAGGAGAAAGTCGATAGGATGGGATCCTCTTTCGATGAGCTAAAAGAGTTGTTAATTAAAAAATTAGGTTAAGATGAGAGTTATAGATTTAGGCGGCGGTCACGAAGAGGACTACAATGACGAGATCTACGATCGTAGAGGCGGCCGTGGACGTAGCAGACGTTCGGATGGGACTTACATGGGTTATGGTGGTGGAATATACGACCACTATGGCAAGGAGCATGACGGCAGAATGGATGAGCTAGAACGCCGTGAGCGTGATCTTGAAAGACGCGAGAGGGAGCTGGAACGTGACGAGCGTGAGCTTGAGAAACGCGAGAGACTCCATGAACGTGAGGACGAGATGTATCGCAGGGGATGGTTCGGTGAGCGTGGCATCCGTGACGAGTTCGATGGTACCGAGCCGTATATGCGCAGGGGACGCAGGAGTCGTTACTACTGAGGAGCAGACGCCGATGACCCGGATTATAAGCGGTATATAGACACCCATGGATATCACTTTTCCAAGGAGCTGGCTAGGGAAGCCGCTGACAAGATGCTTAACGCCGACGGGTCCAAGAGAAGATGGACGATGGAGGACGCTAAGCAGATGTTCGATAAATGCGGGGCCAAGAAACCTGATAACGCCACTTGGGGAGATATCCAATACCTGTTCGCTATGTTCTATAGCGACTACTTTCCTAAGGTATTGGATTGCGACCAGAAAATAGTCAAGGCTGTCTTGGCTTATCTGGAAGACCCTGACGCCCCGGAAGGGACGGCGTTCGTAAGGTATCTGGCGGTGCGGTGCTTCGTCGGTGACACAATCAAATGGAGTGATATGATTTAGTTTGATACAACGTTGGAGAACCCTGTCGGCAATAGAATACCGATAGGGTTTCTTTTTGACCGTAGCCTTATTATGATTACATTTGTTCGAGGTAGATCTTTTGTTCATAGGAAGGGTGGGCGGGAATGAAAAAAGGCATCCTCACGGACACCCTTCCCCTTTGGTTGAAAATCACTTAAAACATTATGAGTTACTACACTGCAAATATAGATAAATAAACATAAATAGCAATGGCTAAAGGATATTATTGGATAGAGCCTGTGGATCAGACGTTAAACGATTTTCAGTTTTATAAGGCCCGTATCGTAGGCGATCCTGAATATGACGAGAAACATCATCGAGTTATATTGAGGACTGATAAGTATTTCCCCGTTGGGAGTATCTTTCATGTCCTTAATGATAAGGAGATGTTTGTTATTGAACGGAAATTCAAAATCTGGGGCAATAAATATGTCATAAGACCTTGTGAGGGTGAATGGGAATGGGAGTCTGTTCAGAAACTTAAAGACAAGGCTATTATATTCCGTGCCGGGTTCCTGCATGGGAACGGCAGCTTCTAACACCTGCCCGTATCTATCCCCCCCCCTCGATTTCTTGGTGTTTATGTATATAGTTATATTTGAGCAAAAAATAAGTTTGATATGGAAGATTTTCAAGGTAAATACAATGGCAAGCGGATAGAGCAGCTTTTGGATAAGGCTAATGATATTGATCTTACCAAATATGCTCTTAAGACGGATAATGCCCCTACCGCCACGAAATTACAGGCGGCTAGGACCATAGCGCTGTCCGGGGCTGTTACCGGTAGTGTTTCATCGGACTTCGGAAGCAACGTAACTATCTCCACGACATTGGCTAATTTTGATGCCTCTAAGATCGCGTCCGGAACCATCAGTATAGATAGGTTGCCTAAGGCGGCTTTGGAGAGATTGATCGTGGTAGCTGACGATACGGCCAGATTTGCCCTTACCACCGCTACGGCTCAAAGTGGTGATACGGTAAAGGTAACGTCTACAGGTAAGATGTATCTGATAAAAGACGAGTCTAAATTAAGCAGTGAGGATGGATATGAGCCTTACACGGCCAGTCAGGCTTCCTCCGTGCCTTGGTCCGGGGTTACGGGCAAACCAAGTACCTTCACCCCTCCCACGTCCTCCGCTACCGTTCTTGGCGGTATTAAGGTAGGATATACGACTTCCGGGAAGAACTATAAGGTACAGCTGGATTCGTCCGGCAATGCTTACGTTAACGTTCCGTGGACGGATAATAACACAACGTATAATGAAGCCACGGCCGACACCTTAGGATTGGTTAAGATCGGCTATGCTTCTAATGGAAAGAACTACGCTGTGCTATTGGCTAATGGCAAGATGTACGTCAATGTCCCTTGGACTGACAGTAACACGACTTATACCCAAGCTACAAGCGATAATCTGGGTCTTGTTAAGATCGGGTATTCAGCTAACGGAAAGAATTACCCGGTAGCTCTTGACGGAAATGGTAAGATGTATGTGAATGTTCCGTGGACGGATACCAACACGACATACACCAATATGGGAGCCGCTTCTGCCTCAGCGGCGGGAAAGGCAGGTTTGGTCCCCGCACCTGCCGCCGGAGCGCAAGCCAAGTATCTTCGTGGTGATGGGACATGGCAAACTCCTCCTAACACCACATATAGTAACATGGGAGGAGCAACGTCCTCAGCCGCAGGATCGGCGGGATTGGTACCCGCTCCGGCCGCCGGCAAGCAAGCCTCCTTCCTTCGTGGCGATGGTACGTGGGTGATTCCGACAAATACCACATACGCCAAGGCCAATACCACAACCTTAGGATTGGTGATGATCGGATATGCTGAGAATGGTAAGAATTATCCGGTAGAGCTGGATAGTAGTGGTAAGATGTATGTCAACGTGCCTTGGACGGATACTAATACAACGTATGGTGTTGTAGGAGCTAACGGGTCCACGGGGTTGGTCAAGAACGGCAGTACCGTGACAAGCGCCTCTGGATATACGGCTTGTCCTATCGTGGGTGGTATCCCCTATTATAAGGATACGAATACTACCTACGCCAATATGAAGGCGGCTACGGCTTCTGCCGCCGGTGCTGCGGGATTAGTTCCGGCTCCCGCCGCTGGTAAGCAGACGTCCTTTCTTCGTGGTGACGGGACATGGGTCGTACCTACTAATACCACATACGGATTGGCCTCTACTACAGCTAACGGCTTGTTGAGACAGCTTAATGGCAGTACATCCAGTTTCATGCGTGGAGATGGCACTTGGGCTACACCTCCTAACACGACATATGCCGTGGCCAATGAGTCTACTAACGGTTTGATGGCGGCCGCCGATAAGAAGACCATGAACAGGCTTATAGGGGTTAATACGGTCACGACATTAGCTAACCTGCCTATTAGCAAGAGAAGTATCACGGCTACGTTATCAGCCGCTACCACCCTATCCGTGCAGTCAGGGATGCAGATAGGGGAGGAGCTGATGATCAGGTGCGTCCCGTCGGCGGCCTTCACGCAGGCTATACCCAACTCCGGGGATTATGTAAGCATGAGTGGTACTTCTATAACCACTACGGCTAACAAGCCTTTCGAGATAAATATCTGGTGTTACGCTTCAGGTAAGTATAGTATCGCCGTTAAAGAACAAGATTAATGATATAAGATATGAGCTACGTATATATAAACAGGGAAATATATCCCAATCAATTAGTTCAGGACGATCCGCTTGATGATAATTACGCCAAGGGCTATAGTTATGATGATTACATTAACGGGAATCCCGCCCCATGGATAGAGCTTGGGGAGGAGCAATTGGCGTTCAAGGAGGCTAATCCTAAAGCTACGGTTAAGGAGATTATCGAGGCTAAATTGGATGACTCAAGGCTTCTTAATGAGGAGAAATCGGCTAAGTATGAGGAGATCAGGACTTATGAGAATAATAATCTTCATGAGTTTTTCTTGGATGACCAAAATATCTATATCCCTGAATATGATAGGCGTAACGCTTTGGCTGATGGGGCTATAGCTGGTAAGATAACGATCATGGGTCTGAAGTTTGATATGACGGAAGGCAAGATCTTGATCGGGATGATGGATAAGTATGATAATGATCTGATGTCGGCGTTAGGAGCCAAACAGAGGGAAGTAAGCTTAGCCACTACCGTAGAGCAGGTGAGGGCTATTGACGCTCAGTCCGGCTATCCAGACAAGGTAAATATCATCATGACTTATGTCCGGCAACAGGCAAAGGAGAAAGATGTCTCCGATCCTCAGAAAGTGGCTGTCAGATTCTCCAGAATGGTGGTTAATAACAAGACTATATCTTTATCCCCTAATGAGAAACTGGATGTTAAGGTTCTATTCCCTATATGGGGACAAGAAGGGGCGGAGTTCGGGTTGTCGGTGGATGCCGGATTCTGTCTCAGGGTGGTGAAGGACGATACGGATATCCTTTATGAGGTTATTCAACAACATACATTATCAAAGGAATGGGAACCCGGATTGGATACGGCTTCCTTATACAAGGTCATTGATAAGGAGCATGCCGGGACCATAGGGGATCCTATCCCGTATTTCCCTCCAATGGAGATATTCAAGGATAAATATTACATCCAGAACGCTGATGTATATAAGTGCACTAGGGATAGCGGAACTCCTCTTAGTCATAATCTAAAGGACTTAGTAGGGTTGTATGTTGAGGTTGTACAGGGCTAGTCGTATCTACCCCCCCCTATATTTGGCTTGTGATATGATACAAGTTATTTTTGGCATAATAAAATGACATTTGTAAATATATTTAAGTATGGCATTACAAAAATTCGGTTTCGTAACCGTCGACCCAGTATCGGGATCAGGAGATCAGGCGGTTAATTTTTCCGGTGAGAAATACACCGGTCGTCTTCAACGCACTATCAACCTTACGGTCACCACGAGCGGCGGGGCTAAGAAGGCGTTGGTAGTTAATCAGGCAGCGGCTGCTGAGGTGGTAAGATCAGACAGCCCTAACGCTTCCGTACAAAAGACAGGCGGTAATGTTACCATCACCGGTAAGTCTAACAGTACTAAGCTTACGTTCGCGGTCACGCCGGCTGGGGATAACGGGTTTACGTTACAGCTCCCGACTAACTACACAGCGGCTGGAAAGACTACGGCTAACGGAGCGGTTATCGCCGACGATCCCGGAGCCGCTGGCGAGTTCGTTTGGAGCATCACGATCTCGAACGTACCGGCCAACGTCACGATCGAGGAACTGACAGCTACATTGAAGGTAACTGCCGCTGGTGGCCAGACAGCCAACGTGACGGTAACGCAAGCCGCTGGAGACTCTACTATCGAGCTTGACAAGGGGACTATTAACTTGGATGTAAATGGTACTCAACAGACGGTTAGCGTAACATCTAATGACAGCTGGACATGGGCGCAAGTTGCGGCTAGGACCGTATTGAAGATGATGAGACGATAATCGTATTAATATCATGTGCTAGAACCCCGATCGACTAAAGCCGGTTGGGGTTCTCTTGTTTTATTATCTTTGTGGGTAGATGATAATTAAAAGACATAATTATGAGTGATTTGAATATTAATTGGAAGGACGGGGTAGGCGAGGTAACGGACCAGCCTCTGACCGTCAGCCCGGGGTCCGGGACCGGTAACGCCGCCGTTTCTTTTGGCTCGGTAATGAACAAAGGTCTTGACCGTACCCTTGAGTTGGAGATAACAACCCCCAAAGGCGTTAAGAAGACGCTTACGGTGAATCAGGAGGGATGTAGGCAAGCTTATATCACGAGCGACGGGAAACGGTGGTTAACCAGCGACAACCGGGTGTATGGGGTGTTGAAAGGTGATGCGCCGTGCCAATGCTTTGATGCCGGTATGCGTGGAGTGGCTAGATTTAGGATAGATGACAAAAAACAGATTTCTGTTATAGATTCTTGTGGCGATAGCTCATGGATTAAGGGACGAAGGTGCCTGGTTAAGAAAACGGACGCTGGGGTCGCCATATGCTATCTGGATGAAAATAATTCGGAATTGTTCCATGACGGTAAGACCCAAGCCAAGCTTGACGGTACCATGGGTCAGTGGATGACAGATATACCTAGTTATAGGTATAGCTATACTGGATTCAAACATGATAATAATTATGATATTATCAATTATATTACATTAACCCATAACGATGTCGATGACAATATCACCAAATGGGGAAATAAGGGGCTATTCAGGAGATGTTTGGTAGGCGTAACAGAGGCGGTTGTTGTCAATAGTAAATTGTGGAGTCGCAAAACAGGAGATGAATATTCTACGGGAAATTTAGAATCACGTTTATTTCATGATTACGCTACGGCGTTAGGTGCAGGATTTGATATTATTGATTATGAGACACATTGCAAGATAGCTCATTTATTCTACGCAAAATACGCTGATAGAAACCCTGAAGGGATGGATCGTTTTGGGACTGGAGAAGACTCGTTTGATAGAATTATTGGTACCACATCCTCGCTAGGGAATAATGACGGAAAAACTTCCACCCAAATCAGTTTCTTGGGCATAGAAGATTTTTATGGAGGGAAGAGTGAGTTTATGGGAGGAATAGGATTTTATGGTGAAGATGTATATATATATGATGGGTTTAACCCATATGAACCTCCTACTGTTGATTATCGTGTAGTGTATTCAGGAATGTATAAAGAAAGTGGAGGTATATATAAAGTAGTATGGGGGGAGCATGGCGATATGATTCCTAAAGTCATTGATATATTTTCTAGTAACTTTCATTATTGTGACTTTGGATATATTAACGGTTCAAGTGGACGCTGGCAGGGAGTTACTCGGTCTGGTTATGGAGCGAGCCTTTACAACGGAGTCGCTTTTTTCTCAGATGGAGGATCTTGGGCATACAAAGGGACTCGTATCCAGTACAGAGGAACTATGCAAGTTATAGATGATCCAGCTGATTTCATAACAATGCCGATAGGTTTTTGATTCATGGTTTTGTTTTTACAAAATTTGTAATTACATTTGTGGCGCATGTCCATCACCATGCTTTTCGTCGCTAATTTATTATAAGGGATACCGGTCTGTGATGGGATCGGCATCCCTCTATTTTTTTAATATGGATAAGATAGATGTTTTCGATGTTCAGATTCCTGATGGGAGACAAATCAGTTGTATATCGTATAATAAGGTTACTTATTTTGATCTTGACGATATATGTAAGTTATGTTTTGACTCATATGACCTACATGATGTGGCTGACACTAAGGTAATGAGTGAGTTCCTGCACCGTGAGGGTGGTCGTTATTGGACTACGATAGATGGCGTAAGGCAGTTGTATCGTAGGATTGAGTGCAAGATGTGTTTTGAGGTTATAGAAAAATTAAAAAAATTATGAGAGAGCAGGAATTTGATTTCGTGGTATATCCGTTGAAGTTGATTATCACGGTAGGATTGGATTACGAGACGTTATGTAACCGTTTCGAGAACATGGAGCCGGATCATAAGGGAGAATGGGGTGATAAGGATGATATGGATAAGGAAGCGTCTTTCGTGAATCTGGTAAGGGATAGGGACGATGATGGTAAATTCGCCATACTTTGGAATTTTTCAAGCGACGATGATATAATGATGAGAAATATATGTCATGAGTCGTTCCATATAGCCATGAGCGTGTGTCAGTTCTGTAATATGTCGCTTGGATTTAAGGTCGGGGAGGATGAACATGCGGCGTATATAGCCGGCTTCGCTGGTGATTGTGTTAGCGAGTTCATCAATAGTAAGAATACGGATTAAGCCATAAATTATATAAGGAACACAAGAATATCAGCCTCCGCTTATTTGTGGGGGCTTTTTGTTTATCTTTGTCAAAAACATGAAGTTATGTCGAGTTGCGTAATTAAAAGGAATAAGGAAGGTAAGATAACCCGTGTCTTGACCCCTTCCGGCGAGGTATCCACCTTGTTCGATAAGATAGCGGGTATAGCCGCCGTAAGTGACCTTAATAAGGCCGCTGAGGCTTATATGACTATTTATAACGATAAGTTCAGGTCTAAGTTCGGAGACTGGACGAGATCCGTGCCAAGAAATAAGGAGGCTGCCAGATCCATAAGCGCCAGACTTAGCTCCAGCGAGTGGGGGCAACTTATGTCAGCCAAGGTCTTGTCCGCCATAAGCGATATGGATGCCCCGGCGTTGGCCAGAAACCTTGGGAATAGCGACAGTGTCGTGGCTTATCTTACCTCCGGAGAGGTAGGTGATGTCAATGATATGGCTGTGGTAGATACATCCACGGTACAGGAGGTGGATCTGGATTCCATAAACGAGGATAATATTGGCGATACGATACTGAAAGAGGCGTCATGGGATGATATAAGGGCTATCAGGGAGAATATAGATATTAAGGAGACAGCCCGTATGTTATGGAAGGCCGTTGAAAGCGCTTTTACCGGGCAACGACCTAATATCAGGGTGAAGGGTGGAAATATAGATGGTGAGATCATATTTTCTGGTAATGTCTTGCCTTTAAATGATATCGAGAATTATACGCCTCCATTTTCAAGATTGGTATATGATTCCGGTGAGCCTCGCCTGTTCTTTAGATCGGATGATGGCAAGGTATATGATACTTACGCCAACGCCATAAAAGGCTCGTCCGGCGGGCGGGTCGAGGCCGGGTTCTTGGCCGGCAGTGTCGAGGAGGGCGACGTCCCGTCTGGTACGGCTGACATCTCCTTTGGCTCGTCCTCCATAACCCTTAACAACAGTGATTCGTTCATCCCGGTCCTTGGTATCAGCTCAGGCTCTAATATAAGCACTCGTGGAGGGTTTGTCAATTACCTTATCAAGAAAGGTCTGTTGAGCGGGGAGCGTATAAGGTTAGGGGATAGGTATTATCTTACCGGAGCCGGCAACTCTGATGGTCTTAAGATCTATAACGCTATGGACGCCTTGTCTAGACTAAGGAACAGGTTTGGTAGTATGTCTTCTGAGATGAACGTATTAGGCTCCATCGGTTTTGATACGGAGGTAAATAACGATCTTGATCTTATCACGACATCAGGGGAGAAGGTTACGGTAAGCAGATCGGAGATAAAGGGCATGTTAAGGCAAGGTAAGTTTGAGGAGCTTAATAACAAGTATGATGGATTCATGGAGCTATCCTTGTCGTTGATGATGGAGGATAACGCCTTGTACGGAAGTAATGTCCGTGGGGTTATTGAGAACGAGAAGGCGGAGGATCTTCAGAACAGGACTGATATCACCAACATCTTATCCACGTTAGGTATTCGGGTGATGGGTATGTCTGAGTATATGGATAAGTATAAGATGCGTAATGGTGTCGAGCCTTCGGCTAGGGCCTTATCCGATATGGCTAATGGGGTTATTGCCCTGGCTGAGGGAGCTACGGTAGAGGATCTTAATGAGGAGGTGGCTCACTTCTTGATCGATACTTATCGTAACCAACAGGAGATTGACGAGGTTCTGGACTCTGTTGTCGGCACGCCATTATGGAATCAATTTGCCGGTCGTTACTATGAGGTGTATGGGAAGGAATACCAAGGGGAGGAACTGGATCGGATGGTGAAGCGGGAGATCCTAGGTAAGACGTTGGCCCAGCGGTTCGTACCGGGCATGGAACAGGCGGTGGAGGATCTGGCCTCGTCCGAGGACGCCCAGCTCTCCTTGTTTGGCAGGATAATCCGGGCTATACGGAATTTCTTCTCTACTCAAAGATCAGACTTGAATAAGGTTCTTGATAGGATAAAGGAGTCGGCGTTAGCTGATGATCCAAGCGCATTTGACGTGCTTCTGTTAAAGGATAGCGACCATCTCATGTATTCATTATCGGATGTTGATGTGGCTAATAAGTTGATCAAGAACGGGAGGTCATTGGAAAGGCTATACACTAGGTTACAGAGGATGAGGTCAAGCCAAAGCCAGAGGATCGGTGAGAGTATCTCCCTTCTCCGTGATATAGGCGAGAAGGTAAGACAAGTCGGGGGTGAGCTAAATAAGAATAACAATCTATTATCCACCAAGAGCGTCATAGCGACCGCCAAGGCTGAGGTGGAGTATTTGGTCACTGTCGCCAGTAGCCTACGTAAGAGCGGAAAAGGATTGGATTATGAGACGATACAGGTTATCGATAACGTATATGGGGAGATAGTTCCTCTGATCAGGAACCTTCGTGGATTCGTCAATAATCAGGCGGCTGATTATTATGGCAGCAATAAGGTTGGCATGGTAGAGGATATGGATGATATATTACGTATGGCTGAGACATCCATGTCTGATATAAATGCTCTTCGAAGTGATCGTGATGAGGACTGGCTGGATGGACAGCTCAGGATGTTTAATATCCCGGAAAGATATTGGAATGGGATAAAGAAGTTGATAAATAACATCCATAAGGATATCAATGTCATGTCCCGGTTCTTTGGCACGCTGGAGCATAGTGGTAACGCTATTTTAGGTATGTTAGGCCAACGTCTAGCCAAGGCTCATAGTGAAGCCCATACCGAAGGTATATCTAATATCAATAAGATGACTAGGATGATGAAAGAGCGTGGATGGGGGATAAAGGATAATGAGGATCTTATACAGAAGATAAATGGGAAGAACTCGGATTACCTTGACTCGTCCCGTGATTTCGCCAAATACGATTTACTATACAGGACCGAGCAGGCTAAGGCTATTATCGATATATATGATCTTAAGAATGTTACGGGTAAGACCGAGAAACAACTTATCGATCTTCTTCTATCCGATAGAGGTCTTAAGGTGAAGACCCGTGACGACATAGTAGGATATGACGGGGATAAGCCTATTACGAAGGAAGTATATCATGTATTCAAACCTACCATCCAGAATTTTGATATCTCGAACATGACGTTCGAGGATCAGCAACGGTATCTGGATACGATAAATAAGTGGTTGGATGAGAACCGAGAGAAACCTATGGTGCAGGCTTATTACGATAAGATCGAGAAAGTTAATAAGAAGGTCGAGGAAAGACTGGGTCGTAGGGTATCGCAAGCCACGTCCGATTTCATGACCCGTATCCGCAGGAGCCGGTATGTGGCTATGGATAAGTTCGTGAGGAACGGGAAGGTCGATTGGAAGGCGTTTCAATCCGATCCTATAGCTTGGAGATCTTATCTGGATATTTTACGTGACAGGGCTATAGCCAAGAGCGAGTGGTATTCCGATGGGACACCAAAGGAAGAGGGATCCGAGGCTCTGATGATGTCCGAGGAGATCAAGGCATGGGACGAGGCGTGGGCCGAGGAGTTCGGGAATACCAACGAGGGTCGTAAGGCTTCCGCCGAGTTCAAGGAGATACTTCGTGGGATAGAGCGGTCCGAGGGAGGCAAGGCTGCGTTTGAGTTCCTGCTAGCTGGCGGTCATCTTGGCTTCTCCAAGGATATGTGGGGATCCGAGGAGGGTGATTATTACGAGAATCTGGTTGATAAGATCACGGAGCAATCTGTATCATCATCAAGGATAGAGAAGGTAGAGGAGGCGATGGCGACAATAAACGAGATCAATGACCAGCTAAGGCCTTTGCTTATCCAGTACCGGGATAGCACGAGATACGGGGAATATGATTTCGATAGGTTACGTGGATCCGCCTCATTAAGAAAGATAAACGAGTTATATGATCGTCTGGCTGAGGCTAAGAGCGTTATTAACGCCGCCGCTTCCGCTGAGGATATTGAGATGAATATGCCCGATACGGTGGAGAGTGGCGTTACAGATTCCTACCGTAATGCGTTAAGGGATGCCGTGACATACGACAAGGGAATGGATGAGATTAAATTCGCCAAGGAACATATGTCTGCCCGCTCCCGGAGTCAGGTAGATAGGATGGCCGCCAAGCTGTCACAGAAGAATCCATCATGGACATCCATGGAGACAACGTTCCTTAGAAAAAAATACGGTCCTGATTTCAGTGATAAGCTGGCTAATGATATAGCTATGGGTAAGGCTAATAGTATACTTATTGAGTATGCCAGAACCCGGCTATATCCTTATATGAGAAAATACTCTCCCAAAGGGTATTCTGATTTTGTCAGGAAGATAAATAACGGTACGTATAAGGTGTCGGATTTTTTTGATGCCATGGAAAGCGGTATATCAAAGGAAGAAAGCGTGTCCCGTTTCGGCTTCGATATTAATATGATTGATTTGTCGATCAACAACCAATGGTTAGATGAGGCTGATTTCGAGAGTTCCTTCCGGAATCCTAATTATAATCCCGATCTGGGTTATGGATATCATACGCCTAGGTTCGATAAGTACAAGAACGAGGCTTTTTTCAAGAAATACGGTATTACCAACGAAGGGGAGGAAGCTACGATCAATAAGGATAAGTGGGAGATGAGGAAGGAGTTGCTTAACATAAGCCGTAAGGCTATGGAGGATTATGATGAGCGTTTCAGGAATATCTACCAGATACCACAGATATCCAAGGGCGGAGTGGAGAGGATGGTGCAGGCCGGGGTTGACCCGAAGGCGGCCATCGGAAACGCCGTACGTGACATCGTTGGCGAGAGGGTTGATGATCCCATACATGGTCAAGGACAAGACCTAGGAGGGCTTGATGAGAACGATAACAAATATCGCATGATCCCCAAGTACTATCTGAGCAAGCTAGAGAATGCCGATGACGTATCCCATGACTTCGCGTACTCCTATTCTATGCTATCCCTTCAGGCGGCATCTTATAAGTATAAGAGAGCTGCTTTGGATGATGTTATGGGATATAGGAATATGATGCTTGAGACACAATATGATGGGGGAAAGAATCCAGAAGCCACTCATGCCTACAGGATGTTTCAGGACTGGGTTAACGCCAGTATCTATGACGTTAGGATAAACAATAAGCGGACTGAATGGAATATAGGCAATTATAAGGTCGATCTTAATAAGCTGGCTCTTATGTTTACCAAATTCGTATCCAAATCCAACCTAGGCTTCTCCCCGTTCGTGGCGGCTACCGGCGCCCTTACCGGGCAGGCCAACTTCCTTTTGGAGGGTATGGTGGGGCAGTATATAAGCAAGGATTCCATGGAATACGCCTATGGGGAAGCCCAGAAGCAGTTGAGTACGTACGTGTCTGAGATTGGGGACATAAACCGTACCAACAAGCTATATGTCGTTGGAGAAGCTCTAGGCGTGTTTAATGTCCGCAACCGTGTACGATCCGCGGCGTATAACAAGATCTGGAGAACCTTATTCCGGGACCTGCCGTTTAAGATGATGGAGGTTCTTAACTCCCCGTTGGATCCGCAGGTCATTATCTCGGTCATGGATGATACCCGCCTATACGAGGGTCAGTTCTGGTCATACTCCAATTTCAAGGAGATGATGATGAAGGACAGGAATATGTCCGCTAACGAGGCTAAACGCGATTGGGAGCGTTTAAGGGATTATTCTATGTGGAACATGGTAGACGTCAAGGATGGGAAGATCGTGGCTAAGAACGAGGCTAACAAGGACATTGTAGACCGATACATACCTACATTATCTAGTAGGGTCAGAAGTATGGTGCAGATCTGCAACGGCGCCTTGAACGAGCAGAACCGGGTGGGGGCTAGCCGGAACGCTATCCTTAATATGGTGCTGCCTCACCGTGGATGGTTTATATTGGCCGTACAGCGGGCGTATAAGAAAGCCGGTTTCAATTTCCAAACCAACCAGTTTGAGGAAGGATATATGAGAACGTTATGGAGACTGGCCGGTAATGTCTATGGATCGATGTCCGAGGGCAGGATGGGAGAGGCATATGACGTGCTTAAGGAAGAGTATGATAAGCTTACCCCCTACGAGCAGATCAATATCAAGAGATCGATTATCAACATGGCGGTATTCGCTACGATGATGGCCATAGGACGGGCTTTGATGGGATATAGGGAGGATAATGAGGATAGCTGGTTCGGGCAGTTCATTACCTACATCGGGTTCAGGACGATCAATGAGATCGCCTCCCAGACATCCCCGTTCATGGAGCTTAACGCCATAGACATGCTACAGGATCCGTTGGTCACCGCCCGGAAGTTAGGCGACCTCACCGATCCTCGAAACTGGGATCCGTTCGCTACCGTCCAGACCGGCGTATATAAGGGCGAGAGCAAACTATGGAGGCAGCTCATGAAGTTCTCGTTTGGTAAGCAATGGTATAATATCAAGACGGCTAGGGATATTAAGCAGACATCCGACTACTGGTTGATGACCAACGGCATGACGATGGGATTCTTCTTAGGAGGTAGGGATAAGGACGAGTCCGGTGAGGACGCTAATTGGTACTTTGACAGGGGAAGATAACTGATAGGTGATTATATACCATTTGGTGCAAGGTTGTATATAATCACCATATCTTATAATAAATATTCCTCTATTTTTTTAGCCATGTCAATAAGCATTTCGCATTTAAGGTCGTTAAACTCCCTACAAAATCTCATTTCCTCCTCATGTTTTTCCTCTGGCGATCTGCTGTCGTTTATACTATAACATGGCGATGAATATACTGGGATAGGTTTCATGGCCTCTATAGCCAATTTAATAGCCTTTTCTTTGATATCGCTCATACCATTTTCTTTTTGCTCCCAGATCATGCCGCTATGAAGGCAATTAGGATCATTAGCATGATCTATTGAACAAATCCCTTTGTCGTAAAAACAACATCCCGTACAACTCTCTTCTTCTATCTCAGGGATAGCTATGTATTCTTTCCCTTTATATATTTTAACTTCTCCTTTTCTTATCTTATTCATCTTATTAGATTTTTATATCCTACATGTTTCAACTGCTCTTCGGTAGCTTTCTCCTTCGGGAACTTCCCGTGCCATTTACCGGGCACCACGACATCACGGCCGTCGGGACTGGTAGCCAGCCTCCCGCATTCGCTGCACAGCCCCATGCCCTTGTACGGCTGTAGTTCCTTGGCATAGTCGAATTTATCCACCATATACTCGTTTGTCAACATCCAATAACTAGACGTAGCGGTATTATCAACGCAACCGCATTTAGCGCATACAAATAAGCTCATATTTTAGTATCGTTAAATGTCGTTATCCTTATCATCGTCAACCCTCTCCACCTTAATCATCCCCATATCGCCTGAAGGTAACGTCATGTCGCTATACACGTTATTCCAGTTCTCGTCAATAGCCAATTGATGCAGTATTGATCTATATATCTGGTAGGTGTTTCCGATAAGTCTCTTTCTATTGATCATATCTTTACTACCTCCATCATACCCTATATGTTCATAGTCTTCGAGATCCGGGAACAGCCTTCTTCTTATAGCCATCGAGTTGTTTGCTATAAAGCTTCTTATCCCCAGCGACTCCGTCCTGTCCATATCATCTATCAAAGTTTCCGTGGTATGCTGAAGACCCATGTCTCCGGCTGCGTATCTGCTTATGTCTTCCACGCACCGGGATATCAGCATCAGTTGTTCCCTTGTCAACGTTATTTTATAAAGTTGTTTATTATCCATGATTATCTGATATTAATTTTTCTTTTATATGTTTAGATATATCAATTATCTCATCTTTTATATTGCAGTCATCTTTTAATAATGAACCAAATATACATGATATGGCGCTCTTTAGGCCTAGCGCTATCCCTATCTTCAATATTTTTTTATCGGTATTAGAGATTTCTATAGGTTCATATAATATTGATGATATGTTGTTAACGACGTATATTATATCATCTTCATTCATTGATGTAGATTTATCGACAATAGCTATAAAATCTTTTATAGCCGCAATATAAGCTATTTTTATTTCTTTTATCGTATCATCGCTTAGATGTCTATCTCTTATATGCCTTTCAACATACTTGTTTGCTAGATTCTCTATTTTGTCCATTTGTGCTATCAATTATTTAGTTAATAATAGATCATAGTCCTCTTCGTCTATACTCCCATTATTGTTGACATATATAATGAAATCATTTAAAAGCACGGCCTTATCCTTGGATAAGGCTTTTATAATAAACTCTCCATCATCTTTCAACATCACATGCACAGTATCCCAGATAACATATTTTTGACATTCTCTCTCAATCCTTTTGGTTATATTGAGCATCTTTTCGTATGCTTCTTTATGCCTTTTGGTCATTTTGTCTAGCTCAGTCGTATCATTTTCCCGTATAACCGTGAATATATACTCCTTGTTACAATTCCAACATTTTATTAGTCTTTCTGATCCACACTTCTTGTCCTTGTAGAAGAAGCATCCCCTACATGGCTCCCCATGGTCGTAGCTTAATACTACAAGCAGCTCCATGCCGTTCTTGTATATCACGTCTCCTTGTTTCATCTTGTCTATTTTATTAATCTCATTATCAATATAGCAAAGTTGGATATTATCCATACTACAGATATCCAGAATGTTATACTTAACATAAATCCTATATTCTTAGGTATAGGATCTATTCTTCTGAATGTTAAGATCATGTATATAAATGTCTTTATGTTCACAATTTACGATATTTTTCTATATAGTTAACTATTAAATCTTTAACTCCTTTTGGGACATCTACCAGTTTGAGATTACCTTGGAATATGTCCTTGCTGTACTCATCCATAATCTCCCCGAATGAAGGATTCATGACTCTTGTTGACATAGATATCGGTTGATCAGTGTCAAATTTGATAACGATCTTCTTTCCGCCGTTTATCGCCTTTTTAAAAGCCACGTAAAGCTTTCGGCCTTTTATTATATCACAATTTCCTTTCAGGATATTAGACATATGTATGACATGCTCTTTCTTCGCATCTCCGCCACGGTCATCAACTTAAAGTTCTCCATATCGTTTCTTACACCCATCAGGAACGGTGTCACCATAACATATACATCCATACAGTTAGGATAGAACCATGATCCGAAATACTTATCCCCACATTGGGTAAATAAAGCCCGTAGGAAGCTGTTATCGAATCCTGCGTTGTTATACCCCACCAAATACATTTTATCCCTCTTGTCGAACTTATTCACGTATTTGGATAATATACCAACTAACTGCCTGTACCCTTCTTCCATAGGCTGATACGACTGCACTTGCTCCAAGGTAACGCCAGCCACGTCCAGTGCCTCTTGCTCTATCGTGGCGGCAGGGTTCGGGGCTAGGCGGATGTCAAACCTCTCGGCCTCCTGCCCGTCGATATCCACGATCCCTCCTATTTGGTGTATCCCGTTTCTCCAGAACTTAACCCCGGTTGTCTCTAAATCGAAAAATAGTAATTTCATATCTATTGATTTTTAAAATGTTCCTTAATCTTCTCCAATGCCTAAACAATTAAACGCCAACCATCCACTTACAACTCCCATCGCAAAAATAAACAAAACCATAAGCGAGAACAGCGCCCAATCTTTTGTATTTAGTTTATTGCTCTCCTTCTTTGCTTTTATTTTTTCAAGAATATTCTTGTCAACATTGAAATCGAAATCAAATATCGTATTACTATCTATCTTCCCATCAATATCTTTGTTATTAATAAATATCTGTCTCTTAACACTCATATCCCTAATATTTCTGCTACATAAACAAATCCATAACATATATAATTATCAGCATCATGCTCCCCATAATCAACATGCCAAATAACAGCGCATGGGAAATAGAGTGGCATATCCTCAGCCATAGGATCCTCTTTGAGGTCATCAATGTTTATCTTCTCCCTCCACCTCCACAGGTCTTGGATGTCGTTCAAAATTAATTTCTCCATAATTATGACGGATATTAGATGTTATTAATTCAATAGCCAAGCTGATCATAGCTCCCGCTTCAGTAAGTTGATTCATTTGGGCGTACATTCTATGCTCTGCACTACGATAAGTCTCTCTACTACTTATGGTGTCTAGTAAATCATCTATAGCCTTTCTAAGAAGATTGGTTGTCCCTCCTTCTCCCATACCCTTGAAATAATAAATATCACGACCAGCGTAAAACATGTCCTGATATCTTTTAGCTACGTACTCTATTCCGGATAGATGGTATTTCTCGTTGTCTATCTCCACCTCTCCTTTTTCTATAGCCCTCAACAACTTCCAATCTATCGTTACATAAGTTTGACGATTTTTTACCTTTACATAGGTATATCCGCCATAATGAGAACCCAGCGTCCTCATCGTAAGTTCATTGACTTTTTGTTTGTCTCCATCCATAATAATCTGGTTTTTAATGTTGATACAAAAGTAATATTTAAACAAAAATAAAAGCATGAATAATATTAAAATAATATTAATCATGCTTAAATATAAATATATCCCTTCTAATTCTCACGGATATACGTATTCGTACTCATCTGGAGGGGATGTCTTGTATTCAACATCGCACTCCATAGTTGTAAATTTCATAGAAAATCATAGAAATAATTAAGGGTAATTATATACAACTTTACACAAAACCATGTCGTAAACATAAAGTAAAATAGCATATATTTTACTTTATGTTTTGTATATTTGCATCATGATTAAAGCATTCAAATATAGACTAAGTCCTACAAAGGAACAAATTATCCAAATGGAAAAAACATTTGGATGTTGTAGGTATGTCTATAATTGGGCTCTTGATCTGAAAATTAGAACTTACCAAAGTGAAAAACGATCGTTGTCAGCCGTTGATTTATGCAAGCAACTTACGTTACTGAAAAAAGATATTGATCATAATTGGTTAAATGAAGTATCGAATGAGTGCTTGCAGCAATCAATTCGCTGCATGGATCAGGCGTTCACTAAATTCTTTAGAGAGCATACGGGATTTCCTAAATTCAAATCCAAGCATAAGAATAAAGATGTTTTTAAAAACATCAATTCCGTTAAGTTTGATTTTGAAAACAACAGGGTAAAGATTCCTGTAATAGGATGGGTTAGATTCTACTCTAATAGGGTATTTGACGGAAAGATAGGAACTATTACCATCTCAAAGTCAAAAACAGGTAAGTATTATGCAAGCATCTTAATTGATGACGGAAAACCTATACCAGACAAGTTTCCTATATGTGTCGATACGGCAATAGGCATTGATGTCGGGATTAAAGATTTCGCTGTTCTTTCCAACGGTTTTGTATTTCAAAATCCGAAACATTTGGAAAAAGCAGAAAAGAGGTTAGGATGTTTGCAACGTAGATTATCTCGCAAAACAAGAGGAAGCAATAGATATAAAAAGGCAAAACATGATGTTGCCATTTGTCATGAGCGGATTCGAAACCGTAGACAGGATTTTCTTCATAAGGTATCTAAGAAGATAGTAAGTGAAAACCAAACTATTATCATCGAAGATCTTAATGTAAATGGCATGTTGAAAAATCATTGCCTTTCTAAACACATTGCTTCTGCTTCATGGAGCGAGTTCTTTAGGATGTTGCAATACAAATCGGAATGGAGAGGAGTAAATCTTGTTCGGATAGGAAGGTTTGAGCCGTCATCAAAGATATGCGAATGTGGATATATTCATCATAATCTTCGGTTATCGGATCGTATCTGGACTTGCCCAGAATGTGGTTCCGTCAACGATCGCGACTTGCTTGCAGCTCAAAACATTAAAAATTTGGGTTAGAGAAACAAAATCTTCTAACCCAAGAAAATATAAACAAATCACCGGTGGTAAACCGGGTAGGGGACGTGGAGTCACTGGCGTTAGCTGGGGCTGTGAAACGTCAAGTTGTACTGGTGTAAATTAGTATATAATTACCTATACAAATAATTCTATGATTTTACAATGGATTACTATCGATTTTGTAATTATTTAATCATACTTGTCTCCTCTTCTGTATACTAACGCTACCCAACAGTCGTATTTTTTGCTGTATCCTATAAGAGGAACATTAGCCATAGGCGGATTATCCTCCGTTTTGTACCTTATTCTTGCTGTTTGTTTTATACTCATATAATCCATTTTTTAATAATGTTGTTATCAGTGAAAATAATGTATCTATAAGAAGTCTCTCGCTACTCCAACATATAGGGATCTCGTCTATATTTCTATACGCTACAGACCATGCATGTTTTAGCTTATAACATTCTAATGTACAACCCTCTATCTCATATGGGAGCAAATTCAGTAACGTACCTACATCCCAAACAGGGTTGGATATATCCGGGGTAACGGCCTCGATCAGTCCTATACGACCAGCGTTATCCTCCATAGAATGTAATTGATCCAGATACTTGTCTCTGAAGCCGCTGGCGGTAGAGATAGGTAGCCCGGCCTCGATCAGCACCCTCCCCTGTTCTTTTGTGGTGAATATCCTTTCCTTCATAATTTCATTTTCCTTTCTACTGTAACGATCGTATCATTATGCCATCCCCCATGAGCCACAAGAAGAATCTCCTGCTGCTCGAAGCCAAGCCCGGTCCCTATACCGCCGGAGTTCCACGCGCAGGTAATGACCACCCCTCCTTTCTTGGTGATCCTAGCTATCTCCTTCTTCTGCTTAGCCCAATAACTAGATTGCGTTGTTTGCATATTAACAGCACCTCCAAGTCTTTTATACGATTCAGATACCTGTCTCGCAGAATATGGTGGATCATATAATACCATATCAGCTATATTATCATCAAGATGACACAAGAAGTCCGTGGCATCTTTATGATATATAGCCTTAGTCTCAGGATCAAGATCGTTGGTTATCGTCCCTATATCGCTGTTTCTGGCGAATGGATCCACTATAACCATCCCGTCTTTTTTATATCTATCTATAAGTTCTCTTATCGGTTTTATGCTGAATGTCTCGCTGTTCGGCATCGACCATTTCTTGCTTATAATCATATCGCTATAATTTTTCAGGCCTAAAAATATCCTTTGCGATCATATCAAGAGTAAGTTTATGTATCTTAGGTAAGACCTTAACCAATTTAATGCCAAAATTTTCTCCCCTCTTAACAAAAGTCCATTTACCATATATGATTCCATGCATCATATTCCGTATTACTTCCTCACTGTCTGTCAAGAATACTTGGTAATAGATACTTTTGGTATAATTAAAATCCTCCCCATGATCATTTGCTGGTCTTAATATCATTACAGCCGAAGAGCATCCACGAACGAATCCGTGTATTTCAAGGCATTCATCAAACTCATAATTATCGCGTTCCTCATCATGAACATCCTTAACCCATTTACATGGTCTCCCGTCCTTAAACGGGATCTTTAACTGTTTCTTTGTCATAATCTTTTTAAATCATATTATAATGTTAGGTAATTTCATGAAACACATCCATATGGTTTTACCACTCCTGCCTGTTGTATGTCCAAATAAAGGTGATTGATCAATAGCTCTCAAAACCTCTTTGACGGTTATTTGATCCTCATTCCATTTAAAGATAAGAACACCATAATCATCGAGCACCCGGAAACACTCATTGAAACCCTGATTCATCAACCTTGGCCAATCCTCCGGCAATTTGCCGTATTTCTTGGCAAGCCAACTATTATCACCTGCCTTAAGCAGATGAGGTGGATCAAATACGACAAGCTTGAAACTTTTATCAGGAAAAGGCAAATTGGTGAAATCAGCGATAAGATCAGGATGGACTTTTAAATCTCGACCATCACAAAGAACGTGTTCCTCGTCCCGGATATCAACAAACAATGTCAAAGGATTCTTTTTGTCAAACCAGAACATCCGGGAACCACAACAAGCATCCAATATAATTTTATCCATTTTTTCTACCTTATTGTTCTATATTTATAACTTTCAACTTATCATATTTATCGGTAAAAATCTCATGATCAAACAATTTGTTAGCTTCTATCTTAAAACTTCTATACTTGTCAGTTATATTGATATTAACCCACAAGTTTAATCTCCCCTTATCATTCAATTGTATATGGATAAAACCTTTTGTCACCTTCTTCCCGGCTTTAAGAGCCTCTACGTCTTTATCGGTAATCTTTTTCATACTTTCGATATTTTATCGTTACAATTAAATTCATCTTTCATCCTGATCTTTATGCCTCCATATGATAATTCCTTATGAGCTGTGACAAAATAATCAACCGCATCTTCATCTAATAAACTATGCGGACACCTTTCCCATACAGGACTTTGATCTAGATGATCCCATGTGGCTACAAGTAACCTATTCTTGTCATCATCAATAGCTATTTTGTATGTCCCTGTAGTAGCCTTACGTTTAATGATCGCTCCATTTAACATCTGTTTCTTAGCCCAGCTCCATGAGCCTCTCAACCCAAATGTTCTTATAACCCAGTTATTTATCTTCTTCATTTCAAATTATTTGTTAAAAGTGTAATATAAATATAAATACATAAATTGAATAGGGCTATTCACCATGCCCTTATCAGTAGGATCATCGTATTTGTCAAGCCAAAGACGAAGCGCCTCCCAATCGATATCCTTACGGTCACATACCATGCAGGCTAGGTTAGCACCGAACAGTTCCCCGTCGCCGCCCAGCGACTTGTTAAACCTCTTGGCTAGTCTTTCCTTGAATCCCTTATCATACCATATCCCGGAAGTAGCGGCATAACAATAATAAGCGTTGTATTTCATTTTCACGCCCATCTTCTCAAACAATGGTGTATGCCATATCCGATCTAAAAAGAATACTATTCCACGATATATGAAGGTTCGGAGATTTTTCCTGTATTCTTTCCCCAAGAAATTATCCACACAAGATATAGTCCCGCCTGAATAATACCAATTATTGGCGCCTCTCTTAACCTTATCCGTCATCTTGAATTTATTCTTTCTGTCTTCCACCCTATCCCAAGGTTTCAGCTTATCCTCATTAAATGTCGGGCAATAATGATAGTAATGATTGATCCATGACAGATATGGGTTGTATATCGTGTATCCATTATCGCTGACATATGAGTTCATATCATACCCAAGTTCCTTGGCTAGAATAGATCCCTCATCAGCTAATACCTTCAATATCGGGTTCAAGTTCCATATCTGATCTTGACTGACGAACATCGAGTAACATGGGTCCTCATCCTCTCCATACCATCCTCCCATACCGCTCACTATTTTATCCAAATCAAGTGAATAATCTTTCCCGGATAAAAAATCATCTCTAAGAAAAAAACCTCTATATGGGATCATGTCATATACACCCGGTTGATCCTCAAACATATGTTTAGCGTTCTCGGTCAATCTGATCAATGTTTGCAAGGCAGAAGATATATCTATGGGCGCATATTCACACCCATAGACCTTATTATTTATCCAAAGATATTGAAGAAGCTCGGCTATATTAATAGTCCCGTCCTCCACATATCCTGTCTTGTTATCGAAGTTTATTTTGGCTAGAGGTATATTACTTCCTTGTGGTTGGTCACTTTTTTCATTACAACAATGCACGAACCTGTCAAAGAATATATCTTTCCAACCAAAATATTTATCCCTTATTGTCATAAGCCTATTTCTTGTCGTATAACGACATGACGTTAATAAGATCAGCTTTTCTGGCCATCCCTTCAAGTTTATTAAAGCCATCCATGTTATCTCCACTGACGATGATAGTAGGATATACCTCTATACCGTACTTGGATATTTCCTCCTCCGCGGCCTTGTTCTCCGGGATCTGGTTTAACGTGACCTCACCCTCATACTCCTGTAATGTGTTGGCGATAATATATCGCATGTAATCGCTGTACTCAGCGCCTTTCTTCGTGAAAAAATCAATTCTTACCATTTTTAAATAGTTTTTAATCTGTTAATAATTAAATCAGCGGTAAATATAGCATTATCTACCTCATCTATACTCATCTTTCTCCCATCGAAATTGTTAGATAATAAATCCTTAACAATCTGATATCTACGCTGCTCCCAATTTACGTCTACATCAAAATTCAGATTCTTTACATAATCATAATTTAATTCATTATAACTGTAACTGAGATACTTAACTATCGGGAATAGGCTATCATCAATAGTGCACTTGATTACATTAACATATTTACCTGTTCTTTTGTCGATAGCTCTTAATCCCTCATCTACTACTCTTTCTCCTGACTCTTCCATTTCACTAGTCCTTTATTATGTTTATCGTAATACAACATTGCTATAGCGTTCCACACCACCTGCGCAAGATGCATACATCCTGTATCCGAATCAAATCTCTCCCCTTTCGTATAAGCAACTAAGTGCCGCATGGTCGCACCTAAATACCGATTGAATCCATCAGGTATATCTTGCCATGAGTTATCGGCGTACTTCTTGGCTCCTTCCGTATATACCCTCACGATGTCCTCTATCTCAGCCAAAGGAAGGAGATCCCACCGGAGTTTACCGTCGGCCCGGTCGTCCTTCCCCGTCCCGTCCTTGCCTGGCAGCCCACCTCCTTTATTGGCGTCCTCATTTCCATCTGGCTGGATGATCTCCTCCGATAAGGCCTTATTGCTATTCATTACTATCTCCTCCGCCTCATCCTTGTCTATAAGCCGTTCCCTTATAGCTATATGTAGCGGCAATACCTCATCCTCTCCAGCCCATATGAAACCATATCCCTTTGGATATAACGTTGATAATTTCATCGTACCTGTATTATCCGCCGTTCTTTCAACCTCCCAGATCTCACCCTCGCAAAAGACCTTGTCAAATTTATTAAATTCGTATTTCATATCCTTTCCCCTCCCTCTTGGTGTATTCTTATTGCTACATCATCATCAAGTGAGGATAATGCTTTAATATGTAATAATATATCTCGTTCATCGTTCTTATTTTTCCCTGCAATACATGATAGAGTATTACCATTCATTTCTATTGTAGCCCATCCTTTTATGACAGGTTCGTGCCTCTTCAGCTTAGCGGCATCTTCTCTCGTTATCCAATATTCTTCAAAGATTATGTCTGGATACATAGCTTTTATTTCCTCCCCGGTTTTATACCACGTTGCCATATCTCATGTTTTTAATTAATAAAACTCGCTTAAATCCCTGCATTCTGGTGTCTCACCTGTTATGGAATAAAGCTCACCAGATGATAGATATACGCAATGCGAGGTCTTCCCGTCCCTCCACTCGCTTTGCTTCGTAATCCCGCAAATAGCGCAGCGTTGGATCCCCGGACCCGCCTTTACCTACGAGTGTCGTACGTTTTTCTTTCTCGTCCTGTTGGTGTTGTCAAGTTTCCTCATATTAATCCTCCAAAGTCATTATAATCTTATCTTTCCCGATAATAGCCTCATTCCCGCTCCTTATATCAAAGCATCTCCCTTCATCTGCCTCCTTGAAATAAAGAACGCCATTGTACTCGAATAAACCGAAGCCGTAATCGTCTAGCTTCATTTTGCTAAGTTTTTTGAACTTATATACGTTTTTCATATCCTCCATATTTTCTTTATCCATATAAAACATCGATGCCCCCATTGACATTACCCCTACAACTGCCATAATTAGTCCCTCGTAGAACATGCTGCAATGTAGTTTATTCCAACCCTTCATCATTACAATTATGGATAATATGATTATCGCCACAATAAACAATATCCATATCATATCACATCTCCTTACTTTTTAAGAACTCCATCATATCCTCCACGCTAAGCTGGAAGCCGGCAGCCGCCTTATGGCCTCCTCCACCGGGGTTGGCCTTGCGTGCCAGCGCCGAGACATCCACCTCCTCTTTGGTGGTATAGAACGAGCATCTGAAGAATCTGCCGTTCCAGCAAAATGGCATCATCAAATCATGTTTTCTAGGATCGTACATAGACTCGAATGTGGTGGAGTTAAACTCCGTAGTATTCATACATATCGCCTTGTATCCAAATATATCTGCCTCGAATGAGAACATCTTCATCTCTCCTCTGTTTTTCTCAACGATATACTCCAGTATCGCCTCCCCGTTCCTTATCATGTCATATATGAAGTCATGATCGCCGTCCATGACACTTGCCGCCATATCCACGTCAAGACCACAATATCCTCTCATCCCATATTGGAATGAAAGAACGTCACTCCACTCGAACCGGTCGTGATCCCATACATCATAAGCACTCAATAATTCTACCACATTAGGAGTTTTGATGTCATCGAAAAGATATTCCCACGTAAGCTCACAGGCCGCCGTCCCTATACACCTCTTGCCCTTTACCTCGTAATCCCTCATATCGTCTATGGCTGTCTTATGATGGTCTATCCATATGACATCTGTACCTTTATCCTTCCACTCATCGAAAAGGAATCTTGTTCTGTTTCCAAATGACACGTCAACTACAAACACCTTATCATATTTATTCACGTCAGGTATTTCCTTGCCGTAATTGTAAGGAAGAAGATCAATGTCTTCCCCTTTGAAATACTTTTTTACTATAGCCGCTGACATTACTCCGTCAAGATCAGCCTCATGATATATACATCCTGTCATAATCTGTTGTTTTTGATTAAAAAATCTATGTACTCTTTTATCTCCTTGTTTCGACCATTATCCCAATCAAATGTCTCGTTTATGAATTTGAAGTACGATACTGGGATCGAATGCAGCATCCATCCACAATATTTCCCGAATGTCATTACCGTAGAGCCAAGGGGATGATCCGGCCTCCCGGGTACAGGGGAGGCGGTAATGCCCTGCGCCAGCCCCCTCCTTCGATCTTTCTTGGCGGCTTTGATATCCAGATCCGTTTTCGTTACCTTATCCCCCATCGGGATATTGGTAATTAGTTTATCGCCGATAAACATCCCCCATCCATATCCTTTGTAGTTCTCTATACTAAGTTTCCTTATATCGCCGAACCTTGACGAGTTGTTGCAACAATCAACGACTAATGCGCTATCCTTACCGCCCTTTATCCTGACAGCTCTCCCAAGCCACTGATAAAACGACGAGAATGAGAATGTTGGTCTTCCTACTATCACACAATCCAGACCCGGATGATCGAATCCGGTTCCGAGGGCGGAATAGTTGAACACCACCTGCGTTCCACCTGACTTGAACCTCTCGACTATAGCCTCCCGCTGCTTCTTTGGTGTACCGCCATGAACTACCTCCGCCATGCCAGATCGGATCTTGGCGTTTATCCATTCGGCGGCCGTATTGCAGCTCTCAACAGAATCCATAAACACCAGTATAGATCTACAGATATCTTTTAACACCATCAATCGGCGCAAAATAAGGTTGTTTAAGCCATTTTTTCTCACCGCCTCACTAATAGACTCAGCCGTATATTCAGAGCCGTTAGAATTAAGTTTAAGGGCATCTCCATTGAAATCCCATGTCTCATATTTAAGAGGTGTCCAAAATCCTTGCCTTATCATCTCCTCTACCTGTATCACGTGAATCAGGTTCTTGAAATATACCGGTCTCATACGAGTGATGAAATTAAGCTGGGAATATGATGCCTGTCCTATCGACATGTTTTTAAGTCTACATGGCGTGGCTGTAAACCCTATCACCTTGCTAGGCTTCAGCTCATTCATGAATGTCATGAACTCACTGCCGTCCTCAGGACTGTATCCGGCATGAGCCTCATCTATCAATACATTTCTGATTCCCATCTCCTTAAGCTGACCAACAACCTTCTTGATAGATCCTAAGGTCGCGTATATCATATTGGATAACTCCTTCTTACCGCATGACGCGGAGTAGATGGTTGCCGGTATCCCGTAAGATGTGATCTTATCGTGGTTCTGTTGCAGCAATTCTTTTGATGGTTGTAAAATCAGCGTCTTATCTTCCATCAATCTAGCCGCTTCTGCTATGAGGATCGATTTACCGCAACCTACAGGCCCTACGATCAATACCGGATCATGTCTATCAGAGTTTATGTAATCAGAGATGCTTTTAACGCAATCCTCTTGATATGGTCTTAGTTTATATATCATTTGGATTTATAGTTATCAAAAACAGCCTTTACGTATTTTAATTTCACTGGGCATTCACGATCGTCAAACATTTTTACCATCAATGTATCCATCGTCTTACTTATAGCTATCACCTCTCCCGTGCCCACCTGGGTATGGACTATATCACCTACCTTTATATCGCATTTAATCATGATCTAGTTTCTTATTAAATTCCTCTATCTTGCTCCTATCTGTCTCATTCACCATCTCAGCCTCTTCCTTGAATATGTCATACCCTTCCCGGATATTGTCTCCAACCATATTCTCTATCATCTCCCTTAGCTCATCGCTTCTTACGGCGAAAGATATTTGGAACGATTTACTTGTGCCTTTCATCAGGTAATCAATCTCCTTTTTACATTCTGTCATTAACCGATCCAGATTATCGAACTTAACGAACTTGGAGTTGCCATTGGCTTTTCTTACCCCATCCTTGAAATCCTCCAATATCCCGTTAAATACATCCGCCATACACATCATGGAATGTAGCCATACCAGCATATTGAATTTATATTCATTATCAGCATTATTCATCAAGCCTATCAAAGACTCACTTTTTGTCAACATGATTTTAGATTCTCGATCTACGATATCCTTTATCTCTTGCCGGTGTTTCATGGCGCCAACGAAATCCATCTTAGAATAACATTCATTTGATTTCTCTACCAATTTCCTGATATCCTTTCTAGACATCAGAAGATCCAATACCTGTTTTTCTCTTTCGTTTTTATCCATAATCATTTATTTATTGACACAAATATAATTAAAGCCTAGATATTTACCTAGTCTTTTTAATAAAGTTAATCTTTTTTATTCTTTCTTTTTGACTCATCCCAATCCGATGAGTACCTGCATGTCCCTTGTTTGTGGATCGAGAAATCGCACCAAAAACACAAGGGCTTGGGGCGGGGTTCAAGGCAGGCCGGCTGGCGTCCCATGAGGTAGCGCTTCTCGTACTTATACCCCTGTTTGGCGTCGTCCCAAACGTGAGCTTGATAGCTATCTATTTTATTTGTCTCGAAATCATACATGTCAAGGAGAATATCGTTAAGTTCCTTGACCGATCTCTCTACTTTCTCCTTATCTACCTTCACGTTCTGATTGTCCAGCATGCGGGTAAAGAAATAGCTGCACATATCCGGCAATACCTTGTACTTTCTCAGTATGTAGAAGGCGTATATCGGATGCTGGAGATTGTGAAGCAGCTTATCCTCATCGAATAACTTTCTCCCGGACTTCCAGTCTATCGTATACATGGCTATCCTGTCCTTTGTCTTATACTCCCCACGCCAGTCCACCGATCCTATGATATGTACCTTATCGTACGTCACGCCATCCAAGGTAAGGGGCTTGGGTAGCTTATAGGGCAGGACGAAGCTCTCCTCCACGCCGGCCGGTCTCGACCCCCGGACCACCTTCTCCATTGGCGTAAGATCAGACCATGCCTTCTTATAATTGCCAGCAGCATCCTTCTCAAACAACCCCACAATCCATCTTATTAGCCTAGCCGCATGTTGCATAGACTCGATCTGGGATTTTACGCTATCAAAAGGGATCTGTTCTATATCGGCGTAGTAATTGAAAGCCTTACTCATATCCTCATAAGAAGGTCTGCATCCGTTCTTGAAGAAGTACTCCATCGTCTGGTGGATAACCGTACCATATGACGTAGCCTCGTGCTTCTCCGTGGATCTGTGACCCTCCACGTAAGTCTTATACCACTTATACGGACATTGGACAAACGTGTCTATCTGTGAGTAGGATGCGGCAAGCACCTTCTCGCCGCCTATGGTCTTACATAGCAAGTTATTCTCCGGAACGATCATAAAGCCTCTCCGTATTTATGTCACGCTCATATAAATCCATCGAAATATTCTGTAGGTTATGCAAATACCTTATCTGGATAAGCTCGCTCAGGTCATCCTCCATATCCCTAAGTCCGAGATAATACTCGTCGCCAAAAACCTCCATGGTCATCCCGTGTCCACGATATACGTCCCTATTCTTGTCACTCTTAAAACCGATAGCATCAAGAAGGTTATCGTCTATCTCAATAGGCATGACATCATCTTCCCCTGAATACCATTTCATTATCCCATCATCAACCTTACGTTCAAGGATTAATGATCCACTTTCATTACACATACCGGTAACGCACCCTACTCTCCATATATCGCCAGCTTTGTCTTTTACAAGATTGCCCGGCCTTAACTCCTTAACTGAAATCATATTCTTCCTCCTCATGATCGTCATCACAATCATCGACAAGAGGGGTCTCTAGCCCCTCTTCCCAATCATCATATCCGAAATCCATTTATTTGTCTTTTAGATAATCATACAACATACCCATAAGCTCTCCTACCGTCAATTCGTGATAAGGCTTGACGTTAAGTGCCTCATCGGGTATACATTTACCCGTTTTCTTTTCCACTTCCATTATGACTTCTACAAAATCAAGGGAATCCATAGCCATATCCGTATCCAGCTTATCCTCGTTCATTATCTGAGCGGCATGATCAAGACCATTAAATTCACCCATCTTCTCGAATATCGCCTCCTTGACTACTTTTTCAACTTCTTTTCTTTCCATACTAAATCGACATTTTCAATCTTCTACCTAATTCTTTTTTTATATCCGATATCCTTTCGATATCCATCTTAACATCGCCTGTGATAGCGTATTCCTTATCCATTCTCTTTGGGGGATCCGGAAGCCGGCTTATGGCGAACAACCATGCCAGCTCCTTGTTCTTGTTCTCCCTAAGATACAAGTCAGACGTCATGCCATACATTTTTATGATCGTATCGAATAACGTTGATTCCGATAAACTCATATGCACGCTATACACATTTGATGGTTTCCAGATCAAGTTATCCAATCTCATCGTATACTCACGTTTAAGATCTATGTGGGATATTACGGCTCTTACTATAGGTTCTTCCTTGAAGTTGGTATTAGCCACGAACCATACGAGCCTTTTCTCTACCTCCTTAATAGCCCCTGTATCCTTCCCCATATCGTTATATACCCCAACGATACGGTCCCGGATCCCCTCGACCTCCGGTGTCAGACCGGGTGTCTCTATCAGCATCAGCAGCGACCCTCCCCTTGGCGTTATCTTCCACTTCCCATTCTTCTGAAGCTCGATATAACCAGATGCTTTATAACTATCTATTTTCTCCTTTGGAATGACGCTAGCCATCTCCTCTTTCTGCCGGATCATCAAAAGATACCCGACATCAGACATCGTTAATCCTGATGTCATCATCTGTTCAAAATTTATATACATAAGCTAATGAGTTAAAATATTGACCTGATCTTTCTGGCTACCCTCTCGACTATATCGGGATGATCATTTCCGTTATATATATCTATTAGCGTATCTATTATATGTAACCTTATGTTTTTCTTTGATGAATGAAACCAAAAAATCTCCATTTTTTCTGTTTACAGGTTTGAACATCTTCAGTTCTGGTATAAGATAACACGCCACACATGATCTTTCAGCAAGTGATAATTCAACCGCTGCCTTTTCTATTGCTCTGCACATAAATGTATAATTATCATTCTTTATTAGATCGTAAGCTCTTCTCAACACCCTAAGGGCGTCTGCTTTCGATAATCTCTTTCCCTTTTTCATACTGTTTTACCGTATAAGATTCATTAGCCATACCAACTCTACCAACTGATATAGATTGATTTATAGATTGGTTAAGATGCCCTACAACCGACATCTTAGCCCTAACCGTATTGGCGCATCTTAGAAGGATTCGATAATCCTCTAACGCCCTCTCGTATCTTACGTCCACCCTAGCCCTTTTATCAGCATCAGTCATGCTCTTACATGTTCCGTCCTCCCTCAGGCTTATAGCGATCTTGTCCCGTATGATTCTGATATCATCCTCGGCTATCACCAGTTCGGCGTCAAGAACCCCCTTGTATGAGCTAAGAAGATCCTCCACCGCCACAACTTCCCTTTTTAGGTTCTCCAATTCCAATATCATTGAGTTGTCATTTATCCTTTTATACTCCTGTACTTTATTGGATACCTCATCACAGATACTCATGATCTCCTTTTCCCGTTCCCGATTTATGATATATCTGATGCTGTATTTAGCCATTTCCTTTAACGAGGATATAATTTCCTTTATCCCCATCTTATCCTCAACCGACAATACGGTCTTCAAGAACATTTCCAGCACCTTTATCACTACAAGCAAGTAATTATGTCTCAATCTCATGTCAATAAGGTGTTTCGTCATGTACTACATTGAAATCATCACTAGGCGGTATATATTGTTGCTCCAACGGGATACTGGGAGGCGGGGGCGGCAACGTCACCACGGTCGTGTCCGGCTTGCCGCTACCCACGGGGGCATCCGAGCCTCCCGGTCTTTCTTGGCGCACCACCCCTCCATCAGGATAATATCGCTCATATCCTTTCATGATATCTACATGTATAGCGTCAATCTCCTCCAATGATCTTTGACGAACCTTTACGATATGATGGAATAATAATCCATCCACACGGAAGGATCGTCTTGATTCACTTTTAAAACGTTCCAGATTAGGATACCATCCTTGCGGAAATTGCATGTATGAGGAGTATCCATATCTCCTTGGGATATTCAACACTACCATGGCCGTACATAACTGCCCCAATGAGTCAGACTGATAGAAATCAGACTGCCTTGGCATATGATCCTTCGGATCACGTCTGCCCTCTATTTCTCGATTGAGTTGCGATACGATAAGGAAGAAGATGTTTGGGAACGTTCTTTTGGCTATATTGCACATATTCATCAAACTATCTATATTCCTCTTGGCATCACCCGAACCTTGTATAAGAGCTGTATGGTCTATGGACACAAATACAATTTTCTTATCCTTATTCGCCGGCATATATACATTCCATAAAAAATCTTTAAGTTCATCAACTGTTGTAGGTATGGGTATATACGTTATTCTGTTTGAATTTTCTTGTTTAAGACATTTTTGCATTTCCAGCATCTCTTCTTCATCCATTTTACGAAGGAGGATATCTTCTATGTCTTTGTTCATTTTTTTTGATAGTGAACGTAATACCAAGTCTTCCGGATTCATCTCGAACTCACATCTTAACCATACATAATCATCCGCTTGTGGGTTGATATTAACATTCATCACATTGTTCATGATTTTCTGTGCCAAATAGGATTTGCCAACCCCTGGTCTAGCTCCTATGGCTATCGCATGTTGAGGGTAAAATCCACCCAGCAAAGCTTTATCTAGATAAGGATATCCAGTACGAGCCGGGAGAAGTTCTCCCGACTGGTATTTCATTATCCTCTCATAGGCATCCATGATAATTTCCTTGGACGTCTTCCATATCCTGTTATCGTTCATCCTCGTGCGTTTCTATCGCCAGCCGTATCGGATTTAGATCCTCTGTTAGCTGATCTTGATTTATATCTTAACCCCTTAGCTGTATGGCATAGGTCCTTCCCCTTCCGATAAGCCTTTCCCTTCAACTTATCGGTCTTGTAGTTCTTACGACCAAGCTCCCGTCTCTTGGCTTTCTGCTCAGGTCTGGCGTTGATCTTCTTATCCGTCTCAGCCTTCTTCTTTCTGGCTTCCGGATGTGTTCTGTAATATTCAGTCGATCTCCCCATCCTCTTCGTCCTCCTCATCATCATAATTCTCCATGATAAGATCCTCTCCATCCAGATATGAAGCTTTATCCTTTAGCCTAGATCTCATACTCTCATAAGGGTCATCTCCGTTCTCCACCTCCCATATGCATGCGTATGGGCCTATTATATCACTTAACTTCTCGGCTCGATCCTTACTTATTCCTTTCTCTATCATCTTATCCTTGCAATAAGACTTGTCGAACATCGACCCTCCTACATAATATCCAGTAGGCTTATGAATAAAAATTACCTTCATCTTTTATATAATTAATATTATCTACCAAATTTATTATTTCTCTTCTTTATACAGTCGCCATAGCTCATATCCATATCACACACCACCGTATCGGTCGTGTCGTTTACCACATGGAACAGGAACTCCGGGCACCCGTGGCAGGCGTTGCTCCCGATCGCCACCGCTCCGTGCCTAGGGCAAGCCTTCTTTACCATGGTTCTATCATATATCCGTATATGATTATCGCCATACTTTTCAATATATCTCATGGTATTAAGTAGTGATGGCAAAGACATCTTATATGGGGATACATGTTCTATTGGTATATCCAATTCACCAGATAGGCTTTTGTAAATATCCTGTACATCCCGTTTTGTCCTATACGCAAATATATTAATCTCAGTCATTACCATATCCATACTCCTAAGAAGATCCGGCTTAGCCAGCCTCCCCATCGGTTTCCCAAAAGGATCGGATCTCATCCAAGCCCCACACTTCTCGCACCCAACTTGCTTCCCCTCCACCGTATTTATCATAGTGGATGGGATTTTGCAATATGGACATACGGATCCGTTTAACATAGCTTTCTGGGCTAAAGACAGTTCTTTCATACCTTTTCTTCTATCTCAACATTAAATAGATTGCAGAATCTATCAAAATTTCTGTTCTCTATTCTCATATCCTCCTCATACCTGTCAACCGATTTGATGAAATCATTATAACAGTCCTCGCACATCCATTGATTGATTACCGCTACATAATAGCCCACGGACGTAGGTCTGTTACACATATCGCAAATACCTAAGCACCCATATCTGGTGAGCTTATCTATCATCTCCTGTCTTGTTATTTCAAGCACCTTGAATTTCTTGTAATTGTTAACTACCTTTGCCATTGTAAATTTGTTTAATAATAAAATAATCCGCTATATCCATTCCCTCATTTATATTGGGCTTTGATTCGAGAAAATCGCTTATCTCTATATTCATTCCTTTCATATCTCTATCCACCTTCTTCTTCCATTCGTTAAACGCCGATCCTTTGTCAGGATATAGGACTATTCTCCTACGTCCCAATGTCTCTATCATCTCCCTTTTCAACATATGGACACCTCCGCATGCCATGAAAAGCCTATCTGGATATATGATATTACAGATGACCGCCGTCTTCTCCGACTCAACTATATATACCGGGGCTTCTTTAGGATAGAAGTTGATAAGAAACTCACCGAACAGACATTGTCTTAATAAATAATCCTGACCGTCAAGGATGTGAACCCAGCATACATGATCCATGGGGACCTTTACCCTCTTACCATCTGGTCCGTAATCCATTATCTTCCCGGTTCTTATCACCCAACTTTTATCAAGTTGCCAGAACACGCAGCATTTACCCCAATCCCCGAATCTCATCATCCCGATCTTATATAAGCTGAACGCTCTATTGGTATGATATGATCCGAATATATTGGATAGATAATCCTGAAGATCAGATGTCTCGAAAGGATTAAGCGTCTCAAACATCTTGCTTACCGGAATGCAGTTGGCTATATCCGGATCCATAGGAGGTCTGTACCTCCTTAATACTTTGTTTGAATCGGTAAAAAGATCATTGTTCCCAAGTTCGCTCCCTGTTGGATATTTAAAGTAACCACATTTATTTTTATGATCACACACCCCAAACTGCTTTCCAACGATCTGACCGGTGGTTACGTCCACGTACGGCGTAAAACACTTATCCTTGCCGCATTGCGGGCACGTCAGCTTCCTCCTTGGTTTGCTATGATCCAGCTCATACCGATGAGCGCTCTTATTGAACTCCCTAAATTCCATCATCCTCTCCTCTCATTCATGACTCTATATATATAGTCCCTCAGTGGTTCTTTCCTTATCAACTTATTAACGTCAAACTCGCCTTCTATGTCCAAGGATCCGATTCTTGATGTAACCGTATAATTAGTTTTCTCGAACTTATACTTTCCTTGAAGATATACTACGGTAGCCATATTCAATATAGGATTGTCAGTCTGTCTCTTCAACTTATATTGGCTGGTCTTAGCGGTAGGATCACCCGGAGCGAAGTTATATATCTCCTCTATCTCCAATATCTTTCCGTAATTCTCCAGTATCATTCTTCTATATAGCTCAAGCTGGAAAGCGTACTCGTCATAGAAATTGCCTTTCCTGTTTGATTTGAAGTCCAATATAGCGAATATCCTCCTGCATCTCTTTATCTTCTTTTTCTCCGTCTTAGGCTGACCTTTCTTGGCTCCCGTCTTATAGAACTCTCCTGTCTCGACCTCTATTTCCACCATCTCCGGCTCACTATCCATCTCCACCACTGCGTCCACCGAAGAAGCTACTTTCAATCTCCTTGACCTCAACATCTTCTCGATCAATACAGGTTTTACATGTCTTTCCTTGCAGAATATGGCAAATGATATTAGATCCTCTATCAGCTCATCAATGTTATCCACTAATATCCGCTCCATCCTATACTTGTCTATTCTCAGCTTAGCCTCCTTGACAGCCTTTCTTATCCACGTCGGGATCAGCTTTATCTTAACCCCGGTCAGATACAATCCAAATAGATAATGCATGATAGTACCCAAATCAGCCCTATAGTTAGCGTACTCATCAGGGTCCTTGCCCTTGAGTCTCATCTCATTCTTCCATTTCTCCAAGGCTCCGGACGTATCACAATACCCATTGGCGATATTGTTAGTGGCTCCATCGTATATGATAGGATACCCATCAACATCCATCTCATAATACACACGTTTGCCGGCGACAGTCATTCTATATAACACCGGTGTCGGGATATCCTTTATCCATTCAGCGGCATAATACTGTTGCTCTGTCTCCAGATCATACTCAACTTCCATCTCCTCCTTAGGCTCGTTTTTAGGTTCTTCAGCAGGCTTTTCCTCCTCAACCATATCTTTCTTTGGGATCGTTGACAAAACGTCTAATATGCCAAAGAAAGCGGTAAATTTAGGATCTGTATGATATGATCTTAATATTGGTAATGATGATCGCCAATAATATGATGGCGCATTCTCGTCCATTGGCTTATTATGAACAAACTCTATTACAATGCCATCATCCGTGATAACCACACGATGTTTTTTGGATAAACGGACTCTCATATCATCAAATGATTCTTGATCGCTTATGACTTCCATATCCATTCCTTTCTTATATATCGTATCACTTATAGCCTCGTATCCAAGAGCTAGAAGTAATTTTTGTTTTCTTCTATCCATGATAATAATCTGGTTTTTAATTTACCATCCTCCTCGACTCTAGGTGCGAGATCCCTCATCCTTCTGGCTGCCAACAGCCATACGTTGCCAAACTCGTCCAAGAGCCGGCTGAAATCCATCGTATCTAATAGATAATCGAATCTTGTATGCTCATCAGCCGTCAAGTAGATAATGTTATCATTATCCTCAGCAACTGATTTATATTTCCGTTTAGGGTATAAGTGGCATATGTTGCTTACCCCCGGGCATGGTATGTATGCGCCGGTAGCAGATCTCCTTGTCATACTCAACCTAGCCACATGAGCGCCAAAGAAAACGGCTAGGCTCTTCCCCTTCGGCTTGGTCTTCACCCGTATCGCCGCCATTTCCTTTGGCGGTAGCTCCTTGGCTCTGCATGCGGGACACAACCCCTTACTCCTTATGGTTACCATCCTTCCGCATCTCTCACACGGTAACATCCTACCTCTCATGCCTTTTTCTTTTTATAACTTTTGTTGAACTCCATAAGGCTCATAGCCCTATACCTCTTAAGCCTATTAATCTTACCCTCAGTCCAATCTTGATCCTTGAAGTTGATGATCGTATCGAATATCTGAGCTAGTTCCCGGATATTAAAACTCCTGTTTTGTATCTTCTTATAGAACCCCGATCTGCTATATCCTAATTTAGAAGCTAGATAAGTTTTGTTAGACAATGTGAGGATACGATAAATCGTGCCCTCCATTTTACTTATCTCCATCAACTTCTCGGCTATGGACGACGTGGTTTCGTAGCTAGCTTTACTGCCTACTATCCTCATTTTTCTCCGGATTCCTGATCTTACCATCAAACTCGTAGAAGTCCATCAGTTTCTTCTCTTCCTTGATACAAGTGACAACGAAATCTGATATGGTTCCTTTCATGCCTTCCTCGAAATTCTTTTTTGGCATGATCAAGGTCATTGGCCCGAACGATGTAGTTAAACGCCTTGCGTTTCTCATTGCCCGATTTCTCGTCTATCGTAATATAATCAGCCGTGACCTTATAGAACCGGTCTCCATCCATGGCAAACAATTCCGCTATCCGGAATCTCTTGATATCCACGCTAAACTCACCGGAGATGAATGGCTTCATCTCCTCTATGATCCTAGCCTCACACTCGGTATAAGAAAAGGCATCTACCAAATACTCTTCCTTTACCTTCTTCTTCATGCCGTTCTCGGCATCGGTCTCATAAGAAACCGTACATTTAAACCAATTGTGCATCTTATTAATCTATGTTATTGTTAAACAACGGGTAATCCTTTATCCCTTCACGAATATATCTTTCCGTATCATCATCCACGTCATAAGCCTTCTTGAAAAATATCATAGCCTTGTCCGTGTCGTGATCCACCAACGGAAGATATTCCTTTACGAAAAGAACTTTAAGATGATTCATGTGATCAATCTTGCGCCTTACATCAATTACTTTTGGCCATATCTCGGCACGGATTTCACCCATCTTTTTTACATTCTCTTTGTATTCGTTTACCTGATCTTTGTACTCCTCCTCGATCTCGTTGTTCTTATCCTTGACAGACTTATAAGCTTCCTTATCTTTCGTGTCAAACATCGGAACATGCCTGATATTGATTATATCCAATCTACTGCATAGCTCCTCATTGGATATGGTGAAATCATATCTAGTCCTGTATAGATCAAATTCACTTAATAACTTAGCTATCTTAATAGCATCATTCTGATCAAGAACGGCTATATTCAAGCCCTCCAAATAGTAGAAGAAATGAGATGGAGAAATAGATTTATATCCATACGTCTTCATGACTGGAGGCTCATCTATAAACCTGACACCTTCCTCCGCACATCTTGTTACGATCAATTTCTCTACCTGCTCATCAGTAAGATCATATATCTCCTGATCGGTCATCTTATCAATTGTCTTCATCATCCTCATCCTCCGATATCGTTATAGCCTTTGTAAACTTTTGTTTATAGACCTCACTCATAAGGCAGGCGAAAGTCCTATCATTCATACTAGCCATAGTATTGGCCTCTACCATAAGATTCATCTCGATGTTCTTTAACGAGATTTCATAGTTATCATCATCTTCTTTATAGAAAATGACTTTACCACCATACTCGAAACCATCATCCTCGGCCTTAACCATATCGATGATCCTCTCTAACTCCTTTACAAATTTACTCTTTTCCATATGTGTAATTTTTATGTGTCTACAAAAGTAGACATTTTGTTTTTGAATTAAATTAAATAAACATTATTAATAGCTAATACGCTTAGGTGATTATATACCATTTTACACTAAAATCGTAAAATGGTATATAATCACCTTATCCTCCATATATCTTAAGCCCTTTTATATTGTATTTGCTTATATCCATACACAAATTACACCCTCCATGACAACAACACCACGAGCAAAAGGCTAGTCGCTCCTGCTCCGGCCTACCTTGAAACTCCACTGCCGCCCTATACCATGCCGGGGATAATACCCTGACCTTCTCCGGTACGGGCGGTGTCATGAGCACCGATCTCCGTCTTCCTTTGGCATCTTCCCTATTTCTCATTTGGGTTGTCCTTTAACAGCTCAGCTATCTTATCTTCCTTCAACATATTTTGCTTTCTCATGTTATCTACGACAAAGGCAGCGAACGCCATATCATACCTTTTCCTTAACTCATTGACAAAAGATTTGGCTTTTGATTCTACCATTGTCTCGATGTTGCTGTCTACAACTTTCTTCATCCTGCCTCTTATAAACTCGTCTACTGTCAACTCCTCATCCATATAATCTGACCTGAATCTATATTTCTTCTCGCTGGCGTTCTCGATGAGATCGCTCATTGATTCCCTCGCTATATCCTCAATTTTCTCTGATATCGGATTGGATATTTCTCTCATCAACTCATTCTTGAACTTTTCTTTAAGTTCACGTATTACAGCTAACCTGACCGAGCTGGTAAACTCCTCTTTCAACGTCGCTTCATTGTACATAGCTTCCTCGAATACATCTTCCAAATTTAATTCTACTTGAATTTTCATATCATTATATTTTAATAAATTATAAATTTTTTAGGCATATAATTATCATGTATTATTTCCCCTCATCTTTTAATATTAATTTCTTCCCGATCTTTTTAATTTTTGTCGGTCTTGATAATCGATAGTCTCTTTCTATCGGTCTATTAAGTACATCATCCTTGTGCCCCTTGTATCCTTTCTCGTAAGCACTAACCCTTGCGCAAAACTCAACCACATCGCCTGGCGATAAATTAGCACCACTAAATCCTTTTGTTAAATCGAACCACAAATGATCTGATACTATTTTGCTATCAAGTGTCACATCTTGTAAAAGCATCGTTTTTACAGGTCCAATGTATCCATTCCTAAATCCAAATCTAACAAAGGTTGCTGTAAACACATGGCGTCCTTTTGATCCTATTGTTCTCAATTCTTCTCTCATCTCCTTTCTTATTTTTTATTCATAAAACCAGTAATTTTCTTCAAATACCCTTTTGTCATCTCAATAAAGTTCACGCAATCCGGCTTGCTCAACTTGTAAATCAAAGCCGGGTTATGAATTACGGCTATAATTTGTGTTTGCGGTTTATGAAATGACAATACCTTGTACAGATCCATGATATTGTCAATATCTAAATTCCTGTCCGGCTCATCCATAAGGATTGTATACTCAAAATCCTTCTCCATTAATACCACATGATTGTCTTTGTAGTATTTTAAAAGATTGTCGATCCTGTTTGCCCAGAACTCATTTGACTTTTTCTTAAATTCCATAAGCTTCTGTATCGGAAACGCATACTCATCTTGGTTAAACACAAAATCAAAAAGCGAGTTCATGGCATGAAGGTTCTTCTCCCCAGAGGATCTAGATGTTCCATTCATATACAAACTTAAATTATTGATATTATCCAATATATCATCCTTTCTCATTTCAGTTTGCTGTAGGAGATAGAAGACTTTCCCAATATAATCCGACTTAATACTGATCCCGTCAAGCACCTTGTCATCATCAAATATATCCGGGAAATACAATGCTTCTGACGGTAATTCAGAACACATCTTTTTCTCGCACAACATGTACTTCGATATCATATTCAGGAGGGTTGATTTCCCGCTCCCGTTCTTGCCTACAATCACATTCACGCCGGGCTTGAATATAAACTCAGAGCCATTTTTGAACGCTTTTATCTTTGGGATATATTTAAATGGAGTCTTCTTGTTGTCGTCTATCCTTATAGAAGTTATCATCTTATATGATTTTGTGTTGAATTATTTAAGCCTTTCATTAATTGCCAAATCAAATATCTTATCAAGACATTTCCTCATTTCCTCCGCATACTCAAACAGATCCTCTTTTGAAAGATCCCTGCGCTGCCAATCATACATATTCGTATATCGAGATTCAATAGCCTTATCCTCTATCTCCTCAAGCACTTTTTTAATAGACTCGTCTTTTTTGCACATTTTTATCTTCTTCTCTCCCATATCTAGTAAGGTAATTATATACTTTCACATATTGCCTATCCATCAGCCACCCGTAAGGACTGCCACCAAACTCCCTGTCCATCCGCTCCGCCGCCCCGATGATCGCCTTTCGATTCCCGAACGAGAGCCACGAAGTAATGAGCCCACTGACCTCCGCGTCCCGCCCGGAATACCGCCTTGGGAACTGGACGGGGTCGCTGGCAATAAAGTCGGCGGTTTCGTATTTGTCCACCATGCATTTCGGCATGTCTACAAATTTGTCATTCATTGTTTATCCCTTCATTTGTTCGCATGCCAATCTTTCAAGTTCCGGTGTAACGTTGGTATCCATTATGCCTTTCAAGCAAGGGCATTGTCGCCAGACTATATCATAAATCTTTGACAATTCAATCAAAGCCTCATTGTTTGATTCAACTGTCATAATCCAATTGTCCGGCGATATCTCTATCTCCCTGCATGGTATTTCTTTCTTGCCTTTTGGCATATATCCGTTCTGATAGTCTTTTACATTACATCTACCAAAATATCTTCCAGTGAGTATTCCGTTTTCGTCCGTCTCAAACAACCCTCCTATCCATCCTATCTTATGAATGTTCTCCGTCCACGTTCGAGTGGCGAATAAAAACTTTTTTACAGGAACTTTTGAAAATGCATCAACATCATGGATACTCCCGTCCGGCTCTTTGAATATCGATGATTTTCTTTTATTCTGGCAACTCCCGTCTAAGCCTATTTTTCCCCATTCGCCATCATCAAATCTCAAAGGAGAGATTATATCAAAACCGCAAAGTTTCTTGACGAGATTGATTTCAAATGGTGCCGAGAACCCGCTGTTCCCATGAGAAGAGAACAGCGCGACAGCTTCTATTACCTGTTCGCGCATCCATTTGTTAGGACCGTCCTCTTCTTTGCCATATCCGGCTAATTCCAATTCTCTTATCGCATGTTTACATAAATTACTGTTTGCGATAATATACCGAAGAGCCTTCTTGTTGATAAGGCTCTTCTTGCTCATTTTCCTTACAATTCTTCTACTCTTTTTCATGTTTAATGTTATTTAATGTTTTAATCACCAATCTCCTCTATCATTCGTATTGCGCCATGACCATCTGTTTCGCGAAATCTTTGTACGCCACTATTTTTCGCAGGTTTGCTCGCATTCGTATTTCCCCGATACCGCCGACCGGAGACAAGGCGCCTGTATTAACACCTCTTCCCATGTTTATTCCTCCTTGTTATATAATTGCTTGTTTTTATATTCCAACATCCTTCCCATCCTCTTTAACCCAATTAACTGTATCGCAATACCAACAATACCCTGTCTTGGAATCCTTTTTATGAGAATGGGATCCACATGTGGCGCACCAATAATTATCATCCATATTGTATGTATAACTTTCATCCTCATGCATTTTGGCTATTCTAGCTACCCTATCCTCCAGCAGATCCTTTAGATAATGGCATTCGTAAGGTCTATCCTCTTCCTTTAATATATAAATATCGATATCCATCATGCTCCCCATCCTGTCCGTACACATACACTCGGCGGCATGGCGCACGTTCCCTTCCGGCATCCCCGGAACTATCTCCCGGATCACCGCCTCCATCTTCTCTTGGTATTCGGTGTCTACCTTAACCACCAAATCCTCTAATTTATCTATTAAACTCATGATCTTTTTACCTTTTTATATATAACGTCTATATCATCTTTCCTATCTACATCAATACAATGGGTATCCTTACAGTAATAATTCTTACTATTATTAAATGCGCATCCTTCACAACTAGCGTCACTGGATTCAACCACCTCCAGTTCTACTTCTTTCGAATCGATATTGTATTTAAATATAGATCCTATCTTATGATATCCTATATCATCCAAGATTATCTTATCGTCTTTATTAAATACCATCTGAATAATAAATGATTCCATTTTATCATCCGAACCATTCTTGTCCAATAGCATCTCACACTCATTTCTATCAAATCCGAATAACTTTATAAAATATTTTGCCATATCGTATTGCTCCATATGTACCAATCTTTGTATGCATAACCATATTCCTTGTCTTATGCCTTCTTCCTTAGCCTCTTGCACTCTATCTCTCATATTATTTTGTATTAATTAAGTAACAATATTTCTCTTCGTTCTATTTTGATCATCTCCGGATTATCGTCATGATCATACCAATATAGATACCATGTACCTCCTCTATTAGCCTTCCACATCTTCCCTTCATATTTCCCTGATGGGATTGTCAATGAATATTCCCTAAGACCCTCAAAGGTTTGTTTGGTCATTAAGGCATACTCTTCATCGATTTCTATGTACCTCCTATGAGGTTGATTCCATGACATCCCACGCTTATCCGTTATCTTGGGTATTATATTTTCTCCATTCATGATGCTTTGTAAATTATGTATTAACTATTGTATATCTAACACTCTCCCCATCTTCCCTTTCGCATCCCAAGCAACCTGATTTTACGCAATCATATATATAATTTTCAAAAGCGCATCCCGAACATCTATCACACTTATCTACTCTTAATGTCATTTCAGACATACCAACTTTATAGTTAAAGACTTCCCCTATTTTATGATACTTAATATTTATACATATAGTATCGTTTTCACTTATAGTACTGCCTTCACTTATCATATTCTCACGTCCAAACATATTGTCAATAAACTTAATCATCTCATCATTGAATGATTCGCTTTCTTCTTGCAGCTTCCTACATTCATCCTCGGTCAATCCACAAAAAGACACCAGTTCCTCTGCGGCCTGCGTCCAGCGCCCGTCGTGAGCCAGCTCCTGAACCGACAGCCATACCCCTTGGTTCATGCCTTCCATTCTTGCCTTATCTAAAATACCCTTATCCTCCATATCCTCGATCATTTAAATTCTTGTTTATTATAACAATCTCTATATCGTTTAACATTTTATCTTTTGATGTTTTTTCTACTGTTCTTGGAATGATATTAAAATCTTTATCGCTAAGTTTATTATCCACCATAATCTCAATCAACTGCTCTATGGTAAGCCCAAGCTCATTATGGATATAATTCTTTATCGCTTTATATTCTTTACTCATGGCTTTTTATTGTTACTATTTCTATTGGCTCATTGGCGAAAGTCAATAGACCACCTATTATTCTCTCGATTGTTCCGTTGGGTAATGTTACACCATAATCATCATCCCTTACCTCATCCTCATGAACACCCGCGCTATGATCATCTGGATCATCATAAACAAGTTCCCATCTAAGCATAGGTATTTTCCATGTGTCCTCTACCCTATCATAGATAGGACAATCATTAAACACAAGCTCCTCTCCGTCTCTGTTGACTGCTAAATATGCCATAAATATCCTCCTTAAATTACTATTTCCAAAAAACTATATATCCATCCTCTATATTGCTATGATATACAACATCATTGGTATCATTATCCAATATCTCATATACATCACCCGACTCATCCATTACCCCACGAAACACATTCTCTCTATCCAAGAAATAACATGGTTCCTGCACTTTTGGCAGCGAACCATCCAATGATATCCACTCCGGTCCCATCAAAGTTATTTTAGCTCCCATATGATTCTCCATTTAATATGATTACCTTAGTTTTATTAAATTGATCTGATCTTTCGATCTCTCATCTCATTCTTGTCCTTAAACATCATTATCCTATTTACAATCCCCTCCGATTCCATGTACGTCGAGAATCCATGTATTCTTAGATATTGGATGGCTGATAATGATTTTTCTAGCACATCTTTATATCCTACATCTATCTTAACTTCTTTACCCATAGTCCTCCTCCATTTCTCATATCCAACTTCTACTCATAACACTATTATAATCTATTCCATTATTCATAACCACTTTATTAAAGGCCTCCTCGGTATACGCCAAAGACTCGCCCCTATTAGCTCTCTCGATATTTTCGCTCATCATCCCCATAGCCTCGATCAAGGCCGCTGATGAGTTGGCTATTAACTTAGCCGCTTCCATTATCTTATTATCATCCATAATCATATTACTTTAACTTCCTCGTTCCACAAATGTCTTTCATATACCATGGTTGTTCCTATTAGGATTCCGGTATCTTCTCCCCAATATTCAAGTATTTGATTCCTGAATTTGTGACGCAATTTTTGTATTCCTCCCTTGTTTTTATCATAAGAAGAGTAATCTGATAATCTTACTGTCTCCATCGTTTACCTCCTTCATTTGTTCGTATGCCAATCTTTCAAGTTCCGGCATGGTGTTTGTTTCTTCTTATTTTCCCCCATACTTATTTCTCATTTCATTAATATAGCTCATATACCAATCTCTTATATCCTCTTCACTATCCATGCTATACTCTTTATTGAATGGATCGTATCTGATAAACTCCTCTGTTCGGCAGAATGGGCATGGGATCTCTTCCAATGGCTTGATTAGAACACCATCATCACCTACATTATCCAGATCATACAATATGCCATCTATGCAAGTCGCGTCTGGATAATTCGCACCGAAAAGCGGGAATTTTGGACATGTGTTTCTCATACTTGTACTATTCAAATTCGTTCTCATATTCCTTTCTCCTATCCACTTCCTTTAAATTCAAACCATCAGGTGTCAATATCTTCTTTTCCAACAAATCAAAGAGAAGCATCGCCCTTGACTCCGCCTCTGTTTCCCCAAATCCGCTATACACTTCTGTTGGCGAATCGTAGGCATTGTAACGAACATAGGCGGCTTCGTAATATCTACTATCCCTATTCGGGAAATACTGTGTCAACTGCAACCAGTCATCCCATATTTTTGATTTACTGATATTTATCATACTTGGTAGTATCTCTCCAAGTTCATGACTCATATAAGCCGGTATGAGGTCTCCTTCTTTTCTATATGAATACCTCATTGTATTTTGCGTAACTGAATCTATCTGGGTTCCCCCTCCTTTCATCTCTTTCACAAAATAAAATTCCGACTCCGAATTTACGCCCAACTCATGCAACTTTAGCGCAAGCTCATAAGGGCACATAAAATTTTGATATTTCATGTTATTCTATATTTTCATTTCTGTAATCCCCGGCATAGTCCAACCATACCCTGTAATCATTTCTGTACTTGGTCGCCTTTATTTTCATATTCCGGGATATATTCTTAGGCAATTATATACAACCTTGCACCACAAAGCATTAGCGGACGCCCCGCTTCCCCGACCGCCTTACCCATACACGCCGGCTCCACCGGTAACGCCGCCCATGACATCTTGGATGTCTCTCCCGTAAATCTGATAGTGATCGCCACAGCTCTCAAATGTTACTTGATAGCTGTTTAATCCCATCCTAATTGTCTCACAACACCTTCCATCTCGCTATACGCTATCCTGTGACATCCAGCAACCAATATATCATTCTTATAGCTATTGATCTTCCATTTGTGACTGGTTGTATCCAATACCATATCGTGTTGGAAGTTACCGCCATTATGGAAGAACTTTATCAATTTCCAAAGTCTCTCAGCTTCAGCTCGCCCTATCTTGATATTCTTGCTAGTCTCAATTATGCCATTCTTAATGCGAAGCCATACGTTAGGCTGGTCATCCTCCAAATAATAATGTGAATATAATTCCAGAATCTTGCCAGACTTCCACATCTCGATCTGTTCTTCAAATTTTTTCTTGCGATCTTCTTTTTCTTTTCTTCTTTTTTCAAAAATTAAAGCCTCTTTTTTCGCCTGACTATCTTTCCATCTCTGACATCTGGCCACATACCCAGCCCACGTTCCTTCACCACAAATCTCATCTACTATCACATTGGTCGTCCCTAAAGTTTCTAACGCTTGATGATTTAGCAATACCTCAAACACACGCTTTAACTCATGGACATATTCACTTTTAATCTTATCCGATTCATAAGATAACGCATGTTTAGTTCCAATCCAGTTGTTTGCGCTCTTTTTAAGAAGGCTCTCGGGAGTACCCATATTAAAGAACTCAATATAATCCATTAGACTTCTAAATACTCCCCAAACATCCCTATAAGACAGGCTTGTTCTGACCTTCTTGTATTTCTCGATAACCTCTTTGATAAGCTCCAATCGACTGGTGATAAAAGCCATGCTACCATCATCAGACATATTATATCCAACAGAAAATACCTTTGAACCAGTTGGTATTGCACTACGAACACAACGTTGATGTTTACAGGTAGAAGAAGAATAATACTCATCGTTAAGCAAATACGCCTTTTCACCACACTTATTTCTTACGATTCTTCCAACCTCAAAATGATAACCATAAGAATAAATACTTCTACCTTCAAAGAAAAGATTACTACCTCTTGCGGATTCTTTCTTTTCATTTGCCCATAAGTGAGCGACCATAGAGTTGTTCATATCAATATTTTTTTGTTATACAACTACAGATTAATAATACGATATACGTTCATTACATCCGACATCTTGAATTTATCAACATCCGTATTCTTAACATCATATGTATATGAGTCAAATAAATTACTTACCGCGTTCAACCAATCATCATCTGTCGGTTCTTCTACCTCATCCATACAATCATACACATCCCAGTAATTCATGAGGATACCGTTGTACGCTATTTTCGGATCAGCGTATTCTCCTCTTGACATAAAGCAGATGTTTTTGCCGGCTTTGTTGCCGGCAACTATCTTTTTGTAATCTTCTATAATCTTATTCATTTTTCTGATAGTGATTATGTGTAGACTAAAAATTACTTTAACTCAAATTTAATTCCTTCCGGGAGTTGGGAGCGATCCACGTTATTCACGAAATCATCAAACTCTTTTTGTGTGATCTTTTCCCCATAATCACGCCAGTTGAAAGATAAAGTGTTCGTGTGATTATAATATATCACATTATCGGTTGACAATCCACAATCAAACACACAGAGCATTACCTTTTTGTCTGTTTCCGCATTCCTGATTATCTTATCATATTGCTCACAAATTTCAGCACGCTTTTCCATCATCTTTGCCTTATGAGCCTCTTCCCTACGTTTTTCGATATTTTCTGCGGAATAATACCCGGCTTTAATGCTCTCTTCAATAAGTAAACGTTCCTCGTCCGTTAATGTCAAAGTAAACCTTTCCTTTTCCGGCGTATACGGATTTACCCATTTCTTGCCACACAGGTCTTCAAGTTCAGCAATAAGCTCGTCTGATTCACGTTTCCATCTATCCACAATCCCCAGATTGAAAAGCATATACTTGAAATACATCTTATCCTCAGAGGCTTTATATAATTCTACGCATTCTTGTTCTGATATACGCAAATACTCCATTGCCACAAACATACCACTTCTTTTAACGTGATATATACCATTTTCCACTGGATACAGAGGAGCGCCGTAATGATTGCAACCATGTAATGGTATAAACTTCGCCAATTCCGGACAATGTCTCGCAATCTCATCATGGCAACAGCCTCCCATATACTCTTTATATATCCCATATTTATTTTTCCAACGAATATCAGCGGTTATACTCCAATCACACATATTGTTATGACAATCATCATCTAACGATATTGTAGTCTTGATTTTATACTTATATCCGTTCTCGGTATAGTAATTCTCTTTTGAATAAACCAGTTTATTTTCCGTTTCCATACTATTTAATTTAATTGTTACACTTATGAAAAATAAAATCGGCGCAACTTCCCGCTATATCATTAGCGTCATTGCACCGATAAAAGCCTTCTGTTTCCAAGTCCACATCTACGGGATACCCTTCTGCTTGTTCCAAGAAATTATTAATTCCCCTTTCTTCTTCATCCGATAAACCAGTATAATCACCATTTATCAGAGCACAAGCCCAATAAACTGGAAGCCTGTATCTTATTACCTCTATATTCATAACTTCATTAATTTACAATGTGAATTTTCAAATACAGGAACCAAATCCTGCTCTCTGAAATATGCGGTCGCTATTTTAAAAGTGTACAAGGCAGGTCTTTCCTGAATATTTCGTGTTGTCTCATAAAGAGATATTGGCTGGCAAACATAGAATTTCTCATTACCAAGACACCCAAAAACCCCATCCAAATAACTTTCATCACAATTAGTGCCTCCCAGTATCAACAAATCACATCCTGTCTTTCGGGTTCCGAGAATAAATGTCTTGTTCTTGTTTTCCGGAAGCATGAATATTTCCTTATCAATCTTAAACCAGTCACTCTGGTAACTCTCTACATCACGGCGAACGATCTCATCGATCTCACGAGCATATTCTTCTTGTGTTTTCATACTATTTCATTTAATGATCCAACATACACATCCCCATTCTCATAATAGAGTCGATCTTCATACTGATTATGATGAAGCTCCTCACGTATCGCATCTTCATTATCAGCCCAATACTCGTACTCCTCATGCCATGACTTGAAGAAGTTATCATAACATTGTCCCATCAGATCCTCTAAAGAAAAACCCTCCGGATAAGTACACCATGCATTGTAATAATCAATTATAGGTTTCAGGAGATAATAATCATAACACATCCCTGTCAATGGGAAATTATCTCCATAGTCAAACATCACCCTACTATATTTGTGCTTGTACTCGTATTTCCCATCAACATATTTACATGGCGTGGAGAAATACCTGCCCTTGATAATACGTGGCATAATGTTGTTGTTGATATACCTGAACAGTAATTTGCCACATAAGTTATTAGGATATATATCCTTATCATAATCAGTTGGATGACAGTATATAGGATCATTGTACTTGAATTTGAATCTAAAATCATACCTCGTATATCCAACTTCCCAGCCATAAGCCTCAGTATTTGTCAGATCCCCAAAAGACTTCATGGTGCTTATATAATCAGCACCATAAGCTTCCATGCAACAATCCATTATATTCCAGCGCTCACGCTCTATGATCCTTTCTTGTGAATCTTTTGACAGCTCATCAAACTCATACAGTTTTAATACAATCTCTTTCATAATCCCTCCTCTTTTAATATAACTAGATCCCTAACGTCAATCGAATGACATACGTACCTCCTTATGTTCACGTTTAGAGATATGATTGTGGCTATTCTCACGAACCACCACAATCCAGATTCAGATATCACTCATCCTTTATCTTCACAAAAGGATTTTCTACATAAAACTCCACTACACCCTTAGATTTTATAGATGTCACTATACCGGTGGTATCCACAAATCCATCTGTCTCATCCATTGTCAAATCTTCTATTTTATCTCCCGGCAGAAAACAAAGATTATAGTCTTGATCAATATACATAATCATCTTTAACCTAACCATGTCATCAATGACGCCTTTCATTCTCTCCACAACATCTAATTGATCATCAGTAAGCATTAATTTACTTTTTGAAGATTTTACTAATCTCATGTCTCCATTCTTGTCAACTACAGTCAAGTCATTGAATTTATACACATCTTCACATGTTCTGTAATATGTTTCCTTACAATAAATTTTTCCTTTATTATCTATTTCAACATCAAAATATTCCAACTCACCCTTGACAGCTCTTCCGTTTTTGTATTTCCACACATCACCTATTGGAACGAACCCATATAATGACTCAAAAACATCATATATTGATAGTTTTGTCTTGGGGATGCTCTTGCCCTTTTTAAAACATTCTTCGGACGAATAAAATAATTTCCCATCTAATGTCTTCTCAGTCCTACATCCTCCCCATGTTCCTACATATCTAACTACTCCATATGTAAAACTGATCAAGATCTTATCAATCTCAAACCACTTTAATTTTCCTGACATATCGTCAAAAAGATATCCACTCTCTAGATAAACCGATAAATGCTCTCTTATTTCCATAACAATTTATTTTTTAATTAAACAACATCATTTGCCTTGATCGCTATCAGTCTCAATACTCCTCTAAGTATCATGGTTTTCATGATACAACTCATAATATTACATTGAACTTCTCATTTAAACTATCTAAAGCTCTTTGATACTCCTCTTCCCTGTCGAACTTAATTTGAGTACTGTTCTCCAAGCCAAAAGACAGAGTGAAGGATATGACCCAGCCCGACCCGTCCACGGCCTGCCCCTTGGGTGCCCACGACATCACCTGCTTCTTGGATATATACCAATTCCCTATCTGCACGAAGTCAGGATAGTTGTTAATCAAATACCTTATCTGAATATTCAGATAATCCATATTATCAAAATAAATTATGTGATATTTGTTTCTTATCCTTATCTTCAAAAAGGGATTATCCCCGTAATACGCAGCGAAGGCTGACACCACGGAGATAGGGTATCTAACGCCTTTTATTATCACCCATTTCATATACAATACCTCCTTATATTAAACTATTTAATATAAATTCATCTTCCTCCGTTCTCTCATTCATAGGCTTATTTTGTACCGTTTTGACAAGATCAAGCACTTCATCCCAAGTCCTTTCTGATAGCGTCCCATTATTTATGCCACAACACCTACATCCGCTAGAAAATACCGGTATCATACTTCCATCACACATCCTAACGAATTTATATCCTACATATTCATCGCATAAGGGACATCTTCTTACTGGGATAAACCTTATTCTACCTCTATTAATGATACTTATTAATACCTCACGATTCATATTATTCCCTTAATTTACGTTTAACCTCCTTAATATATTTAGGGGAATGTAGTCCCCTATGCAATCTTATAGCCCAATCTATATCCTTTTTAGGATTGTGGTGAGATTGATATATCTCGAACATTTCCCTAGCCTTGACAGGATTTGTTCTATCATCGTATCTATACCGCTTTTTCTCCCGTTTAAGACACAATATCCTATTAACCTCATCTACATACACCTTTTTCATCTGCCACCTCCCTAAAGCCCCGGATGAGGCGTTATACGCCCGATCGTCATTCCTTGACTCCACGAAAGACAAGGCGGCCGCCAGCCTATCCCACACCCGTGCCTCGATCACGGCCGGCTTCGGGGCGAGGAGCATGCCTCCGCTTCCTTTTGGCGGTGTTAATATTATCATCGCCATCACAAGTAAGTATCTTATCATGTTTACTTGTTTTTATAAAACTCCTCCCCGAATTTCACATTATCCACATAATCTTCCATGCACTCATGAACAATTATATGAATATCACCCTCCGTATATGTTACCTCGGACATCAGCCTCTCATTAGTCATCCACCAAGAATAACTATCAATATGCCGTATCTCAAATCCATGATCATGCAACGCATACATAACATTATATCTTAAATCCCTGTCCATCATCATACACTCGTACACGATATAGCCATTGATACTTTCATGAGACCTACCGAACGTATAAACGTACCTACCCATCAACTTATACAACTCCCTTGCCATAGGATTCGGGATCGCCTCATCCATATCAAAATCCCCATCTGGATCAATAACCCACTCTACATCCCGCTCATCAATACAAGCCCTAGGCATTCCTATTGTCCGTACATAAAGACGTGATCGGTGATCCTTGCTTAACACCGTCCCAATATACCTTTCCCATTTAGCATATCCTATATTATGGTTGCCGGTTATATTAAACACAATTTCAGCTCCTATCTTAATTTCATCCATATCCAAGATATTTATATTATTCGTTATTCTTTTTATACAAAAAGAGGATATAATGGCATAATATTATGATATCAAGACACGAATGCGTTATCTATCATATTATCATACATATCCTCTATACAACGTCATTTATGGCATTATATCGTATATGATGCCGCAGGTCATAAATACATCTAATTAACCCTTTTTTAAGGGCTTATCGCCATTTAGGTAACTAGCTATGCCTAATATTTTCGAAATAAGGGCTTTTTTAGCCTTATACTCATCGTTTATCCCTATTATCGCATATCTGTATACCATCCCATCCTTCGACACCTCCACGCCCACGTATTTAGGCGCAACGGCATCCCTATGTAATACGATAAACGGGCTTTTGCCGTCCAGCTCATTTATCAACTGGTTAAACTGTCGCCTTGTCATCTGATAGTGATATTATTTCCATGTTATAAATACGATCTCTCTTTACCCTTATCTTCTCGCATAGCTCATCGAAGCACCCATCTTCTTCTAACCTACCAACATAATATGATACATTCGATTTAGAGCTTCCTTGAAGATATATATTTCCTCCTATATTCCTTGAGAAAAAATTAGGTAAGACCATCTTTTGTCTCTTATCCTTATTATCTATGTAAGATATAACAACAACCCACAACTCTGGCTCCCGTTCTTTTACAGATAACATGAGATCAAGACTCGATTGACCATTGATATTCCTCCTGCCGGTTTCGTTATAACGAAGAACAATATAATCATTCGCGTTATCATCCTCAACCATCACGACTATAGGGTGATCTCCCTCCCCATTATCACATAATACTCTTGGCTCTTTCCCGTCGCGGAGATACACCTTATCGTAATCTCCGTTTTTGTATATCTCAAAATCAAATTCTATCACCATATTATTTTCTCCTATTGATGTATTGTTGCGTACGTCCTTCCTCTATTTTTTCGAAATAAAACTTATTCCCATATAACCGAGTGAAGCAGATGTTATACCCGAAATGTTCCGCGCGTCTGATCTGCGCGTAACCTCTACTGATGTCATTATTATCAATCAGCGTAACAAAACAATGTGATCCTACTTCTGTATTCAAAACCAGATTTTCCCAATCTTTTACCTCCATATCAAATCTCCTTAAATAATTTTTTGTTATGATTATCGCTATTATACCATTTATCAATATTATCGTACTGCTTTGGATAAACCCCATAAGACCTACACCACCTAGGTAACGGCCCGTTCAGCACGTCTAACGCCGTCTCAAGGTCAAACGTAGCTTCCTCCTTGACACAACACCCCGATCCACTTCCACAGCTCGGTATATAAGCTCTACTATACGCTACGCTCATCCCATATTCCCCATGACTCAGATACCCGATGTTGGGTGAATCAGGGAAGGCGTAATACAACATCGTATAATCACCCTTACTCCAACCTCTATTATAAGTATCATCCTGCCATGCGAAAACCCTGCAACCGGCTCCTTTTAATTCCGCTGCCGCTCTTTTTAAAATATTATCTTCCATACTACTTACATTTAAGTTATGCCAAGGCGCCGGGAACCGACCCCGGACCATATCCGCACACGTACGATCATGGTATTCCTTCCGCCCCGCCAAGGCTTGGTTCAACATTAACAAACTTTCATATCCTCACACATCTTAAAAAAGACCTCTCTTATGATCCTCTTGTACAAGATGTATATCTCATCATCATCCTCATCGAACTCCACGCCCCATGAACGTAATAAATATCTAATGTCGCAATCCGCTATATGAATCCTAAATATGGATGGAACGCTCATTATGTAATCCTCAAAAGCTTTCTTAATCCCATCCCTTTTGATATGTTCTTTATACTCATCCTTGAACACGTTAAGCATAAAAGATAGATATTCCCTATCATATTTAAACTGCTTCCCATAATTATCTGTATCTATATGATCCAGTATATATATTTCTATTATGTCTCTATCGTATCTTGACATACCTCTTCCTCCTCCTTTTGATATTTTATAACCTTTTTCTCCCCATACGCCTTCGCTAACTGGATAAGTTGACCGGTAAATACCTTGGTACGGTGTTTTACGATCTTATCCACCAGCTCCGGGCATCTGGTTCTCCATCTATAATTAACCTCACCTTTAGCTTTCTTCTTGCAATACCTGTAGAATGTTACGGCTACTACCACTTCCCCATTCTGTTCAAAAGCAACCAAATCGTAATTGTTGTAAGTTATTTCGTTCATTGTGTAATATATTTTATAAATTCAATCACTTTCTTTGGCAGTGAATCTATATCCTTCACTCTTTTACCAAAATTGCACATATGACTTCTATGCGGATAATAATCTCCCGCATACATCCCCCACTCCTAATGGATGGAATGGATCCTCACTACATGAGAAAACAGGATAATACACCACTCCATAACCATCCTTTATATTTTTATTTACATATACTATGGTATATCTATCAGCCACTTCATCGCCAAAATCATATACTCTTACTTCTACTTTCACGCCATCCACATTTGTTATAATATTATCCATATATACCTCCTTTGTTGTTCACTATCCGACTAATCTATTTTCCTTCCATATAAGGTGTATGTACCATACCATCCCCTATCCATATTTACCGCCTCAATATGATGTATATGATAACAACCATTAGCTATTCTGCCGCAATCGGCTATCACCATAGCTATATTCCTATACCCAGAATCAATGAAAACACGAGCCAATCTATCCCCACTAAATATAGATACCTTGATATCGTCTTTCTCTTTTATAATCCTTCTCATATCATATCCTCCTATCAAACTAATCTATCCTTTTACCATAATTAGTATATGACCCACACCATCCACGAGCCTCATTCGACACCCTAATATGATCAATGGGCTTATCCCCGACCATATTATTGGCGTACGATATTACATCCGACATACTTCTGAATCCGGAATCCTTAATGGATTTTATAAGCGTCCTATCATACCCGAATACCAATATCTTCACAATATCTCTTTCTTTCACAGTCCTTCTCGCCCTCATAACATTCTAGCCATAAAATAAACAAACATAAAATCTATTCTCTCTTTGTTATCATCCATCCTATGCCCGGTAATTTCAAAAACAACCCTACGCTTTTCTACAGTCTGTATATTATCTAACTGAATAGCTATGTAAGGATATTTCAGAACTTTCTCTCTATTGATGTTATTCAAAATAGCGTTGACATCTTGCCTGCGAAAATACATATTTACCCCTATGTAGCTGGCAACCAAAAGACACTCATCTATCACCCCATCAGTATCGAATAGAAATAGCATATCATCCTTCTCTATAGTATATTCCGCATCAAGAATCTTGATACGTTTGCTCCCGTCCTTCCTTTTAGACATCAAGACCTCCGTCATTTCATTCTCTGTCGTAAGGATATAATACGCCTCATCCTTTGTAATATTATCACGAAGGTAAGATAGCGCTTCATCCTGTAATCTTAGTAGTTCTATTTCGTCCATATTTATTTCTATTGTTGCCAAGGGAAAAAGGACGGCGCTGGCGACAAGGCCTGTCCAGCATCCCCGCAGCCGCCCGCATTCCCCTTGGTATCATTAACCACCTCAAATAATCTCATAATCGAATTTCACATTAACACTCTCATCAATGCTCAATTCTTTCTCCATCCCAAATACAGTCTCCCTTACCGTATCAAAATCCAATAATTGATCTTCGGGATTATTCACAAGCTCTCTCCGGTTATTCTTCCTAGGTTTTCTAGATGTAAGAATATATTCCGCACAACAGCTTCCTTCAAATGTCCTCACTCTGGAATACCATAGATCACCGGTCCCGTACTCAACACATATATTCATGTTTATGATGGTATTATCCCACGCTTTTTCCGGTAAATGTCTGAAAATCCTGTTAACCCACCCCGTGTCAATATCTATATAAGGACAATCTAAATCCGATGTCCCCTTAATATCCAGATATAGCATAACCTGTCTATTATTCTTAAACATTCGAGCTTTCACATTCATTTTCTTCCGTCCCCATACCACTATTCTATTATTTCCAACTTCCCGTAATAAGGATAAAAACAACCGTCTCGATAAACCGAATATCTGAGCGTTTTATCCTTTGCTTCATAGATGGAAACACAACCGCTGTTATAAGCGTTGGATAGTTCTTTTGCTACAAATCCACCTATTCGTTTATAGGTTTTAGGCGTATCCGCCAACGGCCTGCCTACATATATTTTTACCCTCTTGCACTTTTTGTCGCCTACGCATATATCCTTTCCTCTAAGCTCCGTTAAATACATGAATCTCATATCAGTCAATTTTAAATCCAACATTCCTCTACCTCTATCTCCATACGATCCTCCCAATCACATAATTCCGGATTCTCTCCTTCATAAAAGTAATAGTAAGCCCATACTTCAATATCGCCCACTTTTATGCATCCATCACTGCACCATTCCACAATATCGTCATTCCTGCATACATTTGTCGGTTCAGCACCAAGCGACAATAGTTTGTTTATTATATTGTCACCGAACTTTTCTTTCGCTTCCTCTTTCGTCATATCACTATCAGATTTTTAATATTACACTACCGCCAAAGGGGAACAGGGACGGACGACCAGCGGGGCCGACCCCACGCCATCGCCGCCCCCCGTTCTCCCTTGGCTTCCTACATTCCCTCCATCACCCAAAGAAACACATACACCCATACACAGACATACCTTCATACACATAAGATTCCCTTACTATAAAGATACCCTTGTTCCCCTTCCCTATTGTTTCCCGGGATCCCTTATTTCATCTCGTTTTTCCTCGGTTCACATTGATCCCCTTGACTCCTCTTGATTTGCCTTGATTTACCTTGATTTATCTTGACTTACCTTGATTTACCTTGACTTACCTTGATTTGCCTTGATTTACCTTGACTCCTCTTGATTTATCTTGACCCCTCTTGATTTGCCTTGTCTGGAGGTGTCCCCTCCCGCAAAACAAACCAACCCCACCAACTCCCAGCATAAAACCCGAGACCTTCCTCCCGATTATTCCACGTGGAACGCCCGATTAGTCTAGGATGTCGAGATCCTTGTTCTTGATTGCCTTATATATCTGCTTTATACAATGTATTGATAATAAAGCCAATAAAAGAACTATGATTAAGGGCAGGGCGTCGCCCGTAGCTATAACATACCGCCCCAACTCAAACGCCATATACCCACAAAACAAGGTAAGCACCAAATATATAAATACACCCATAAAAAATATACAATAAGTAACCGTGATTTAAAAACAATACCCAAATAATACAAATAATTGAGTATCAACAACATAATATATATCAAGCCTTAGAGCTTCCTCTAAGGAAAGATAAGCCCAGACATAGATAAAAAAAATACAATAAGTACCGCCTATTATATACCTTTTAGGATCGATTCACGCACGAAACCATACATAAGGGCACAATATACCCGCCTGTATGGATATAAATATATACAGAATGATACATAATAAAGCATTTTACTTACACATTTTCGGTCAAGGCTTAAAATTTACCGCCTTAACACTTTTATGTGTAAGCAAAACATATGAATATGCTATCATTTTGTAAAATATAGGCACAAAAAAGCCCTTCCGTCTTATATCACTACAATACGGAAGGGCAAAACTTTAAAATCAAATAAAAACAAACGACTTATTGTCGCAATTTGTTTGCCATATAACTAACACGTTTCCGCCTACATTTATCAGAATCCCTACTACAATCTAATTTATTAGAATTGTATAGTTCTTTGGTTAGCTCTATGTAAAATTCCATTTGAGCTATTCCAGCCGCCTCTAAAGCCTTTTCTTTTCTAAATGCTAGCTTTCTGTTTAGATTGTCAAACTTTCTCCTATACATAATTTATTTGTTTTAAATGGCACCAATAAGAAACGGTAAGCCGGGGGACAATACGGCCTGCGTTATCGATACAACCAGCCTAACACCCACACGCCCGCCTTATTTCCTTTGGATTGTCCCTTTGCCCCGAACGAACGAGACCTAATACGCACATACGTTGCCCGTGATACGTACCGACAAGGCGTATTAAGTACGTCAATTTAACCGCACGAAATACCCTTGTAAGGGTTGTTATTTGCTATCCGTACACATGTTAGGTATTTAAGCAACCCTAACATACGTCGTGTTGATACATTAGCACGGAAATAACCCCGTTATGCACTCCATACGTGTTACTCTAGCAACGCATGGACATACGCTCTATACATGCGTATATACACCAATATACCCCATGAATTTACATGGCCTATCCGGAAACCGGACGTATTAACCCAACTTGATACAAGGCCAAGAATAACGGGACGATCTACGACTGAGATAACCCCTACCCACATTGCTAAGAGGCAGGCTATTTATGCAGATTCTCGATACCCTACCGATCTGCATATCCTTGTATCAATATGTTAAATATAATGTCCATTTAGTCGAGATCAGTAGCACGGCGTGAACGTATGGACATTGCCACCATAACGCCCCTATATATAAGGATATAGGGGCATCTTACTACTATCTTACATTTTTATCGTGGGTAAGATAATAGGTAATACATTTGGCTATCAACGAAAACGAAAAATTAGTTATTTTCGTAGCCATTCGAGTAGATTTATATCTTTCGTTATTGTAAATAACGAAATAACCGCTTTTATCCTCAGAGTATTTAATAGGAGTACAATAGCCAAAGGCTTTATGCGTTGTACCCAAAATGATTTTTTGGGCTTGTTTTTCGGCTAACATTACTTTATTGTTAACCGATTCGTTTTCATCATTGTAGATCTTTTCTATTTCTATATATTGACAAAATACGCCATCTATATTTGCGAGAATTTCCTTGCAAATAGTTATAACCAATTCTTTATCCTTAGCCAAAGCGACTAAGGCAGGAATAATATCTTTTGGAACTTCAATGTTGTTCTCTTTAATAATTCCCATAACATCCTTTGAGCTACTAAACAATCTACACCAAGCTTTTACGGCGCCTGTTAGTGTTTCTGTTTCAGACTTTTTAACTGCTTTTTGCACTTTGTTTACATCATTTGCTTTCATGTTTAATTTCCCATACCCTTGGGACTTATAATGGCCTCTGGTGCGCCTGTTTGTTAATGTTGTTATCTTACAAGGGCAAATATACTGCATGTTTTGTTATCAAACAAATATTTTGCAATAAAAATTCAACGATTATATATAATAAAACTAATCAAATGTAAATGTATATTAAAATATTGGTTTATATCATTGATAATCAACAAGTTAAATACAAAATAAGCATTATTTTTTCGGCTCGCAGATCGTTTGCCGTTCCTGTTTCCCGTTCTTCGTGGATTGGGGGGGGGCTGGTCCAAAAAACGGCAGCCCGGCCGGGCCGATTTCGGGGAGGTGGTCCGTCCCGCCCCCCATATCCAATAAAAGGCAACCATCTCCCAATATGGTATCTTCTCAAACCCATTTAATAGATATAATTATAATTGTATTATATTTAGGGCGTAAATAAAAACATGAATAAGATTATGAGTTTAATGATAGAGTACATAGAAAAAGAAGGGGGGGGGGGAGTATTTTAACCCTCAGATAAGGAGGGGATATGTTTAGGCGCAGGACTTCTTCTTCCGGTAAGATCCACTACCGTATTAATATAGACAAGAGAATGTGTCTTAATCCTGTAGATATATATATTGATGGAGATACATATCAACGTGGTTTTAACGGATCTTATCTTGATATATATCGCGATAAGAAGATAAAAACTATAAGCATAAGAGGACAGGTAGAATATCTAAATCCGAAAAATGAGTACAATATTATTTTAGGCATAAGTGGAGGTATTATAAAAGGAACCCTTACGTATCAATATAATTCGGGTATGCATTGCGAGTTGGCTAATAAGGTGACATACGGGAATAGGATAACTAATTTTGTTCCTGTAACGGTGATAACCGATCCTGGGAAGATTATTAATTTCACTTACAGACCTGAATTAAAGACTCAGGTTTTAGATGAAAGTTATGTAACTTGGGATGGTGATTATGTATTAAACGGTAATTGTATAGTAACTGATCTTTGTTCGGGATGTGAATCTTATGCCTATGGGAAAGGTTCTCATGGTGACTATCGAGTAACGGTAAGGATAGTGTAGTACCAAGGGAAGGGGGTAGACCTCATCCCTCCGGGCTTCCCCTGTCCTCCCACCGCCTCCCGTTCTTTTTGGCTTTCTTCTGGTTTTATCCTCAAAATTTCATATCTTTGGGACAAAACTATAATCATGTTTAGAGACATACTTCATAAGCTTAAGATCTTCTTCTGCGACGATGACGTTGAGAAGATATATGTAAGGGACAGTACGGTTATCCGCAACAACGAGATCCATAGGATGTATAATGAGATACTGGACGAGTTAGGTGATTTGGCTACTGTCGTGTCAAGGAACTACGTATATGGTAAGATAAAGGACAGGACTGGATTAAGTATCCGTCATATCAGTAGGATAATAAACCATACTAAAGTTGAGGAGATATGATTAAGGATACGATGGAGCGGGATATAATAAATGAGATATCAGCGTTATTCGTGATGATATTCACGGCCGGGTTGATGTTTGTCATGCCGATGTTAGATATAGAGTGTGATGATATTACTATTATAATAGGATCAGGGATAATATTGTCTTTTATGTTAACCATAATACCGATCTTGCTTTCTTATGATATAAGGGATGAGATCATTGAGTTGATTGGGGATATGGATAGCCAGATCGTGGTAGACACATCGGTGTATAAAACGAACCTGCCCTAGGTAATTCCTAGGGCAGATATTAATATCAATTTGACTTCAAATACGATTCTATTCTATCAGCGGCCTCATTAGGCGTATGTCCATCCCATTCCCATGCCGTATCAAGTTCATGGATATTAAACAACTCCCAATACCGGTTCTCATAATGATTGGATATCTGTCCCGTTGGCAGTTCTGCCATTACGATAAACCACCCTCCGCCGAAGCATTCCTCTCCATCATAATGCTTATGTGATTTACAGACCTTTATATCGCCTTTAGCCAGCTCATTGAAGAAAGCGGCATTGTAAAGCATTCGATATCTATATAGTTCGTTAAATGTATGATACCCGTCGGATATATTACCCATCTCATCTTCATGTAAATATGTTTTCTCGAATATATCATGATTACAAGGATAAAACTCTCCATTTACCCCTTTTATGATATAATCACCTACATTGGCTTTCATAACACCTTCAAGGGTTTTTATACTGCAATCAATACAAGGAGGTATACCTCTATCCGCATCACCTTCACGAATAACTTCTATTTTAACGCTATCACCAGCGAAATCCTTGATCTCATCATTATTAAAGCCTTTCCATTTTACGGCTTCTATCGCAATTGGTTTCTTTACATATCTATTCATAATTTTACGATTTAATATATTATTATCTTTTGATATACCTTTCTATAAGATCTATGGATAATTTAGCGCCCAGCTCTTCCTCCAACAGGTTAAGGTAGTTCCGGTGCAGGCATCCGCCCCTCTCCACCTCCCTAAAGCCGGCCCCGTCCCGGATTCTGACCAGCCCTTTCCTTGGATCCATGTCGATCAGATCCCGAAGCTCGTTCATATTCTTGAACCGGTTCTCTATTACCTTAAATACATCGATCTTAGGTCTCTTATCCTTATCCTTGGACTTTATTTTAATTCTTCCACTCATATCAATTATCCAGTAACTTTACATGTAATATGATTCATATTATTATTACCGCAATAAGCGCACATAGATACGTAGGGAGAATATACTCTTCCACATACCGGACATCTCCATCCATACATAACAGGATTTGTTTGTTTGTCAATTTCTTTCAACCCATCATTAGTAGTGGTTGATGTATTTTTATTTTCCATATCATTTATTATTTACCTGTACTTCCAAATCCATTTACTCCTCTATCAGCCATTCCAAGATCTTCTAATGATTCCACCTCATCCCATACAATACGTTCCCGTCTACGGATAAGCAATTGAGCTACTCTATCTCCTTTAGAATAAGAAGGATCTCCATAACGATCTATACGTCTACATACTACCATAATCTCCCCTCTGTATCCTTCATCCACAGTACCCGGAGAGTTTTGGATAATTGTCTTAGTTTTTGTAATACTACTACGTGGACGTATTTCCATCTCATAATCCTCAGGCAATGCTACATGTACCCCAGTATGATATATGATTCTGCCGCTATCAAGCTCTATATTCTTTACAAATAGATCCATGCAAGCGTCCTCCTTATGTGCGTACTTAGGCAATATCGCTCCTTCTTCCAGCCATATCTTGACCTTACACGTATCTATACCATCAAGTAACTCAACTGCCTCTTTATAGCTCATAGGTTGCTCTGAGGCTAACGAAATGACTCTTGCCAATAAATCTTTAATCTTGCTCATCGTATCTTGTTTTTAAATTCTTTCCCTTTCGGGCATTGTAATTTACATTCCTCACCACAAGCGGAACAGTTGGGTCTCATTCCGGGCACCCCTCTTCCCCCGTACGGCCAGTAGGCATAATCGCAGACGCTCCAGAACGCCTCCATCGCCTTGATCTTGGCATCGACTGTTATCTTCTCCTTCACCTTTTTCATGCTTTTCCTGAACTCGTCTTTCATATCCTTCCCTTCTATCTGTCTGGCCTTACGTCTCTCGTTCCACCAATTGTAGTAGAATTTGTCTGCCATCTTATAAGCTTCGGGGTCAAATTTATCACGATGCAGGATAGGTGCGTCCTTGATCTTTCTCAAATTCCTGCCACAAACATAAGCAAGCCCGGCGTAAGGAGGTATGTCCTTAGGATCAACCAACCCATCCGGAACGCAATAGTAGAAGTAATTGGGGCGGCCGTACCTGACCCAGTCTCCGGTCTCGTACAGGGCTTGCTTCCGTGCCTCGAACCAGCCTTGCATTACTTGGTGCTTACCCTCTTTCTCGAAATCCTTGTTATAGTCAGCCAACGAGATCTTCACCTCAACCTCATAAGCGTACATAGATCTGGTTATAGCCAGATAATCGGACTCCCAGTTATATACATACAGGTTATTTATCACCCATTTAGGAGATACCAAGAACTTTCTGTTCAGGATATCCAATATCCCTCTTTCAGTGTACTCAGTACCTTTATTTGATTGCCGTGTTCCCATCTCCAGTAAGAGGATTATTCCTATATCCTACCGCCATTATAGCGTTACCTATCAACATTCTCAACTTATCCATATCTTTATCATGGAACGAGAAAGCGGTTAGGATATGGCCATTGGTCTTATCATAAGATTTTATCATCAACACAGCCACATACTCACCCATCATCTTACCATTCATGATATCAAGATCAATTATGCCGTGATCTATTAGATCAACCACATCCCATCCTAATGGCAGGTACTTTTTTATTTGATTAATGTCCATACCAAATATTATTTATAAAAAGGAGGGCCGTGCTACCCTCCTATGGATACACACGAAAAATAGAACTGAAAGCGATCTTAAGCACGTAGGATTTTATTAATTCCCGTAGGCTGTCTACCGGTTATCATTAACTACCGACCTACGGGAATATGTTTAAGAAAACACCATGTGGGGAGTGGGGGAATCGAACCCTTATCCACGCTACGATTAGGAATCGTAAATTCTATCCGTTAAATTAACTCCCCTTTAAGCGTCCTGATCCTCCCGGACAAGGACACTACATAAATCTAAACTCTAAACCTAATGACAAACATTATTAATCCAACTGTGGACCCGGCCGGACTTGAACCGACAACCTTCTGGTTATGAGCCAGTTGCTCTTACCAATTGAGCTACGGGTCCTAAATACACCACATCGTCTTTCACAAGAGGATGTGGATCGGAATTTCTCGAAAATTATATAGTAATATCATGAAACTATTGTCCAACATTCTAGCATATAGCACCAATCCTCGAACGGGAACGTCTCCACACCAGACCTACCCCATCCCGTCCCCCAACTGTTCTGTAGGACGAAGCCGGCCTTGTCCCAGCCGGTGAGGATAACGGCATGACCTCCCAAGTTCTGCCCTTGGCCTTGCCAGAATCGATTACCATAATTATAGCAATACAGACCTATAACCAGAGGCCCATTCAGCATCAAAGCCACCTTAGCTGATACCGGATCTATGATCCTAGCGTAACTGTTTATTTTCTCCCCATCTACGCCTATGTTCTTGATAGACTTGATAGCGTCACGAAGAACCATCCCGTCTTGATCCTTATCCTCTCTCAGATCATATATATCGTAGGGAGAGATCTTAGCCGGTCTTTTAATAGCCCTTATACTCTTTCTCCAGTTAAGTATCTCAGCTAAGCTTACAGCGGCGCAAATAGGAGAAGATCCTTGATCCACTACGCTATCAACGTCATTGACCTTATACTCATCAGGAACAGCTTCATGCTGCATGTTCATGATAGCGTCTCTGTCATCCACAGGGGATGGTATATATCCTAACCCGTAACTCATTTTTTATCCTTTTTATGGTAATCAATTATTTTGATATTAAACGTATCGGATCTTTGCCTAACCTGTATTGACCCTCTAGCCTTTCCCTTGGCGTCGTATAGGGCGGTGAAGCCAAAGTTATCGACCCGGCCGTCGTCCAGCGTAAACCGCCACTCCTTCCATTGGCCCATCACGGTCCCGGAAGACACTATAGAATCCACTACATAAGATATGTCAGTAGTATCATATTCCGTATAATAGGTTCTTGACGTACTGCATCCGACAACCGCTAAGGTAAATAACGTTAACAAGAAAAACAAGACCTTATTCACTTTTCTTAGATTTTTTACGTTTCTTAGATTTCTTCTTATCCTCCGCCTTATTCTCGACATTTACGTCAATACCGGCATCAGCGACCTCAGGGGCGTTATTTTCAGGTATATCAATATGACCTGAGTTAGGATCCATCTTATCCTCATCAACAACAACCTCATTAGGAACATCGATGTCTAAAATCTCTGCCTCCAGATACTTGATACGATCTGACATGATTTTATTCTGGTCCTCAAGTTCCTTATATCTTCTTCTAGCCTCATCGAGTAATTTAGATGATAGTTTATGTTTCTTCTCGATATCCATATAAGCCCGTTTAAGAGTTTCTTTCTCTTTTACCGACTCATTATATATCTCTCTTGATTTACTAAGCTCATTACCCATCTTAATTATAATAGAATCCTTTTGTTCTATATCCATATTAATGGAATCGGAAAGAGTTTCAAGATACCCTACTTTCTCTTCTAATTCCGTTATCTTCTTGCGGGAATCCTCATAATCTCTTTTTAATCTACTTGAATAGCTAATAGCCTCATCAAGATCCTGTTTTATAGTATTTATATAGCTACTCTTTACTATCTTCAATCCGAACATGTTCATTACTTTTATAAGTTCTAAAAATATCGGCTTTTATCTTGCCGACTATAATTAACTCAGCTATATGTTTGTCTTTCTCGACTATAGCCATATCCTTACGGACATTAGTGACCCTGATCATGATATTCCCGTTATTAGACGAGACGAACGGTGATCCTACCAAAGTAAGTCCCGTATCTCCGGTAAACGACGGCAGCATCATCAACACCCCTATGGTATTATCCGGGAACGACGCCCATACCCCTGTGTCTATATCAAGGACATCACCCTGTCCTAATGGGAAAGCATTACCCTGCTTGATAGGAATATCCTTACCCAACGAGTTCCATGCTTTCGAGAATCTTACGGAGTTAAGGAAGATCTTCCCATCTTCCTCCATCATCCCTACCATAGGGTCGCAATTCAATCTAACCTCGTTTTGTTTATCATCTGGCTTCTCCTCAAGCTCATCAAGGTCTCTGGCTGATGTAAACGACTTGCTTTCCAGAAGCTTTTTAATATCCTCAATACTGGCCATTATAATTTGATTATTAAATAAACGATCTTCAGTCCTAACTTCAAATCAGATGTCTTCTCGAACATCTCCCTAAGAGGTAAGATAGTAGCGTCAAGATCTGACGCTACCCATTCTCCATCCTTATAATACATATCCTTTTCCTCGGAATACGCTATACAAGATCGATGCCCTAGGTTCTTCATAACCGTATCTACCTTATTTTGGGTAGGCATCGAGACACGATTCACTTTAGTAGATATATTGAAATTACTCTCCATTAACTTTCTGTTTTTTAATTAGTTAATTAAAATGGAAGATCACTGTCGTCTCCAAAAGGAGGATATTGAGGAGGTTGTTGTTGACCTCCAAACAAAGGGGCTTGCGCTTGCTGCGGGGCCTGCTGGTATGATGGAGGAGGCGTTTGCGATGGAGCCTGCGTAGCGTATGACGGTGGGGGCGTTTGCGTTATAGCCTCACCAGCGTTGTTTTGGCTTGGAGACTGAACCGGTCTCACGCCATCCGCTTTAATACTTTGGATATATTTATTAAGTACCTGATAAGCGAAAGCGTCTTGGGTCGTATAATCAAACTTCTTATTCCCCATTATATCAGTACTCTCAACCCTGTCAGGCCATCCATTCTGCCCGTTCTTATAATATTGCTGGATAAGCTCGTCCTTACCGTCAGGAGTCTCCCTTGCGTATGAGATAAAGAAATTACCGGGAGCATATTGATCCCCTTTCTTAGCATGAGCAGGATTGATCACCACCTTACGTTTCAGGTCGATATTAGGCAAGTACCTTACCAGTGACTTAACGTAATTATTGATACCTCCTTTTTGAGTCATCAAAGGAACGTTTATAAAGTAATTACCATCCTCATCACTTATCTTTATGGATAAGTATTTGGCATTTATTCCATTGAACTCCACTTCTCGCACATTGATATCAGACAAATAACCTTCGATACCGTTCCAGAATACCCTCCAATAAGAAACGGCTCCGGTCTTCTCGTTTATATGCTCCTCGAAACCTTCCTTTGGTTCTCTTGATGACTGATATAATAATCCGCTACCACTTACTTTAAAGTAATGGTTATTACCACCTGATGAATTTTCTCTAACTCCCATTTTATGTATTTTTAAATATTAAACAATAACTGATGATGACAAGAAATACTCGTTCTTATTATCCTCCCCATAAATCTTATTGAAATGAGATTTATGATCATGCTCGATAACCACCCTATTACATGAGACGCTTTTTATAATACCAAGATATCTTCCACATAATACGTTACATATAATATCTTCACCATGATAAGACAAAGAAGCAAGTCTCTCCTTACATGATTTACCGGAAGACGGGTTCTCTGACATAATACCGCATCCTTTATCGGTAAATATCAACTTGCAATGATCGAACTCATTTACCTTAAGATTGTTTTGGAGGGCTTGGACGAGTAGATCCTTATCAAAGACATAGGTACTTGTTTTGACAAAATGCTCGTCCACGAACCTCCAATTTGGATAATTACCCTCAAAATGGGTCTCATACATATCCATATCAGGCGTAGAAAAATAAGTCTTAGTATCGTCCACTTTTATAGACAACATATCCGATGACTTATTGATATGCTTATCAAGCAATATCGAGGATTCGTTCGATACCGGTATAAACATCTTCTCTACCTTATCCTGATTAGGGACAAAATACCTGTAAATAGTATTTCTATCCGTACTTACTATATTAATATTAATATCATCAATATCAATAACCACATTCTCGATGCATGGATAAAAGTCATCTACCTCCGTATAATCGCTGGCTTTGTTAAGAGCCGAAACATAATCGCTCATCTTAACCTTAATTCCTCCATCAAGTATCTTATGTACCTGTGGGAATGTATTGATATCAAAAGCCGGACAACTATACTCACCAGAAGCGTAGTGGATCGTGATCTGATCTTTTCTATCCGAAAGCAGTATCGTAATCTCACAATTCTTCTGTTTTTTCATGAACTTAATAAAAGAGCTTGCCTCTACCAAGAAAGAGAAGTTAGAGTCAGCCTCTACCTCCAATCGCTCTATAACACATACCTTTGCATTTACGGAAGTGATATAAGCCAGATTATTGACAACATCTATCTTAAGATTCTTATAAAGGGAGTTGGGACCGGCATTCTTAACAACCGTCTCCAATTTGCCCAACTTCTCATTTAATGACTTCGACAAGCATCTTATAAGCATAACGAACAACTTTTTATTACATCGCAAATATAATCATAATTATATTAATACAAATACAATAAATACTTAATAGTATTAAAATAGTTTAAACTTACGTCTAATATACTCGGCTATAAGCGTAGCGTCACACATGCCGTCTTGTATCTTAGTAGGCTGTACTCCTTTTCCTGACCATGGTTTCACGAAAGAAACCAAAGGGAAAAGGCGCATGGCACATCGGATGGAGGTAGCCTTCGTGTCTAACTTCGCCGCCGTATACACCCGATCGGCTGTCGTATGAAGCTCCTTCTGCCAGGTCTTTGGTTGCACCTCCTCGAACATGAACCTAACATCCGGGTGAGATCCGTATCGCTCCATCATCTCCACCATCATAGCGAATAGGGCGTTCGGTTCCCGGCGTCTCCCGCCAAAGGTGAAGTTGCTGGCGGCCGAGCTGTTGTGGATGCTGTGGACGTCCTCGACGGCGATCGCCAGCGTCCCGCCTCCTTCTTCTTGGATCTTGTCAGCGGCATCGAGGAAGAAACTTGATATAGCCCTAAGATCTATATCTCCCTTAGCCGATATCCTTGGTGTCATAATTACCTTAACCTCCCCGTTCTCCGGGATCATAGACAATCCTCCGGTATCTATACCCGGATCTATTCCTATAACTGCATTCATATCAGGAACAATATTGAATTATTAATTTATCCTCAGTAATATCTTTAACCATATCACGCACATCATCCACAGATATACTGTTATATACGTCATATGAATCCATTATCCCATTAAATCTTGACATTACAAAAGATATGTAGCTCTCGTAGTAATCATCAATATTCATCATATTTAACTTATCAGATAACTTAGCCATCCTTAAGACAAGCTCTATATTGTCATTATTCGCTATATGATGAAAATTATTGACATAATCAATCGCACAATCTTTTGTGATGTTACATTTATCTGGACTTACATCAATTATTAAGCTAGCAATTATTCTATTCGAGTAATTCATGTATCTCTTGTTTACAGAATAGCATAATCCGTTATTTCTAAGATAATGAAACATAGAGAAATTATAATTGCCACACATCATAGATAACACGATAAACAATACACATAATTTCTTGAAATCACAATTATCCAATATAAACGACACATATAACTGTCTTGGGTTCTTCTTGTATTTATAAATACCATATTTAGGATCAGATACAGCAAATTCCTTAAGCTTATTACGATAAAATGAGTTGATATCAATAGTATTTGACAATTCTGTCATATCTAACACATGTTTATCCACGAAATCATCGCATCCATATAAATGAAATACTATCTCTGATTTATTTAATATCGCATCTCGACATAATGTAAGGTCATCTTCCTTTATTTTACCGACAGATCTTTTAGTACCTAATATATTTACAAAACAACGCTTATCTATTCCAGATAATTCTATAAGTCTATTATCATTAATCCATGATTCATCATTATCAATCTCGGTTAGTATAACATTCCTCTCGCTTTCTATAAAATCGCTGCTCATGTCTGGATTTACTATAGAATTATGAGCGAACTTAATACATTCATCAATATTGGCATCAGGTAATGCAAGTCCCTTGAATACAATTGATCTTTGATCGGTATACCCATTAAAATCAAAGAATAGCTTATCGCCAATGTTATCTTCACGTTTTATCGCTATATGCTCATAAAAATGAGGCAATCCTTTCCTTGACATTAATATAGATACAATATCAGGTATCTCAGCGCATACTGATCCAATAGGAATATTCATCCCGCTATCGTAATAAAAGCATCTACATCCTAGATCTTTTATCAGTCCTGTGTATATTCTCATATCTTGATCGTATATAATGAATGAAAATCCTCCGGTCTGAACACCTGTATTGAGTCATCCGGATACATACCTATATAATAACCGTAAAAAGCCCGTAGAATGCCGTTTTCTAGCCTTATATCCAATGCCTTTACCTTATTCCCGTCAACCATAACATCGACTTCATTGGTCTTATTGGATATCTTATCGAACCATTCAGGTACAGGATCAATACCGTACCTGAATGCGTTTACTGTTGATTTTATAGAGATATACGTACCCATGATCAGATAAGATTACAATCATCACGTTTAACAACCTTAAAATCTCCCTCTCTAAATAATAAAACTACGTCAGTTCTATTATACTTACACTTCTTGATATCCACCAAATGGTAAGAAGCCTCCCCTACGGCGGGGCGAACCGGTCTCAATACGGCTACGGCTATATCACCGCCAAGCTCAACCCCACCGGTTACACCTTGTAAGCACATGAATATATATCCCTCAAACTCATGTTTCTTGCCGATAAACTCGCTCATAGGAATACCTACAAATAGATAGGTCTTTACATCCTCTTTTTTTACCTCTATAGCGTTCTCAACACTAGAAGGTATTACGTCTACAAATTTTGCTCCGATAGCCATAACCTCAAATATTTAGTTTAGTTCTTAATTCTTGACACAATTCTTGATTGTCTCTCATAATACTTAACGTATTATCCACTCCATTGCCTACCCGGACATCCCCGTACCAGTACCATGATCCTTTACGGGTAAAGATACCGGTTTCCTCACATAACTTCAAAAGTTCAAGTTCCTTGTCAAACCCAACTCCATAATATAAGGCTGTCTCTGCTATTTGGAACGGAACGGCTGTCTTGTTCTTCAGCACCTTTATCCTAACCTCATGACCTACTGAAGATCCGTCCTCTCCTAATATAACCTTCTTTCTCGCCATCTCCATACGGATAGAGGCATAGAACTTAAGAGCGTTACCTCCGGTCGTTACCTTAGGATCGCCGTATATAACACCGATCTTCTCCCGATACTGATTGATGAATACCAGAACACAGTCGCTTTTGTTTACGATTCCTGTAAGAACTCTCATAGCCTTTGACATCAATCGAGCTTGCAATCCCATGTTACTATCCTCCATATCACCCTCGATCTCCTTCTTCGGGACTAGATTTGCCACGGAATCCACGACAATAAATCCTACCCTGCCGGACTCCACCAGCTTGGCCGTGATGTCAATAGCCAGCTCACCGTAGCTTGGCTGGGAGATCAAAAACCGGTTTATATCCAACCCCATTTTCCTAGCGTACTCAATATCGAAAGCGTTCTCCACGTCTATTATAGCTACTAGCTTATCTGGATGTTTTTTCTGGAACTCGATCATACTTAACGTACACATCATAGTCTTGCCACAAGATTCCATCCCGACCAGCTCATGAATCCGGCCTACCGCCCATCCGCCGCCGAGAGCCTTATCCACCACCAGCGATCCGGTGCTTTCCCTTGGTATGGATATTATAGGCTTATCATCGCCGAAGTTCATTATCGAGCCTTCTCCAAGCTCTTTATTTAAAGATGATACTAATTCATCTACGTCTGAAAAAAGTTCTTTCTTAGCCATTATAATCCAAATTCCTCAAAGTTAAATAAATCCTGTTGCTTCTTTATCATATCCTTACCGATGTCAGATATCTTTTCCGGATTCAAAACACCATCATTCTCATCCACCTTATCTATGAAGTCAGATATCTTATCGCTTAGCAGTACCATATCTTCCTTAGGCACTGATTTTAGATAAAGACCGTCTATTGACCTACATCTTGAAAGAGCGGTATATATCTGTCCTATCTCGAAGGCTCTACTAATGTCTACAAATATATTATCTAAAGTCATTCCCTGGGATTTATGGACAGTTATGGCGTATCCTAACCTCAATGGATATTGTATTATATAGCCGCAAGAAATACCTTCAAGGGAATCGTCTACCTGCTTATACTTCATCTTCTCCCACTTCTCTTTGGTTATCTCCACCTCAGTATCGTTATCTAGATGAACATATATCGTCTCATCAACAGTATCTATGCTGGTTATGATACCCATCGAGCCATTGACATATCCATTGCCGTTTCTGGTTATTATGACCTTAGCTCCTACCTTTACTATAAGCTCATCCTCACAGGGCGCTACAGGCTTCTCCCCGAATACAGTAGCATCGAACTTAAATACCTTATTATTGATCTTATCAAGATTAGTCTTATTTATCTCATACGCCTCTTTGTTAGTTGAGCATATAATTATAGTATTATCCATATTATCCGGACACTTGACCCTACTATCCAATATCTGTCTTGACTCATCGGTAATAACACCACATCTTATATCCTCAAGTACGGAAAGAAGCTGAGGATCTTTTTGACGGAACACGTTCTCGAAGGTAATGACCGAGAATCCTGACGCTCTTAATGCCTTTGATGAGAAAAAGAACCGGCTCTCATAATATTTGTCGATAAAATCATCCTCCGTCACCACAGGCGGTAGTTGTGATAGATCTCCAAACATAATCAACCTAACGCCACCGAAAGGTTCCTTGCTACGCCTGCATTGTCTAAGTATGTCAGCCACCTCATCAAGCAAATCAGGTCTTACCATACTGATCTCGTCAATGACAATAGTATCAAGATTCTTGATCTTCTTCTTCATAAACGGACTTACATCCACCTTATTCGACAACATACCTCTCTCGATAGAAGGGATATAAGGATCGTTCTTTATAGAGAAGAACGAATGAATGGTCTGTCCACTGGCATTCAACGCCGCTACTCCAGTCGGTGCTACGATAACGCACTTACCCAAGAACTTTACGATACGTCTCATAAACGTACTTTTACCACTACCAGCTCTACCGGTAATGAACAGATTCTCCCTAGTGGTGAAAATCTTCTTCAAGGCACGACCCTGCTCCACGTTTTTATCCACCGTCATAATATGACGAAGGAGGTCGTTTTCATTTCTAAAATCCTCTTTTACCATATCTTTTTAAGTTTATGGTACAAAGATACGAATAGTTATAATTAACTAATTGAAATAAATGTAAATAATATATAAATATTAAATTTTGTATCTGATACTCAAATCATCCAGCCTTACTCATCTCAACCCCTTTTACCCCTAAGAAAACGTCTTTTATAAAATATTCGGCGATAATTATATGCATTATCGTTCCTCTGTATGATAGTCTTAGGTGTCCGATAGTTACGTTTTTCCTGTCTTTGGTATTGACTATTCCATTGTTTTTCTTTACCTCATCATATAAATCGGATATAGTCTTACAGCACATACTAAGAACTTCTTTTATCATCCGATATACCGTTCTTTGGGATATTAGCATCATACCTTCTTTTGATAACTTTATATTCAATCTATCCATAAGATATGACACATTGAATTTGATAGTTCTTTTTTTAGTTACCTTATATATCTTATTTATATTTCTGTTTCTAGCTGAGAATATTATTTTTGATAACATCTTGACTCTATTTAATTTACGACTTTTGTTAGCCATCCTTCTTCTGGTATTCGAATCAAGATTTTTATCAAGGCAGGTATATACAGATTCTCCTTTCTTTACAAACATATCCTTTATCCTTGGGGTCTTACTAGCCTTATGCTTGTATTTTATGATATCCGATAAAGCTATCATAATCTCTCCTTCAGCCCAAGCCTTTAAGCTTATAAGCTGGTAGTTCATATCCTCATGAGAATCCCTTAATACATGTCGGTAGCAGAAATAAGCGCATCCATCCGATAGGATATCAATAAAATCATTGGTGTTAATCTCTATCTGATCTCTGTTTCCATCTTGCATCCTTTTTCTTAGAAACACATGTTTGGATACGTTTATGATAATAAGATATATCATTGCCATCTTACATTCATCGCTGATCTGGATTCCCGATCCATGATACTCCTCATGTTTCAATGAATATTTTATGGCTGTCACTTTCTTGCCTTCCTTATTGGTAACAGGCTTAAAATCAACTGGACATATAAGTGATCCGGCTGGAAGTTTTACACATCCTAGCTCATCTTTCTTGGTCTGAATATTACGTGGAATATATCTTTCGGTAAGAATCTTATCGAAATTTGATTTCATTATATGTAAAAATCTTATCTTTGTTTCCATATGATATTTTTTTTTGCTGCGAATATACGAGTTTCGTAAATACGAAACAAGTTATTCGGATGGATGGGTGGCCTGTGAAGGTCGCCCATTTGTTGTTTATACGAAATTGTCGTAATAAAATGGGAGGGGTAAATATCTGTGTTTCTGTATGATCATTTTTGACATCATACTTGTTACGCGCGCATTAATAGGTATAATTATTAATTATAATTAACTATATTAATATATCCTACTTCCTAATCCTCCATGTTTTGTGTAGGGTATATCATGAAGTCAAATGTCTATATAGCTAATTAATATTTTTACTGCCAAGGTGTAGTGCCGTCAGGCAGGACACCGCAGGCTTATAATAACAATGCCATATGATGTTACCGGAGTCCGGGACCCGGAAGGGGATCGGGCGGAGCAGAAGCCAAAGGAGAAAAGGTGAGGTCTTGTGCGGTCGCTCACGCTCCGGCCGCCCGTATCCTCTACGGCAGGCTCCATCGCCCCAAGACTTCCCATTTCCTTTGGATTTATATCCCATAGCACGGCAGGAAGGCATCCAAAGGGAAAAGGTGAGGTCTTGTGCGGTCGCTC